AGTATTCCTCCTTATCTTTCAGTATATTAGAAAAAACGGGCGTCCAAAGGACACCCTTTCCGTGAAATCAATATAAGCTACTAACGGGATTCGAACCCGTGACCTCCGCCTTACCAAGGCAAAATTATAGTTTTTCTTAAATCCTTGAAAATCCTTGAAAATATAGCATTTATAAGGGTTTCAGTCATTTCTCTATTTCCCGTTTTGTCCCATTTTGTGTTATATTTTATTATGTTTTACCATCTTATTTGTGGTAGAATTGTGGTAGAAAATTATAAATATAATTAGTTACCACAATTTAGTTATTGTTTAATTAATGAGTGTCTGATATAATTCAATATATCATAATAAAATAGTAAAGTAAATATACAAGGAAGTGTTTTATTTGAAGAGAAGAAAAAATGGTGAAGGCACATGGGGCAAAAAAAATATTAAAAATGTAGAATATGTTTTTTATAGAAATGCCGATGGTAAATATTTTTATGGCAGAACTGATAAAGAAGTTAAGCAAAAAATCAAAAAAGACGAGGAAAATAAAAAGTCAATTGATAATCATGAATTGTTCTATGATTATGTTTTTAAACATCTACAAACAAGAATTTCCAACTTAGAATCTACAACATTTGACGGCTATGAAGATGCGATTAATTCTATGCTTAAAAATAATACAGTCGGAAATCTAACAATGGATATTATTAATGAAGATATTCTAAGACGATATATTATTGAATTAAGTAAGAAATATTCAAGAGCCTCTATTGAAAAATTATATAAGGTACTAAATCCAGCCTTAAATTATGCTGTCGAACATAAACATATAAAAGAAAATTATTTGAAATATGTAAAAATTCCTTCCGAATCTAATGTAGCTGTCAAGGTAAAAAAAGTTCCATTTATTACAGAAAGCGATTTAATAAAATTATATAATGAGAGTAAAAGAATTAATACAAAAGGATTTAACTGGGGTGGAAAAATTGGACAACCTACTTATGGTTCAAATGCACAAGCAGTTGTACTAATTGGTTATACAGGTCTACGAATTTCGGAATTAAGAGGATTAAAATGGGAAGATGTTGATATAAAAAATAAAACAATTGAAATTAAAAATGCAATTGTACGAGTTAAAAATAGAGATGAAGGAAACTTGACTACAAAATATACAATGAAAGAAAAAAAACCTAAAACAGAATCGAGTCATAGAATAATTCCTCTGTCTGATGTAGCTATTGAAATGATAAACTTTTTTGGAAATATGTTTCCTAATCATAAACCAAACGATCTTGTTGTTCGTAATATAAATGGTAATTCTCCTAGTTCATCAAATGTGCAAAAAACATTAGATGCTATGCTTGTTAGGTCTGGCTGCTCTATTCAACATTGTGGCTTGCATGGATTAAGACATGGGTTTGGAAGTATATTATTAACAAACGGCGTTGATATTAAAATTGTTTCAAAATTATTGGGACATAAAAAAATATCTACCACATATGATATTTATATTGATTTTACACAAGAACAAGTTAATAATGAAATAATGTCTGTACTAAACAAATAAGAGAGGAATACCCTCTCTTATTTATAAATTATAATTCAATTTTTGTTCTGATGTGATTCATAATATATTTTTCAAATTCTTCTTCAGGAATAAGAATTTTCTTTCCAATTACAATTTTAGGAAACCCTTTTTGATTAATTAATTTATATGTATTGTTTCTTCCCATATGTAGTTTTTCTTGTATATCTTTTACTGTTAATAATTTTTCCATAATGATTTTCCATTCATTTTATTTATTACCAGTAGAGCCAATGCCACCACGGTTTGCGGAGTTAAAATCAGCATATTCAACAAACTTAAATTTTCTTGGTGTTTTGCAAATTTCAAACTGACAAATTCTATCATTTTTATGAATAATTGTATCTCTAAGTGCTATAACAGGATATAACCATTCATCTTTTGATCCTCTGTAACTCCAATCAATTATACCAACTGAATTAGCCTGAATAATTCCAAAGTTTTTGAATGTTGAACTCCTTGGATATATTTTTGCCATATAACCATTTGGTAGCTGCATCGCTATTCCAAGATGAATTAATTTGAAATCTCCTGCTTTAATCTCAATATCTTCTGCTGAACGTAAATCAATCAAATCTCCCTTTGATATTTTTTTAATTGGCTCAATATCTGTAAAATATTTAATATTAATTTTTTTCATTTATAATACTCCTTTAAATATATTTCTGTAAAAAATTTATTAGTTCATCTATAGAACTTTTCTTGTTTGTTTCATGAATTACTAACTCAACACCCTGAGAAAAATCTAATGAAAGCAATCCCATTATGCTGTTTGCATCAACATTATATCTTCCACGTTTGGCATCTACTTCAAGTCCAAGTTCAGTTATTTTTTTGTTAATCAATATTACGTCTTCTGTTTTATTTGTTTTAATTACTATCGACATTTTTAACCATCCTTTTTTAATTCGTTTTTTAAATATGCAAGATACTCTCTCCATTTATTAATTGAATAAATATACTCTTTACCCTTTAAGCACTTTTTCTTCATATCAGCTTTTATATCTTCATATGTATTCTTTTTTGTTACTAACGATTTAATAAAGTTATTAGTGATTATTCCTATACTTAATCGCTCGTTTTCAGGTATATTTGCTAATATTTCTTTATAAAGCTGTAAATCTTCGTCTGGTATTTTATAATCCTTATTTCGTGGTAAATTCTTTGATGAAAATGGGCTTATACCAGCCCCACTTGTCTTAGGTTTTAGTAAGGGAATAATTTTGTCAGAATTAATATATTTGAAGCAAAACAATATTTCTGAATCAGTTTCTTCTATATTAAATATATTATCAGGAAATGATTCATTAATTATTTTTAGGATATTATGTGCTCGCCCAATAGAAGGTATATAAGCCTGTAATATTCCATTTCCTACATAATATATACGTATTTTATTTTGACAGGAAATATAGCAATCTATATCTTCATAACTTCCATCAAGTTTTCGTGGAAAATCATTTGTATTAAGATCATATTCACATAATATACGATACTGTCCCTTGAATTTATCTGTTAAGTATGACGTGTTTATCACCCTCTTTCTTTAGCTGCAATATAAAACTACTTTATTTTGAGCGAGAGATTGCTTAACATCAATACATCTTTGGTTTTTTGAACCCCTCCACTTGAGCGTTATATCTCTTTGCTCATCTATATATTCTCCGTCAACTACAACATCACATAATTTAATGATTTCTCTACGTTTAAAATTATTTAATCCTTTTTGAGATAGACATGATGATTGTCCTTGAAAGATTTCTGAATAAGAATATCCCGTATATAGCCAAATTGTTTTCTCAGGGAAGGAAATACGGATTTCTTTGGAATTTTCATCTTCTAAAACCCTTGTTTTTCCTATGTTTTCTGAATTAGGATTTTGAGAAATTGAATATTTTTCTCGAATTTCCTTGATTAAAGACAAAACATCATACAAATTTTGTTCTGCAAGTGGTTCACCACCTAATATGGAAATTCGTCTGATATATGGTCGATCAATCAATTCCATAAATTTATTTTTTGTTTCCTCTGTCCACTCTTTTCCACCATTAAAATCCCATGTTTCAGAATTGAAACAATTGAAACAATGCCTGGCACATCCTTGAACGAAGAGGGAGACTCCAACTCCCTCACCGTTAGAAATGTCCATAGACCGAATTTGTGCATACCTCATAATCAACCCTCCACAAGTTCAAATCTATATTTTTGTGTAGTGTTAGGATATTTTTCTTTATCAACCTCACTCATAAACATTTCAAGAGGATGATTCCAAATATGTCCTTCATAGTCATAAACAACCGTCACCTCTTCAGTTTCTGTATGTCTTGAAATTCCAATAATCGTAACAATTTTACCAATTTTAAAGTGTTTGTATTTTTGTCCTACTGTTGGTAATGGTCTATCAAACTTAAAATAATTATTGGTCTGTTTAAAATATTGAGTACAATATGCTAAATCACAATTTTCATAATTTAATGGGTTATCATCTTCCCATTCTCCAATATCAGCAGATTCAATATGCAACTGCTGGCAAAACATATCTAATCTATCTGTAATAGATACTTTAATTTCTTCTTTATTGCAGTCATCAGATGGATCAACTAAATATCCACTTATTCTAAAAATCTGTGCCATTATAAATCCTCCGCTATATCTGTCATATGGACATATCTCTCCTTAATTTCCTGAGTACGTCCTTTCCCCCAGTAATTAGTTCCAATATATCCACAGGTTCTTCTGGCTACATTCATCTTGTCTTTATCTCTATTGTGGCAATTTGGACATTCCCAAATAAGTTCGCCACCTTCATCAATAATTTTAATTTCACCGTCATAACCACAAATCTGACAGTAATCAGATTTTGTATTTTCTTCTGCATACATGATATGGTCGTAGATGAATTTATTCATTTCTAAAATAGCATCTACATTATTTACTAATCCATCTGTCTCAACATAAGATATCGCACCTCCAAGCGATAATGCCTGAAATTCTGATTCTTTAGCAAGTTTATCAAATGCATTAATTGGTTCTTTTACAAATGTATGATAACTGTTTGTGATATAATTTCTATCTGTAATTCCTTCAATAATTCCAAAACGTTTCTGTAGACACTTCGCAAATTTATACGTTGTGTTTTCGATTGGAGATCCGTAAATTGAAAATCCAATATAATGCTCTTTATTCCATTGATCGCACTTGTCGTTCATAAACTGCATTACTTTGATACCAAAATCGTGACCTTCCTGTGAATCAATATGTGATTTACCAGTCATATATTTTACACATTCATATAACCCTGCATATCCAAGAGAAATACTTGCATATCCATTATGAAGTAACTTATCAATCTTTTCACCTTTTTTAAGTCTTGCAAATGCTCCATATTGCCATAATAAAGGTGCGACATCAGATAATGTTCCTTCTAATCGTTTATGTCTGCAAAGTAATGCTTTATGACATAATTCTGTTCTCTGTTCCATTAAATCCCAAAATTTTTCATAATCACCTTCAGATGATAACGCTACATCCACAAGATTTAATGTGACAACGCCCTGGTTTAGTCTTCCATAAAATTTATAATTACCATTTTCATCTTTATAAGGTGAAAGGAAACTACGACAGCCCATACATGGAAAACAGTTACCCTCTTTATATTTCTTCATAATTTTCTCTGAAATATAATCAGGGTTCATCCTCTTTGCAGTACATTTAGCTGCAAGTTTTGTTAAATACCAATAAGGGGAATTTTCATTAATATTATCTTCTTCTAAGACATAGAGAAGCTTTGGAAATGCCTGTGTGACATATACGCCAACTTCATTTTTAAGACCAAGTAATCTCTGATTAAGAAACTCTTCAATAATCATTGCAAGTTCTTTCTTATACTCTGTAGTCTCTCCAAGATACATGAATACACTTAAAAAAGGAGACTGTCCATTTGAGTTAGACATAGAATTGCACTGATAGTTAAAAGTCTGAACACCATCTGCTACTTCTTTTTTGGTATCAGATTCTGCATACCTCTTACAATCTTCATCAGAAAATCCCCATAACTTATATTTATCATAGTATTTGTTGTAACTATCTCTTACAAATGGTGCTAAATGTGTAAGAGTAATTGTAGCTCCTCCATACTGAAGTGACGTAACACCAAGAATAATCTGAGTAGCAATTGTACAAGCAGTAATAAATTTATGTGGTTTTTCAATCATTACCTTATTAATACAAGTACCATTCTGCAACATATCTTCGAGATTAATAAGTGAGCAGTTACTCATCGCATTCATACCAAAATAGTCAATATCGTGGAAATGAATAATACCTTCATCGTGTGCTTGTACAACTTCTGGTGGAAGTAAAAATCTACGAGAAATATCTTTACTAACAATTCCTGCCATATAATCACGCTGAGTATTTAATATTTTTGAGTTCTTATTGGAATTTTCAGTATTCCAATATTCGCTTTCACCATCTAACAGTTCATCAATCTCGGAATCTGTTGTATTCTCATTTTCTCTCTGAAACTCACGAATACTTCTATATCCTTCATACGCTTTTGCAGTAAGTCTCTGCTTTTTGGTGATTAATTTATCATAAACCATTGATTCAATATCAGAGATACTTACTTCCTCTTTATCCTTACACTCATTTTCGATTTCATCTGCAATGTCTTCAGCAATCTTTGGTTTTACAATGCCTGAACCATTTTTCATTGCTTTAAAAATTGCTGCTGAAATTTTTGATTTATCAAAATCAACTTCTGTACAATCTCTTTTAATTACTTTCAAATTTTATCTCCTTTCTTTCACAAGAAATCAACCTTTCATTGGTTTTTTCATCTCTTAAAACCCTTGTTTTATAGGGGTTTTCGAGTTTTAATTTTGTTAAACAATTACCTACGTCCATCCAATTACGACATCTAATGCCTTGCCAGTTTTTATTCCATTCATAATCATCACCAAAGCAAATATTGAGAATTGCATTACTTGTTACCAAATTTTGCATAGAATCATCTATAAAAATTCCATCTTGCATATTTATATGAGACTTATCTTTATATTCCTTAAGATTTACTCCTATAAAATTACAATATGGCAAATGTTTATTTATCCATAATTCTTTCGCAGTTAAATTTGGTGAATAACCAGATGAGACAATAGTTATTTCGTAAATATTTTTTAGATCGTCTAACACTTTTTCTGCCCAACTCATATATTCAACTTTATCGAAGAATCTTTGTTGGTTAAAATAACTATTTATGTATTCTGTATTAGCACACTTTAGTTCTTTAAAATCCCATGTTTCAATTTCCCACCATTTTTTTGGCTCAAATTTCTTATAGTATTTAAAGTCTTCATTGTATAATTCAGTAATACATTTAATTGTATTAACTATAACGCCATCAAGCTAATCATAGTCGATATATAATTTATTTATTCGACTCAATTAATCACCTGCTTTTCTTATTTTTTATATTTCTTGTTTGATTTTCTTGAGAAAAAATCCTCTTTTAGATTTACAATATGACCATCATTTATTATTACCCTTGTATTTTTATATTTTAGTAAATCAATACAATCTTGAATGGTAATATTGTCTAACTCAATATAATTGCTATAATCCATATTTCTCCTTTCTGATTTTAATATTCCTTACATTGTAAAGTTTTGTATATACAACTATCATCCATATTGGCAATAGTTTTAGTTGTACAAATACCTTCAATAATATATTCTCTATTTTCAGCCGTTACAGTTAAGTAGCAATCATCTTTTTTAAGAAGTTCTTTTGCTAATTGATGTGTTGTAATTAAAATTATTAATCATCCCTTTCATTCATTTTTTTATATAAAGATATAATTTTCTCTATAACTTCATATAGATCATTTTCATCATTGTTGTATACAATTTTGTCAGCTAAAATATCAGCATTTTTAAAATCTATATTGTCGCTATTAATTCTTCGTTCTATTTCATCTTTATTATCATCTTTTCGATAAAATAATCTTCTTTTTTTAATCGTACTTAGATTTGAATATACATAAATAATTTTCATATCTATTTCAGGTAAATTTTTTCTTATATCTTCAACACCTGAAGGTGTTAAAATAATAATGCTTGATTTATCTGAGTTAATTAAATCTTCTTTGGCAGAACCATATTTCCAAATACCTTTATTAGTGTTATACTCTTTATATTCTGCAAAAAATCCTTCTTTAATCTTTTCATTGAACTCCTCATCTGTAATATAATGATATGTTTTACCTTCTTCTTCGTCCTTTCGCATAGGACGAGTGGTATATGTAATTATAGGATTAAATCCATACTCTTTAATCATTTTTTCACATAAGGTTGTTTTTCCTGATGCGGTTTTTCCAATTATAACTAACATTATCTTCTCCTAACTATTTATTTGTAAAAATCATGACCTACTTTATCGGTAAATATGTATACACAATTATGTGATGCCCATGAATTACCATGTGTTGAATCAAAAAATAGAGCACCATTTGTTGTATCTCCATGAGCATAAACATATTCACAAGCTTTAATTGTTTCTTCAGTAATTTCAACTTGATAAGCTCGTCCATCGGCTAAACAAGCAAATTGAGTTGGAATTAATATATCTTCAATACTTCCCCATTGAGCATTAATACGATTAAAAATAACTGAAACCACATTACATTTTTCATTAAAATATCCAGTTCCTGTAACTTCTGCTTCAACAACACGATACAATAATTTTAGTTCTAATTCTGAGAATGAATCATATATATTTGGTTTAACCTGTATTTGTTCTTCTTGTATTTTTTCTTCAAATATTTCTTTATCTTCAACTACTGATTCATATTTATATTCAGGGAAATTTACAAGATAAACGCTGCATATATTTAAATCATTACTTTCAATTATTGCTTGATTATTATTTTTGGTATTATTTTTATAAAAAATAACAACATAATAAACAATAATTACAAAAACAATAGATAAAATTTTAACCAATTTTTTTAACATATAAGCCTCCTATATCTTTTATCTTTATAAAGATATATTCTCTTATTTTTCAAAGAATTTTTTTAAAAACTCTTCTTCTGTTATAATTGGGATATTAAGCGATTTTGCTTTCTGATTTTTAGAACTTGTTGAGTTGATATCATTGTTAATAAGATAAGATGTTTTAGAACTTACAGAGCCTACGACTGTACCGCCATGAGCAACTATATCAGCTTTTAACTCGTCACGATTTTTATAATGATTAACTGAACCAGTTACGACAAATGTTTTTCCTTGTAATGTTTTTGGGATTTCATCTAATACAATTTTAGGTTTTTCAAATATAAATTCATTTGACAGCTCAATAATTTTACTTCCATTCTTATTCCAATATCCAATAATAGAACTACCAAGTGCATTACCTATTCCATTGATATGAGTAAATGCATCTTTACCACTACTCATTAAAGCTTCAACAAAGGCATCAAAACTTTGATTACATACATTTGCAATATCTTCACTTGCTGACTTGCCGAGTAATGGGATTGATAAACTATAAAGGAAACGCTGAAGATTTGTATTACGAGACTTTTCAATAGAGGTAAGAAGCTTATCTACTGATTTCTTACCGAATCCGTCCAAAGTTTTCATCTGATTTTTGTGGACTGACAAGTAATAAATATCCTTAATGGAATTTAACCAACCAAGATTAATGAATTTCTCAATGGTAGATTCTGAAAGACCATCAATGTTAAGTGCTAACTTTGATACTGCATGTGTAAGTTTGCCAAGTAATCTACCCTTACAATTATTATTGGTGCAGTAAAGAACTTCTGAATCATTATCCTTGACAATTTTTGTTGTATGATTACAAATAGGACATTTATTAGGAATATGGATATACATCTTTTTACTATCATTATCTTGTTCTGCCCATCTTATCTGAGGTATTATGAGATTTGCCTTAAACACGCCAATATGCTGACCAATCCAAGGCTTATCCATAATTTCTTTCATTACTGAAATATTATGAAGTGATGCTCTTTCTACAGTTGTTCCATCAATTTCTACTGGCTTAAATACTGCCGTAGGACAAAGACTTCCTGTTTTACCCATTGTCCATTCAATGTCTACTAACTCTGTTTCTACTGAATCATTAAATATTTTGTAAGCGATCCCATTTCTGAAATGGTGACTTGTATTACCAAGTAATTTACCATAAGCAATATCATCAAACTTAAATACAACACCATCTTGAGGTAACTTATTATTATCAGCAATATTAAAAATAAGACGTAGGCATGTATCAATTGCTAAATTGTCATCATGCAAATTATTATCTTTTTTTACTTCACTCAGCAAAACATTTGGAACTATTTCAAATCCCAAGTCAGCAGCTTCAAATAATTGTTTTTGAAATTCATTAATATCAGAACCTTCAACCACTTCCCAAGCATACCAAGATAGTGTTCTATCTTTTACAACCGATGTATCAAGACTTGATAATGTACCTGCCGCTAAATTACGGCTATTCTTATATTCACCGTTTTTGTTTATCTCGGTAAAATCATCTAATTTAATTAATGCTTCACCATCAATTATATAAGTTCCTTCCTTATTAATATGTAATGGAACGTTGCTGAATTGCTTAACATGTTCTGTCACATCAGATCCAACTACACCATTTCCTCTGGATTCTGCTAAAATTAAATCACCATCTTTATATGTCAGACGTACTGTTAATCCATCTAATTTTACAGAGGCTACAAGATTATGGTTATTTGCAAACTTAATAATTTCTTCTACACTATGACACTTTTCGAGAGAAAGCATTGGTGTTTTATGTGTCACCTCTTTGATACTATCTAATACTGTTGCACCAACATTCTGTGTTGGACTATTAGATAATATAACGCCAGTCTCTTCTTCCCACTGTCTAAGTTCTTCTAACTTTTGGTCAAACTCAGCATCACTCATAATAGGTTGTCCAGAATTATAATATTCGTAAGATGCTTTATTAAGCTCTCTTACTCTTGCTGCTATATCGAATTTATCCATTAGCATTCTCCTTTCCGCAATACTCTTTCCTATTCAAACGTTCATTTTTATAAATCCAATGGTATCCCGCTGCTGTTTTTGTGCAATCTTTTAACGCTATAAGAATAGAATTTTTACTTTTTAATTCTACTTGTCTTGTAGCTTCTCTTATTGATATATATTCCTTATTATTTTCTACTGAAATAACTGGTTTATTTGTTTTACAGTTTGTTTTCATTTTATTTATTGATTTTTCTGTATGTTTTTTGTTAAACCAAGGATGATTTTCTTTAATTTTATATCTTTCTTTTAGAATATTAGACATTTTTTCTTTAACTTCCTGATTATATTTATATCCTAATGTAGTCTTTAAACCACCTTCAGAAACATTGTATCCAAATTTAGGATTTTGCAAATTCCACCTCTTTATATATTCTTTTTCAATATTACAAGCTTCTCTTTCAGTTAAATTTTCATATATAATTTCATGCAAGAATCCATTGTCCCATCCATATTTATCTATATCCTCTCTAAATTTTATATTTCTATATCCTTTACCATGCAACCATCTAATCTCTGGTACTTGTGAAGTTATTCCAACATATTTTTTATTATTATAAATACAAGTATGAACATATACACAAAATTTGTTTGTTGAATTATCAAGATTTTGTTTCTTTTCTTTTATAGATGTATCCCAAAACAAATTATCTGCATTATCATTATATTTATTACCATCTTTATGTTTTATGGTATGATTAAAACTATCTGTTTGACAATATTCCATTGCAACTAATCTACTTACATATGAAGATGTTCTTGTCCCATTGTCCTTAGTTAAATATACAACATATCCATATTTTGTTTTAGTTTTAGATAAAATCTTGTTTGTTCTTAAACTAACAACATCTCCATATTTTGTTATATAATAATTACTTAAATCTTTTAATATAAAACATCACCCCTTCTCATTATATAATTTATATATAATCTATTTGGATCTCTAATATTAATCACCTCCTATGAAATGAACATTTACTGTCTCTTTGGTTTTCTACCACAAGACTTTTTTTCTTCACAATATCCTAATTTTTCACATTTAGGTTTGCACGTCATATCAATCAATGTTTTCCATTCATCAGAATATTCTCTTAAAGCTTCAAGATAATCTTTCATCAATTCATTTCTATATTCCCAATATGCCCTCGAACAAGATCTTTGTGCGGTCATATCTACTATGTTTCTGAAATTACGTTTATCAACCATATTACTGCTATATGCTAATGGCAAACACATTGTTGCATCTTCAACAGGAATTCCATTTTCAATAAACCATTGAATTTTTGAATTTACATATCTCATAAAACTGTGCCATTCTAATTCGGTTTCTTGTTTTTTCTTTACTGATGGTGGAGTTGTATATTCAAAACCTTCTCCTTTAGAATAATCAATATAACGTGTTGAACCTTGTAAGCGTGTTGGCAAGCAACCTATATGTGTGTACCATTCCCTCAGAACTTTTGCAGAATATCCGTCAATAATTGCATAAACATCTGGAAACTCCCATGTTCTTCCATGTACACTTTCAATACAATCTAAGCCACGCTTATAATTCTTTTCTTGATTAGATGTATCAGCACCCAAACATACACCTGCATAAAATCCAATCATTGTAATTGGTGTTTTTGTAGTATCATTTGTAATAATAACTGTTCCCATTTAACCTCCTATTTTAATCAACGTAATCTGTGAATTCTTTGCCGCAACATAGACATTTAATTGTCTGACATTCTATAATTCCACTTGGCAAAAATTTATATACAAACTGTTCACCTGCTGTTGCACGAGTTATACATCCCTGTTTTCTGTGATTCTCTGCCCAATTATCTATCCTCTTACTTGTTTCAAATTTCAAATCTTAATCCTCCTATTTATCAAATCCCAATGAAAGTCCAATTTACTTGGAAATTTCATCTCAAATTTCGCCTTATTTTCAAGGCTTTTCTGACTTGAATGACCAGCAATAATCAACAAATCTGTCAAAACTCATCATTATTTGGTCATAAACATCAATCTTAATATCGTCTGCTCGTCCAGTCCAAGGTGATAAAATTATTTCATATTCACACTTAGACCAAAAATAATACATCACTTTTCTTTTTAATTTTTCAGAGAAATTATTCTTATCTATCTTCTCTTTTAAAAGCACATCAACTTCTTTTTTTAAACTTCCATGATTGAATATATTCCATTTAATAATTTTTTGTGCATTGGAATCATGATAATAAACGTACCATTCTATAATAATCACCTCCTGATTATTTATTCTCCTTTTGCTTGTGAAATAATGAGCGAATTGCTCTAAGAAATGTAATAAAAATTATGTAGAAATCGGGACAATGAAATAATGGATTCCTGCTACTATTTAAATCTTTTTGCAATGGCTTTATCAATAAGTTCTATAAAGTAACTTTCCCATTCTTTATTAATATGTGCCACCTCTGACTTCTTTGGCATTTCATCTATAATCGCTTTTTTTCGAAGAATTTCATCAGATACTCTATCTATTACAGTATTAATAATTTCTTTGGAGTGGTTTTTGACGACTTCTTTTGCATCATTTTTTATAGTGCTATAAACATTATCACAAACATAATCGTCATACATTCTATCAATACATCTTTCTATCGCCAGACTAATAATTTTTTCAGAAATCTCTTTATTTGTTATGTATCCACCATCTTCTTCGTCATACCCAGGAAAGAAATATTCTTCCAAGTCTGGGATTTCAATCTCTATTTTCATTTTTACCTCCTTAATTTTCAAAGAAATGTCGTTTCTTGTTTTAATAATTTGATTTATTAATAAAACCCTTTTTCTGAGCACATGATAAACAATAGTTATATCTTCCATATATAGTTCCACCACATTTTCTACATTTATGAGGTCTTTCTATTGCTTTTCCAAATGGTTGTCCAAGTTCAAAATAACATCTCTTACAATATGTATAATGGTCTTGGCAATATTCACCACATCTCTGACAATATGCCATATAATTTATCTCCTTTTCGAAATCCGTTGATTCTTGTTATTTTTATAAATCACATCTCCGTCTTTATATCTCTGATAGACATCCTTAGATAGATAAATGTGATATTTTACTACTGTTATATCAATTCTTCCAAGCAACCAATATGACGAGTAATCCTCATATTCAGCAATAACTACATTAGAATATTCTCCGTTTGGTTCTTCTAAAATAATATTAGAACTCTCATCAAATCTTTTTGAATCATTATTGAAATAAACACTGCTCAATGTAACTTTATCAATTGAATATTCCTCGTAATAAAATTTTGAATTATAATGTTTAATAGATGCAAATAAAAAACTAACATAGACACAAATGCTTAAAACGCACAAAATTCTACATATGTTTAGTGGGATCTTTCTATATATGTTTAACTTATATGCAGCCAATATTAGAATTCCAATTGCAAGAATAAATATAGCTAATATCATTGCAACTTCAATTGTCATAGTAATTCACCTCTTTTTCGTCATTTATACGCAATATGTAGTATAATCATGTTATCTTTATACACTATATATCGTATCAAAAAGAAATCCGTCTTTCCTTGGCTTTCTGAGTCTCTGAAACGCCCTATTTATGGACATTTCAGAAATTCAAATTACTCTTCTACTGTATTATTCTCTGTTTCTAGCATCATCCAAGTGTTTCTATTGTTATGGCTTGTTCTTATACATTGTAAAAATGCTTCTGGTTCAGCTAATAACAAACATCTCTTCTTTGCTCTAGTCAACAATGTGTAAAGCATACAGTTATCAAGAAGCTGATGATGTGTATTATCAATAATACCAATTACTGTCTTTCGACCAGCGCCCTGTAATTTATGTACTGTCATAGCATAAGCAAGATCCAAAGCAGCTAACTCTTTCTTTGTGTATTCAATGATTTTATCTTTTCCAAAAATATCAGTGTAAGTTACTTCACAATACTCTTCCTTTTTCTTACCATCATATCTTTCACTGATTTTTGTCACATAACCAATCTCGCCATTAAATACATTTTTGTCATAATCATTAACTGTTTGCATGACTTTTGCACCAAGTTTGAAAGTTGTATCAAAACCTTCAATACTCTCTAAAACATCACCAAGTAATTCATTTTGAATAACCTTGTTAATCTCATTGGTGCTATTCAAACAATCTTTTCTACGAGGTACTGCAATAACCACATTGTCGATTCCATCTGATTCAACAGATTTGATGAATGTCTTAACAGCAATGTTAAATAATGACTGTCGATTTGTGCGGAACATATAATACATATCCTGTAACTCACCATGGATAATTCGTGGCTGTAACTTCTCAGATATAGGATTTATATTCTCACGAATCTTATTTGCATCAACAAGAATACCTGATTTTTCTGCCTGTCTCATAGGTTTTACTAACTTGCTTACAACTGAATCATCAAATATTTCAATCAAATCTGAGAACACATTACCAAATCCGATAGGTGGTAACTGCTTATGATCTCCTGAAATAATAATTCTTGTATTATCTCCAATTGCCTCAAGCCAATGTAAAAATAAACTGGCATTAACCATACTTCCCTCATCGAGAAATGCAACATCTGTAATCAAGTGATTGTCCTTATTGTATGTAAAATCATTTAAACCTTGGCATCCAAGTGTTCTATGAATAGTCATTGCAGGAAATTCTGTTGCTTCTGTAATTCTTTGAGCTGCCATTGCTGAAAGTGCTGAAGCTGTCATCATATAATTATTTTCCATATAAGCCTTAACAATTGCTCGCATTATTGACGTTTTACCAGTTCCTGCTTTTCCAGTTATCAAACTAACAGTTCTATGTAAGCTCTTATGAATTGTGTCTAACTGCTCTACCACATAATCAAATCCTTGTTCTTCTTCCGCATGTTTAATTGCTTTATCAATCGCTTCATCAGAAATATTGATTGTTGTTTCAATTTTAGATTTATTCAGAATCAAATGATAAATCTGCATCTCAATATCGTAATAATATTTCAGACCAATTCGACCATTATCAATATGAAGAAAGTCATTATTTTCTAATAGCCAATCAACCTTGTTACAACACTCGTATATATTATTACTTATGGCTGCCCTTAAAATCTTTTCAGAACACCACGTATGACCTTTACTTTCTCCCAGATCTTTGAAATAGTATTGGATAAAAGCCACAAGTCTTTGTGTAGAATCAATCAGTTCAGGTTTTAACTTCAGTGCTAAATCATCACATTTACGAAACCCAATCCCATCAATTTTTGTCATGATGTATGGATTTTTTTCTAACTCTTGCTTTAATAAAACTGGATTTGGTTCTTCTGAAAGCAATTTTTTAATCATTGCATAAGTGACACCAATTGGTTTTAGCATTGAGATAATGTCAGAAATGAGATAGTTATTAATGATTTTTTCCTTGATTTTATTCCAAGTAATTTCTCTAACACCTTTTACAAGACTGTAATCAATAGTTTTTAATGTGCCATTCGCTACATCATTAACTACATTTGGATATGCGTTTATTAAATTATCAGCCATCCATTCAGGAATCATTGACTTCAAAAATAATAGCTGTGTTTCTCTGCTTTGTGGAATAATGGCGTATATGGCAATCGGTGTATATTGATCGCCATATTTTTTATCCTTTTTATATTTCGCCTTAACCACATATTCTCCACCAACAACTAAATGTTGCATCTTTCCTGCTAACTTACTCATTTTTTTATCATCAGTATTATTTGCAGAATTATTATCACCAAACGGATCGAATGTTTTTGTAGGTTTTGTAAAGAATGGAATATCATCTTTTGTTGAAAATCCAAACACACCCCACGTTGAATCATCCGAATAGTATTGTTCATATGTAATTATTGCTGTAAATTTATAAATCTCATCTTCATCCAATTTAGACTGATACTCCTTTCTTCCTTACATATTCAAGCCATTTGCTATATGGCTTTAATTTTTCTACAATTACCTTTTCTTCGCTATCTTTCTTACAAAGAATTGCTACTTGCTGTCCTTTTTTTACTAAATCTTCATATTCCTTTAATTGACTATGCCATACAATTCCTTCAACAAGTCCAAAACTTGAATAGATATTTATATATGCGAACTGCTTACCATTCTTATCTTTTTTCTTTTGAACTTTTGCTATAATTCCAACTAAAGTACATTTTTCACCATCAGGTACATCCTCAAATGGTGTCAAGAATGTATAAGCTGCATCAAATGGATTATCATTAATAAATACCTGTAATGTTTGGAATTCCCAAAACTGTTCGTCTTCAAGATAATTTTTATTATCATCTATGTATTTTTGGAATCTTACCTTCTGATTTTCTTCAAACTGTATCTTTTTCAATCTGTTATATTCAGCAAGTAGTGCTTTCTTGTCATATACAATTCGTTTTCCAGATGAAGGAATCACGTACTTCCTTAAGTTAATGTTCCAATCTTCTTCGAGTTTCTTATAGGTAGGCAATGATTGAACTTCTGAGAATTCTAATGGTTGATACTCTGATTTAAGATATGATATAAGTTTTTCACGCTTATTTTTACAAGGAATTGCACCAGATTTTATCAGTGCAATAACAGATGCCTTACCTAAAGAAAGTCTCTGAATCAAATCATCAAACGATTTGTATATACCATTATTCTCTCTTTCTTCGATAATTTGCTTAGAAAGTGATTCACCAATTCCACCAATAGCAGATAATCCAAAAAGAACCTTATCTTTATCAACTGTGAAATTCATTCCAGAATGATTGATATTCGGTGGCATAATATCCACATTAAAATACCTTGCATCAAGAATATACTTATTAATTGCACCTGCTTTATCTTTATTCTGATTGAATAATGCCTTGAAAAAGTAAGTTGGGTAATGAGCTTTGAACCAAGCTGTCTCGAAACAAAGAACTGCGTAACTGTATGAATGCGATTTATTGAATAGATAACCGCCTTTTTGTGATAATTCATTCGCAATTTTATCAGCAATTTCTTTAGAATATCCGTTTGCTACAATTTCACCACGAAGAATTTCTGACTCTTTCTGTACTAATTCAACTATCTTTTTTCCGATTGCTTTACGGAATAAGTCAGCACCACCATATGTTCTTCCACCAAACTTCTTAACAATATCAAGAAGTTGTTCCTGATAAATCATACAGTAATTTGTGTCTTTTAAAATTTCGTCCATATCTGGATGAATTGATGGTGGTCTACTTCCACCTGTTGCCATTTCAACATACTCATCAAGTGCTCCCATACTATCAGGTCTATATAATGCCAAAATGACAGATATAACCTCAAAGTCCAGTTGTTCAAGTTTTGGTTTTAACCGAATAAGTAAATCTTTCATTCCTGCTGATTCAACCTGGAATACACCATTAGTCTTACCACTTGCTAATAATTCATATGTAGGTCTGTCATTCTCAAATTCTGGATTATTGATATCATAATCCCAAGGATCTAAATGTAAATCATCCTTAATTTCCTTCACAAGATTAAGTGTTGCTACTCCAAGAAGGTCAAACTTTACAATTCCAATGTCTTCTACATAATGTTTATCAACTTGAATTACATGCTCGCCCTTAGTTCCTATTTTCATTGGCATATAGTCATTAATTGTTGTATCAACGATTCCAACACCACCAGCATGAATAGAAACTGTTTTAACACGACCACTTAAATGCTTTGCAATATCAAATAAATCAGCATATTGTGGATTGTCTGCGAGTAAATTTGGATTTGCTTTCATACAGTCATCCCATTTATCGAATGTAAATTTCTGTGAAAGTTTTTGCATCTGATTATATGGAAATCCAAGTATCTTACCAACGTCAGTAATTGCAACTGTTGGAGTAATATACGAGTAGTTAATAATCTGACATACTCTTTCTTCTCCATATTTGTCTACAAGGTAATCAATAATTGCATCTCTGTTACCAACATCTGTATCAATATCAGGTAGTCCTACTCGTTCAGGATTTAAAAATCTTTCAAAAATGAGTCCATATTTAATCGGATCAATATCCGTAATATGACAACAATAGCAAACTAAAGAACCTGCTGCACTTCCTCTTCCCTTACCAACTTCAATTCCAAGTTTCTCAGCAGCCTTAATAAAGTCCCATACAAACAAGAAATAACCATCAAACCCCATTGAATGAATAATACCCATCTCATAGTTTAACCTAGTTCTTCTTACTTGCTGTTCATCTTCGCTGAGATTGTCATATCCTCTATCTTTCCAACCTTGTCTAACTAAATGCCATAAGAATTCATTATTATCTCTATATCCATCAGGTAATGGGAATGTAGGTAACTGTGGTTTCTGAAATGGCATATCTACATTTTCAATTAAATCTGCCACCTTATTAGTATTCTCTAAACCAATACATACATTTTCATATCCAATCTGATTATCCATACACTCATGAATCTCTTCTTCAGATTGCATATAACATCCTTCATATACCTCAGTATTTTCAATGGCGTTTTTATCATTATTACTGCTTTTTCTACCAATCTGAATAAGTTTATCCTGATAGTACAAATCTTCCTTTTTAGGAGCATGGCTATCAGTTGTAATAATAAATGGAGTATTTGTTTTCTGAGAAAGTTCTAAGATTTTTTGATTATATAAACATTGATCTTGATGTGAATGAGACTGCATCTCAAGAAAGAAATATGGAAAAGCTTCTTTATATTCATTGATATATTCAACACATTTCTCAAAATCTGATTCTCTTGCTAATTTACTTGCTAAACACGCAGATGATATAACAAAATTCTCAGCGTATGGTTTTAAGTCTTTGATTGTACATCTTGGCTTAAAATAGAATCCTTCAAAGTTACTTTTTGTAATAACCTTGTTTAAATCTTTTCTACCCTGTTCATTTCTAATTAAGCAAATTAAATGGAAATATTTGTTGTCCTTATCCTTGATTTCTATATCTTCACACTCATATAACTCACAGCCATATATCATTTTGATATCTGGATAATCTTTCTTAATTAAATCAAAATAGATGTGGCTATATACATTACCATGCTCTGTTACGGCAAATGCTTTTAGTCTTATTTCTTTTGCTCTATCCAACATTTCCTTTGGACTTCCATATCCATCGAGTAATGAATAATATGTATGGTTATGTAATGAACTATACATAACTCACCTCCTACCAATCATCATCTTCATCGTTACTACTTACACTAATAACAGCGACATCTTCAATAATAACCTGTGGTGTTCTAATGCCGTTGTACTCATTTATCGAAGGTTTACCAACAACAGTAAATGTAATACTATCATTATCATCCCAAGCATTTTGAAGAAAATCATATAACTGATTGCCTTCTTTGCACTTAAATTGAATATACTTAATATCATCTATTACAAAGCTGATAGTATCCTCATTTTTTCCAAATACTTCAAAACAATCTCTTGTCAATGATATATTCTCTATTGCAACCATTGGTTCATCAATTCCTTGGCATATAATATCTTCAAATTCAGATAATTTTAAAATCAATGGGATTGTGACATGATTTATGTCTAAGATAAAATCTACACGATATGTTGAATCATATTCTGTATCTTTGAGAATAGTATTTATTTCGTCAATTGCTTTTTTCTTGTCATCTATAGGTAAATCAACAATACCAAATGCATTTGCATGACCTTTACCATTTATAATTCCTGTCGAATTAACAATGTCTTTGAAACTATCAATCGGACTATGATCAATATTTCTTGCACTACCACCGAACACAGACTTCTTTTTTTTCTTATCATAATGCTGCTTTAGTAAAATACATGGCTTATTGTACCGTTCAGCTATTTTAATTGCTACAACACCAGTTAGTCCACTATCAAGAACTTCTGTAACATCGACCATAATAACTTTATCATCGTTTGGAAGTTCATCTACGATTTCTGAAATGGCTTTAACGCCTTTTTCTTTCATCTTATCTTGGCGAGACTTTGCATTTTTACATAGTCTTGCAGCTCTATCATAAATACTTTCTTGAATAGTTTCTGCTGGTTTATTTTTGGTCGCTCTCTTTTTATATTCAAAGTATTCGTCCTGTTCAATAAATGCTCTGAATAATAATTCTTTTTCATCATTTGAACCAATACGCAAAATTGCATTAACAACTGGAGTCAAATACCATTGCACATTATGAATATTTAACTTTCCACCCAAACTGTAATCTTGTGCCTTTATTAGTGCTTGTAAAAATTTATTTTTTATATTTAGTAGTCCACAATTTACTAAGTATCTTGTTTCGTATTCTCTTAAATCCATTACATCAGATATATTTGAAAATGCAACCAAATCTAAATAATCGTCTGCAAAATCATTCCAATAAAAATCATCTAAGGCTTGCATCCACTTATATACGATTCCACCGCCACACAACTGTTTATTCATATAATTTTTACTACATTGATTATTCACGATAAGAGCATAATCATTTTTATCTTCTTGTTCATGATGATCTAGTACCAGTACATCAATGCCCCTTTCATTCAACTCTTTGCATTGTATATAATCGTTTGTTCCTGCATCTGGAACAATAAGTAATTTTATATCATCTGGAACAACAATATCATCAAGTCCATGCGCTTTTGCATTTTGATGATATAATATTGTTATCGGATATTCATTGTCCATTTTTTTTATATATGAATAAGCTTCTGATGCAGAACATTGACCATCAACGTCAGGATCAGGTACAATTCCAATTCTATCTCTACATTGAAAATGTCTATCGAATAATTCAACTGCTTCATGTATGTTATCCAAATTTTCGTATGGAATTAAAACACTTTCATCTAAGTTGAGATATTTTTCATAATCATCAACTCCTCTATTTCTTAAAACTTCCTCTAATACATTGGAAGTATTATTGTCGCTATTTTCATATAATTTATACTTCAAATACACACCTTCCTATCTTAATCTGTATATATTATTCTCTACCAAGTGCTTCCATTTAATAGGATCATCTGTTGGGGATTCTTTCTCACCAAGAATATTATCTTCATCAAACATATAATAAAGCGGAACACCATTAGGAAATCTTTCTGCTAATTCCTCTAATTCTTCTTTTTTTACATCTTTGTCTAAGCATAAAACTATATCAACACCAAGTCTAACTAGCATATCAATTTGATATTGTGAAAGTTCCTTCCCACCTGTACCACCAGTGTTTTGATAACCATAACTCCATGCTTGTTCAACAAATTTCTCAGATTCACCAACATAAATCCTTCCTGTTCTTTTTATATAAGGAAGAGTTTTATACAATCCATATATAATTTTTGATTTTGCACATGGCTCTAAATAAATATATTTATTCATTCCATCAGGTACTTTTCTATCAAAATATCTTGCTTTTACACCGACTAAATCTCCTAATTCAGAACGAATAGGGATTGTGTATCGGTTTGTTTCTTCATCAAAACCTATCTCAAACTTCCTTTGTGTTTCATAATCTATATGGTCTTCGTAGAATAAATCATTTACATAAGGCTTATAATACGAAAGTATTTTCTCCGAAATAGGTTGTAATGGTTTTTCTTTTTCTTCTGATATATTAGAATCCATATCTTCTAACATTTTCAGTATTTTAAAACTATCTGGAATATCCTCTTCAAAATCGTGATAATATGACATTCCTATTTCCGAGCATATTTCCTTTAATCCTTCTGGAAATGTAAGGTCTTTGACATAACACACAAGATCAATAATATCTGTTTGTCTGTTACCCTTTATCATTTGTCTAGTTTTATTCAAGCAGATAAGGGACTCATTATTATATAAAATAATTGCTCCTTTATTATCTCCATCAGGATTACCAGCAGTCCAATATGCTCCAACTGAATGATATTTGATATGGTGGCAACCAACGGATTCTAATATCTGTTCACAATAATTATTTTCATATATATAATTCTTCAACTCTTTTACATCCAAGCTGCCACCTCCAATTAGTCACTATTTTTTGGTTTTTTAATGATATAACCTATATTTCTCCAAATATTTAAGTTCAAATCAATCTCAAATAACATAATCTTGTCCTTACTACCTGCTCTGTTTTTATCTGGTTTAATACAAAAATATTGTTTACTTAAATCTAAATCTTCCGTCACTGGTTCACCCCAAGAATCACATTCTAAAACAACTTGATATTTATGGTATTCTTCCTTATTTAATTTTTTACCAATGTTCAGAATATCAGCTACATGTTTTATCTGCTTTGCATTGGCAATGTTATTACTACTTAAACTAAAAATATCAGTAAATACCGTATCATCACTTAACTGGAATACTGCATATCCACTCATACGAAGTTCTTTTGTTAATTCTTTTAATTTAGTTGCAAACTGTTTAATCTGTGACCAATCATCAGTGTTATAACCTTTTAACGTATCATAACCATAATATTTAATGTTCTGAACCATCTTTGCTTTACGCAACTCAAATTCAATTCTCTCAGGGCTATAATCATCTCCAACATCTTTAAACATAACTTTGCCCTTACGATCACTACTATCAATCCAATCTGTAATTTTTTTTACATTCCAATATTCCTCTGACGTATCTTTTATTCTCTCTATGTAATCTTTATTGCTTTCAAGATAAACACCATTATCATCAATTTTTCTTCTGATAATGTCACCATTTTTATCATGGTAAACACCTAACACAATCTCTTTCTCAGGTTTTGTAATATGTACGCCATGCAACTCTTGAAACTCTTTATTATTAATAACAGTCGTAATAAGACAACTACGAAGATCTTCTTCGTCCATCTCATTACTCATAAGAAAAAAGTTCTCATTTTGCACAAGTGCTACATAAGCTGCTAAAAGTACAAGTTTTCTTGTTTTACCTTCATTAGAAAGGAATCCTTCAAAGAGAACCTTTGTTTCTCTAAGACCAAGAAAAAATTCATTATACATATACCAAGGAAAAGGTAAGCCGAAATTTGGCTTTTCAAGATATTTGTCGATTTGAGATGAGTTTTTATCAGTAAGCTCAACAGCTTCTTCACCAGCATTAATTACTGTATTTATCTTATCTGCTTTTGTACGGATAATTCTGTAAATGTCATTTGGTGACATTTTATCAAAGTTCCTATGAGATAATATCTTCTCAACTGGAAATCCATTTCTTCCATACTCTCTTACCAGTGAATATTTCTTAACAGTATCAAAATAATTTTTCACATCATTTTCATCTGCCAATGTCATAAACCTTTGAAGCGTTTTCCAACCTTTATACTGCTTATATAATTTAAGTCGTTCTTCATTCTGACTCATAAACACATTCATTTTTGTTTCATCTAATGTTTGTGAAAATGTAAGAAAGTAAGTTTCAAGATTATCATAAAAGAACTTTGTTGCAGGATCAGAGAAATCATACTTGCTTCTCATAAATGTGCTGTAATTTACAATCAAGTCCAAATCCTTTGCTATAGAACCAACAAACAGGATTTCTGCTTGCACATTACAATCTTTTAATTCATGTTCATTATCCAATATTATCTCCTATCCAAAAATATCATCCACCAAGCCTGAAATATCATCTGTATCAGTCTTACTATCTTTGAACACATTAGTATAGCCAATTGATTGACTGACAATATTCTGTGATTTTTCTGTTTCTTTCTCAGCTTCAAGTATTTTCTGTTTTTCTTTCCACCTTAAATAACTGTCATATTTATTAACCAAAATGGATAAATCATACGAAAGTCGTTGTTCTGGCTGCATATGAATACCTTTTACTTCATTCTTTTTCGCAATACCATTAAGCATATCTATTTTTCTTTGCCACATATCAAGTAAGTCTGAAGGTGGAATACCTACCGACATCCCTTTAAAAGTTCCATTATAAATGTTACCCAATTTCTGCCATATGGTAGTAGGGATAATTGTCAAATCATATGCTTCTTTAATAAATTCAAATATCTCGTCTTGCTCTATTGCTACTGCAAGATGTGAGTATGTATCCTTTTTTATAGAATCAATGTGGTTATATATCCAAGTCCATTTTGCTGATACGTCTACCCTTTTATTAGCAATACGCTTCTGACATATATTGATAAAACAACTACTATGATATGTTTTTTTATCATAGTAGATTGCATCATCAATATTATTCTTGTTTATATAAAGGTTTTCTCCGCAACAACCACATTTTCTTTTAATACCATTTTTATTGTTAGTTGTGTATCTTGCCATAATCCTACCTTTACATAATCCAAATTTAATCAAACATTGCTAATACTTTATTAAGAATCTCAATATCAGTTACATTCTTGTATACTGTAGGGAGTCCTGCTGCTTCAAGTTTTTCTTTCATTACCTTCTTCTCTGTAGGTGGAAGTGCATTTCTCTTAGCAATAATTTCTTTCTTAATCGCTTCAATATCTGTATTGTTACCATTATCAGATGTGCTTGTTGTTTCTGAATTATCAGGATCTCCGACCTTACCAAGAATCTCTTTGCTGTAAATATCCTGCTCAACATCAACTGCCTTTGTTAAGTCATTCTTTACTACAAAAGCCTTCTTATCTGCTGTCTTATCAATAACTGACTGCCAATCAAGTAATGTAGGATCTTCGATAATCGAATTGTCTTCGTGTGTGTGTGTTCTATCCTTTTTAACATGAGCACATACTGTTCCTTCTTCATTTCTGTACATACGAATTTCAGTCTTAACATTGTATGTCATACCTTTGAACCCATCAGGAATCTTTCTACCAGTTACAACACTCATAGTTGAACCATCAGACTGCTTAATTGTTTCTTTTTCATCAGTCTCTCTAGCAGTTACAATATAGTGAACGCCAGATGCCATAAGATCAAGAATCAAATCCTGTCCTTTGAAGTTAATTGTCTGATAATCCTTTAACTCCATTCCTGCTCCCTCAATCTTAACAAGTCTGGCATCACCAACAAGTCCATCCTTATCAGCTTTGACTTTATTTCTCTTTTTAGAAAATTCTACTAATCCCTGTTTTGTTGTTAAGTTAAGAATTGTAGTACCATCAACAACGATTGCATCTGCTCTAAATGGTTCTCCATCTGCGTCAAGAACTACATTGTCTGTCTCATCTCCGTCATCATCAAGTTCATAGAAATCTTCTCCATTCTTAACTTTTGCAATATACTGTCTTACTTCTCCAAGTGACTGAGTATATACAATATAAATATTTTCAAGGTTTACACCATTTGCTTCTAAGTCACCTAAATAATCATCAATTGAACCAGTCTCAGGATCAAGGTATAAAACTCTGAAAGGTTTTCCATCAGGACGCTTAAAGTATGCAAGCTGCATAGCCATTGTTGACTTACCTGTAAACTGCTCTCCATATAAAATCATACCTAACTTACTCTGTGTGACTGACGCTTTTCTTGCTTTTGCCATTAAATAATTCCTCCGTAATTCTATAATATTAATTTATTGGAACGCCATTTCTGACGTTCCATTTATTTATTTTCTGTTGTGAGAATTAATCCCACGCTTCATCGTCATCTGAACCGTCAAGACCATCAGCACTTCCCCAATCATCATTAGATTCAGAACCAAAACTCTCCTCTGCCTTATTTGCATTCTTAATCTTTGCAATAGCCTCTGTTACATTCTCCTCTGTATAAAGTTCCTTATCAATTGAAGAACCCTTTGCTCCTGTGATAATAAACTCTCTCTTTGTAGGTGCAGATACTTTCTCCATGCTGTCCTCTTCACCCCAATTATCATCATCATCTGTTGTAACTGTCTCTGTCTGAGTAGAAGAAATCATATGTCCACTTACCTTAATTGCATTGTAAGGATTAAGTGACTTCTTAAACTTATTAGCCAGAGCCTTATCCTCAATAATAAACTGAACATCCTCGATATTGCTGTATGTAACAATCTTTGCAAGGACAATGAATCTACCTGTTGGCTTATCGTTATCATCCTTTTCCTGTTCGATACCCATGAAAATAATTACCTGGTTGAAATCGTTCTGCTTCTCAAACTTCTCATCATCAAAGTTGACCTCTGAGCAAAGTGAAATCTGACTTGGAACAAGCTTTGTATATGTTCTCTTATTACCCTTATCATCTGGGAAACTGCTATAATCAAGATTTCCACGAATAAATACGCTTGCACCATCCTTCAGATTTTCTTTAACTTCCTTGCAAGCATCAAAATCTGTAAGAATTTTCTTGTCATTAACTGTCTTACCCTCAGAATCAACTTTCTTCTTTACACCAATGTTTTTACCAATCATACGGTATCCTTCACGGTTATAAGAGAATCTATCAGCCCAAGGTACTGTTACAGTATCAGCCTTTTCGCCCTTCTTTTCAGCTCTCTTAGAGAAATAAACATTATCCTGCTCCATTCCCTGAAGATTGACATATAATGTTTCACCATCAAGATAACTTGTGCCAAAATTAAGCATTCTCATAGGCTTTCCACTTTTAGTCTTAATCTCCTTAAATGCCGTATCCTTCTCCATACCAGATACAACTCCCTTTAACTGGAATGCACCCTTTGTCTCAGGTAAATCAAACAATCTTCCTTTTTTCTTTGTTTCTGCCATTTAAAAAATGTCCTCCTTATAATATGTGATAAATTTTTTTGATAACTATATTTGAACAGTCTTACGACTGGAACACAGAAGTTAATTTATGTAAACATCTATCTTCAACAGTGATTTTTGAGTATAAAAACCCAAGGGTATGCTGTTCTTCCACCCATTCATATATTCACTATTCAGTTTTGATTTTTGGAATTTTTGACTTGATTAAGTCGGATCAACTATTAGATATGCCAATCTTTTATCTGTAAATATTTCTTCTCCATTATCTTTTAATTTTGTGATATTACAAGATAAATGCATTTCATCATATTTCAGATTTGAAATTTTACAATTAGATTGGATACTGTTTCCTTTCATAACTTTTGACTTGAAGAAAACTGCTTTACCATCATAATTCTTATGTGCTTCACAATATTCATTCCAACTGTCTGCCTCAACCACTCTTGATTGATGATCTCTGATGATATTATTTTCATCAATGATTAGATTTGTTTCAATTACTTCTATGTATCTCACCTCACTTATATATTCTCCAAACTATCTATAAACTGTTGCATCCACAAATTCTTTTCAGCAGTTCGTTTCAAATCTTCCTGCCATCGTCTGTATGCCCTTTCAACATCTTTTTCACAAGACTCGTTGATGTCATTCATATAAGCATAAACTGCTTTGTCACTAATATCTAATTCCTTGTTCAAATCATCTTCCAAGTATTTATAATAAGATGTGTTCATAGATATATCTATTTGCTCTAATGCAAACTTTTTCAATCCTTTATGTTCATCTGTTGGTGGATTCCACTTTACAACTTCGTCTCTAACCTTCTTATATTTTTCATCCTCTGTTTTATAATTATCCAAACATTTCTTAGCAGAAGCGATTCTATCATTGTAACTTTTAATCATTTCCTGTTTTACTTCATCAAAAGTCATCTGTCTGTACTTATTACGAACCTCAACAGCTTTATCATATTCTTTCTTGTAATAAGAATTTGGTTCAAAATGTGTTGGAGTTGGTACTGATAATAATTCATCTCTCATGTCCATAGCAATACCAAAATTCCTCGTACAAAGCTTTAAGAAATCTTTTCCTGTTGTAATATCTCCATTTTCTATATATGCTGTATAACCTGTTGGCACTTTTCTCACCTCCTAACAACCAATGAAACAGTGAATTACTGTGACTGCTTCACTTATATGTTCTCTATTTGGTTTTCATTTTATTGGAATTTGTAACTCGAATAAGTCTTAAAGAATTTCAACAACAATACCAAAGATATTACTTCTTGTAATTGTGCCATTGACATGACCATGATTATTTGAAATCTGGTAACTGACACCATTTTTGATTGCTGAAATTTTATGTAAATAATAATTACCTTTAACCTTACAGAGTACAATATCATTCTTTTTTAACTCTGTATCTTCTGTCACAGGCTTACAAATTACTGGTTGACCTGATTTAAGTATTGGTGTCATTGACTGACCAAATCCAACTACTTTACAAGTTTGACCATTTTTTAAATGTTCTGCCGTGATAGCGTTTTCTTTTCCTTCAAAATCGTATTCTATAATTTCTCACCTCTTACTTATTCTCTATTTGGTTTTCATTTTTATTGGAAATTGTTTGGTTGAATCGCTAAGACTAATTATTCAAGAAATTTCTAATATCAGCCATCATTTGCTCTGACTCATCAAAATAATATCTGTGTACATCTACGCCATCATAGTATTCAAAATACGGAATTGGTTGCTCATTTTTATCACACATCCATCCAAGTTCTGAATACGCATCAAAATATACTGACACATGTTTTCCGTTATAATCAATTACAAATCTGATAATCGCACCTGCAAATGGTGGAATAATTTTTACATCCCATTCTTTATCAAAGTGAAAAGCAGGAAGTTTTCTTGCCCAACCTCTAAAATCATACATCTGTTCCACCTTTGATAACATTAGTGACTTATTTACATTTTCCTGTAAGTTCATTTGTTTCTCACCTCCAACTATATACTCTCTGTTTTCTTTCTTCTCATTACCAATTCAAACTCTGTACTAGGATATGTGATCTGATATTCTTCTTTCTTACCTTCAGAGTCTTCCATATTACCCATAAACCATTCATATACAGCAGCTATCACATTATTCGTAACATCTGTTTTCTGTCCAACCCACATATGTTTTTCTGTATCCTGTGTTCCATAGTAGATTGTATTTGTTATTGGACTTACACCAAAACCTTTCTTTTTTGCCATTTATTTTTCTCCTTACTGTAACATTTCTGGATAAAAATCATACAAATAGTCTCCAAAATCTCCATCGTTCTGAAACCCTATTTCTGTTTGCCAAAAATGTTTCCATTCTTTACCTCTTTCAGTCTGAATAAACTGTTCGTATTTAGGTCTTAAAGCTTCTCTATCTTTACAAATGTCGTTCATTCTATAATTCTCCTTTAAAATTGAACCAAGAAATGTCAGTTTCCTTCGACTCTATTTTTTCACTGTTACAGCGAAAACTAACCCTAAAATACAGATAATCAACCAAACACCAGTTGCAATAGACCATTTAAATGTCAAACCAAAGTTCATTGTAACAATCTTGATTATTCCACATGTAGCAATCCAAGTAAGTCCATAGCATACAGCTAAAATTGTAATAACAATAACTGTTGTTGCTATATCTTTTAATTTTTCTTTCAAATTACTCATATGTATATTCTCCTTTATATTTACTCTTCACCAACAAAAACTAATCTATCAATATATTCTCTACCTTCGCCCTTGAAAATAGGAATATCTGTATCAATAATCCAATTACTTCTATATACTCCTGTTAAAGCTTCTTCATCTTCAAATGGATCTGAACATCCTTCTGAAAAGCATATTTGAGTTCCTTTTTCATTTTCTATAAAATGATTTTCTTTTACACAGCAGCTTCCTCTCTTCTGATAAGTCGGTAAATCATTCCAGTTGATACCTTTCTGAGTCATAAGCATGTCCTGAATATCATTACATGATTTATTCTGTAATTCCTTGTGTGAGAAATTGGCTTGACCTACCATCTGAATTGAGTTACGAGAAGCGTCTAATTGCCTCCAGTATACAAGATTAGTTACTTCTTCCTTTGGAATATTAAAGCAACGACAATCAAACATTGCACCATTGTTAATAGCTTTTTTATAAATTTTCCATAACTTTCTATTTTCTTCAGTATCAATTCCATTATCGTTATATGCTAACTCTAAATCAAATCCCTTTACATATTTAGAAAAAATATTATTAAAAGCCATAGTAGCCATACTTGCAGCAATACTACAAATCTTCTGTACTTCATAATCAAACCAAGCTGAAGATGTAAGTTTCTTATAATCAACAAGGATCAATGTAATCTCGTCTGACTGCGTGTAACCAAGAACACAGCCTTGAATATTCTCACATAAGTATTTCATTGTTTCCTGCATTGACTTAATTAGCACTTCATCAAACGGTTTCTGGAATCCTCTTGTGAATGTATGAAACGCCTTTCCGTCAATGCGGATAGCAACTGGACACCTTCTCATTAATTTTGTCTTAGGAATCTGCTCATAAAATGTTTTCATCCTAACGCCTAAATCATCATGTACTGGCATATATGTACCTCTCTTTCTATAATTATATTCTCCAAAAGAAATCGAAATTTACTGCGACTTTTACAGAGATCTCTTTGGACAACTACTCATTTTCCCAATGTTTTGCATAGCCCAAGACTCCTTTTTTGCAAGTTCATTATATTTATTTTCATCATAATTATGTTTTTCAATAGCAATTGCAGTAATAATTACTTCATCTTCTGTTTTATCCACACCTGAAATAACAATCTCTTCAAATCTTTCTTTTTCAGCAGGTGTTAATCTATCATAAATATCTTTTGCTTTAATTCCTACTTTTACTCCGTATGCCATATTTACTCCTTCCAACTGATACTATAATATGGTTCATTGTACTGACTACTAGTCTCAACTTTATAACCAAGTTCCTCTAATTTCTTTCGTGTTTCAGACTTCAAAGAGCCATCTTCACTGATTGAAAATTTGCCATCTGCAATCGCATCTCTAATTAATTTAGATAATTCTGCTAATTGCTGTGTCGTGCAGCTATCAATTGCATTGTTTTCTGATGCAGACGGAATAACATTCTTTGGTGGCTGAACTTCTGGCATAGGTATATTGGAAGTAACAGCATCTTCACAACAACCTATATCGCTACAGCCTAAACAAAACTTATAACTTCTGCTAGTTATTGGATATTTACAAGTCATTTATTTATTCTCCTTATAGAAACCATAATCGCCAAGTTTTTCATTCACAACTTTATCAAATTCTTTTGACATCACATCTAAAAATCTCTGTTTACATTTCATTACATTGTCGCAACCAATTGTATACTGCAAGTCTGATATTACAATTTGATATGTACTACCCATATATTTAATATCCATATAGTAATTCTCCTTCTAAACCTGTCTATATAACGGGTTTGGGAATTTCCCCAATGCCCTATTAACAGCAGCTTTGCCCATTTCTTTATTCCATATTTCACCTTGTCTAACCTTTGCAAAGAATAAAGCATATTCTGAAATATTATTCTCTACATCCTTGTAAAATTCTTCATCTTCTTCACCATCGGCAAGTTCAGCTTTATATGTATCAAGAATTATTTCTGTTAAAATAGTTTTCGCAACTTTCATTAAATCTTCTGCCGTCTCAGCTTGTTCTTTCACAGATTCGACTTTTAATGTTGATCTTTCTGGTACTGAGAAGTAATATAACTGTTTAAAATCATCCACCACATCTTCGATATGAATTCCCATATATTCTAATGTGAGTACAGTTTTAAGATTTTCTTCAATCTGTTTTGTATTAGTTATCTCCATTTGTGTCACCTCCCGATAGATTATTCTCTACTCGTTCATAAACCTCTGCTACAACAGATTGTCCATTTTTGGTGTCTATGATTTTTAATACACAATCAAAAACATGAAGACACTTTAAAAGAATTTCCTCTATCTCAATTGCATCTATCGTTTTAATATGTTTTACTGCCATAATTCACACTCCTACATTCACAGGGTATTGTTCATAGATTTTATTCCATTCTTCAATAATTTTTCTATTCATAATTTCCTGATTAATCAATTCTTCTACGATTTTTGCAGTAGCATACTGCGTCTGATTTCTAAGAATTTTACAAGCATTTTTCTTATACTCTTCTAAATCTTCAATAGAAGCATTTGACAACATTGTATTTTCATTTTTTGAACTTTGTATTATTGGTGGTGTTATCATATTATTCTTCCTCATTGTAATACTGAGCTAGTGATTCTCCATACCACTCCCAATTATCAACTCCACCTGCTTCTAGCGCACTTAATTTTCTATCTCTGTCAAGTAAATCCTCATACTCTTCTTTGCTAATAGTCTTATTAGAGTCTTTAACCTTGACAGAATTGTTACCAATTAAATTACATAACTGCGTTGTTGCATCCTTAACCTGTCCAATTACTTCATTTCTTATAGAACTATACAAATCTTCATATAGATTCTCACTCACTTCTTTTTTAATAGTATTCTGTAATGAACTGAGACGTTCTGGATTTTTAGACAATTGTTTTTTTATATAGTCATTAAATTTGTCAGTGTATTTATCACCGACTTCTTTGATGATCGAATCATAAACTCTTTCCTTGATTTCATTTTTTATCTCGTCTTTTAATTCCCTTTCGTCACTGTATGTAAGTTCTATTTTTGATTTAATTTCATTCTTTATCTGATTGATAGCATTATCTTTTGCAGCATCAAAATTCATCTCTTCTAATTCTCTAATAACGCCTTGTTTAATTCCTTCAAACACTTCTTCCAAATCGAATTCAAATTTTAGTGGTGTACTCATCAATATCCTCCTTATTCGTAAGTATTACTTTGCTCGCATATTTCACAACATTTTCACTTGTTTCGTTATCATCTAAATATTCTCTGTAAGCGTCTTCACAATATGCACCTTCACACCAATAATATCCATTAGGTGTAATGCACGATTTATGTTCCCCATAATCGGTTGCTGAACAATATTCACACAAACTTTCTTCTTCAGATAACTCATCAAAAGTCTTTAACATATACACCTCCTAGACTCGCAATTTATATCTCCGTTGTCTAAATCAGTTCCAAAGGAAACCGATATTTCTTGTCCATTTTGTTACTATATATAGTAGTTTTATTTTATCTGACTACTATATATAGTATGTATTTTTATGAAATATACTACCTATTGTATTATTCTCTCTTTTATTTCAATAAAGCAGCAATCTCATCAATTTCCAGCTCTGTTTTCTTATCATCAGAAAGTAACTTGTCCAACTTGCTTTCCATTTTCTTCAAATCAGACTCTTCTTTCTTCAGACTAGATACCTCTAGCTTACTCTTAATATCCTTAATCCAAGCTGTTACACTGTAGCCTGAAATCTCAAAATCAGGCATCCCAAGGTCAACTGCCGACATAAGGTATGAATTAAGTCTGATAAGTAATAACACTAATGCATCATCTGAACATACATTAAGGTTGATAGTCATTCCATCCATATTGAGGACACAATTTGTCTCAGGAATAAATCTGACCTTTTTCTCAGAAATTGATTTCTTCTTAGTTTCAATCTGTTTCTTTAATTCTAAAATTCTGTCATCATTTTTACTCATTAAACTCGTACTCCTTTTCATATTCTCTACCATTTGCTAAATATTTCTGCTTACATACTGGTTTTAACTTTTCAAAAACTGTTTCAATAGAAACTGGGATCATATGCGTCTGAATTTCTTTTTGACCATAACGTACTTCCACTTCTCTTTCTTCTGTCGGGAAAATATCAATTGCTTCCTTATCTCCATAATAATAGATATTCTTAGCACTATATTTATAAACAGTATATTTGCCGTTATCTTCTGACCTATATGGTGTTGTCATTTCATATTCAATATATTCTCCATCGTTGTTTACCATAAAGCGAACATTGGCATATTTTCTTGTTATATCATCATCAACACATGTATTAATCGCTTTTTCATAAAAATCTTCGAACGAGATATTTACAATTTTATCTTTACTATCGTCTATAGGGGAGAATTGATAAGATGATTCCATTGAATCATAAATTTCAGAATATTTAGATGTGCATTTATCATCGAGACAACTAATAAGTTTGTTTTTAGGAACACTTTTGAATTGCTCAAATTCATACTTTCCATCGCTTAATCTTGCGAACCAATGCATTTTACCATATGAGAGATTGTTAATTCCTTTATAAGAAATTTTTGTATATCCAAAACGAGTTGGTTCGGTTGGAATATCTTTATAAGATTTTATTCTTACAATTTTACCATCCTGCATAAATTCATAACCATATCCATATGTTTCGAAACGTCCCATATAGATCCATTCGATATTTTCTTTTGTAAGATATGTTGCACCAAGAATTAAATCTTTTGTCTTAATGGATTCATTATTATGTACAATCTTATTATAAGTTGCAATCTGTTTATAATCAGGTGACTCAACTGGCATAAGAACTAAATCCTTACTATCCCATCCATATATAAATTCTCCTTCAAGCCCTTTACCTTTAATACAATTTACATTTTCAAGAATGTATAACAAATTCTCAATGGTAATCTCAAATTCAAATCCTCTTGGATCATATACTCTACAATAAGCATGTCTATGATCCCATCCTGTAGAGTAATCACCAGCTTTTTTATTTAGTACAAATCCTTCTGTTGGGACATTATCAAATTCATCATTCGGAATTTTATCGTCACGCCAACTATTCCATGATGCTTCTTTTCGCAGCTTGCCTTTTTCGTCATAGTAAATGACGTAGGCAAGCTTTCCTGTATAAGTTCCTGAACGATTTTGATATCCAACATTTATCGTTTTAGGAACAAAAATGCTACTATTCAATCTATTATTCTCTCCTTACATCGCCTTTGCAATCGACTTAACCTGGTTATCAAGGTATTTTACAATTAAACGACTTTTTGCAAGTGTCAATCCTTTTTCAAAGTCAAAAACATCATCTTTGCAGCATGTAGCTTCTGCTTTGAATACTCCACTTCTAACCTGAACTTTCTTCCCATTAGTCCTTGACTGATAACTGATAGTCTTTTTACCGCCTCTAATATCAGAAAAAGTCATTTCAAAAGGTAAATTCCATTTACTCCAAGTCCTCTTTACAGGTGTCTCAACCTTTTCAAAATACTTTTCATACTCGTCATATGACATACAACCAAGATGGCAACCACCGAACTTAAAGCAGATTACTCCACCTTCCTGAATATCAGTCACTTCACAAATCTCACCAATGTTATCAAACACTCCCATTTTCTTAACTAATTTAATTCGATCACCTTTAATCATGCTACTTTGTCCTCCTTGTTCGCAAACTTTTTATTAAATGCATCAATAGCTTTCTGATCCTCTGCTGTTACGTCATCATTAAATCTTCGTCTAGCTTGTACAATATGATTATTTCTTACTTCAATCGTTACCAAACTCTCATCTGGTTTATTCTTCTTTCTCAAGAAAAGAATGTGGCACTCACCGTCAATAACCTTATCTATGTATGAAGCAACACAGTTGTTTTGCATAGTCGCCTCGTCCTTTATATCTTGTGTAGATTCTGGATAAATGAATATGTAATCACCAAAAGAGCATTCATACTGTTTATTTATTCTCTTTTTAAATAATTCTTCTGAGAACTCTTTCTTCATTCTGTTGTAATTCCTACAAGCAATTTTATGTGTAGTAAGAAAATGTCTTGGATACTTGTCATACTTTGGGCTAAGTTGACTCATCATGTTGGCATAATCGCACAATTCACGAATTAGGAAACCCATATCTTCAACTGCCTCAAATGTCTTGATCCTATCTAAATACAGCCATAAATCCTTGGCATTATAGTCATATTCATTTACTAATTTATTGAAAAATGAATAATAATTTAAAATACCATCTACTCTATCCCATGTTTCTGCATTCCAAACAGCATAAATATCATCAGGAGATAAAGTAAGATAATCAAGATTGTATGCTATGTAATGTGCATCTTGATTCTCCTTATAATATTTAACTGTATTATTAGATAATTTAATAGGGTATTTACGACATAATTTGATTAGAGATTTTGGAATCTCATTTATAGAATACTTGAACCGATAACCATCTTCGATAATATCATCAAATCCTGCTGAGAAGATTTGTTCAAATCTATCATATCTTGGAACTCTATCAAGAATTGTTCCTATGTTGCTTATTGAATATGAGTATGTTTCTGAATCTCTAATAAATCGTAAAAACTTCGCATACTTTTCATCATCACAACAATCAAATAACTCATTTAAGGTAAATCCACTTAGTTGACTACATAAATTCTTTACTGGATTACCCTTAATTCCAATGGCGGTCTTTGTTGCAAAATCATATTTTACAGTGCGTCCATCTTCATAATCAAAAATAAGATACTGCTTATCTTTATATACTCTCATTTATATCACTCCTATCTGTTATAATTTTCAAAAGAAACGAATCTTGTTCTCAATTCACATCATTATGTGTTTCGCCATCTGAGTAATAAATGTTCCAATCCTTGAATAACTCAATTAACTTATCATTATCCCAATCATATTCATTACAATGTGTAATGGCGATTGATTTTTTATCTCCAAAGTTTCCTATATCATTAGAGCATCTACTATACAATTCTCTCAAATCAAGTGTTCCATATCTCAATGTATCCTGGAATGGATTTGGTACATTTGTTTTATCAAACATATACTCATTGATAAATCTTTTATTACATTCAGATGGGAATTTACCAGCACCATGTCTTGTTAAATAAGTACGAGATACATAACAAGTTTCAATATTTATCTCATCATTCCATTCAATGTTTTCAATTATTCTCTTGGGATTTTCTATCCCTGTATTAGACGGTGTTAGATGTGGAAAATATTCGGTATTATTCTGATCAAGTAATAAACCTTGTGCAGCTTCAAACACAATAATGTCAAACTGATTTAAGAAATAATTATCTGATATAGCCAATGAGTGATTATTCATAAAATCCCAATCATCCAAAAAATGTTGAAATATACCATTATCAAAGAATATTCTTGACCATTCATCTGTTAATATAATATTCTCTCTTTCAAATTGTTCTAAGTAATATTCCCTGATATGATTATCTACATCAATTACACCAGCTTTGTATCTTTTGATAGTTTCAAAAATTCCTAATCCACAACTACCATGTTTATTTTTCCCACGATTCTCCTCTATAATCTGATTTGCCATCATATCAAAAGGTGTTGTCAACATACAATTTTGATTGATATAAACATTTGGGACATATCCTAATTCCATCAATTCATCATATTCCTGCTTAAAAATAATTGGATTAACAATAAAATCCTCAGATAAATATGTACTTGCATGATTGAATGTTCCAGATCCAAAATGATGAAAGACATGTCTGATTCCATCAGGCGTTGTTACGGTATGTCCTCTCTGAGCACCACCATTTGAACAAACAACAATACTATTAGGTTTCTGTGAGAAATAATCTGTCATTAATCCTTTTCCTTCGTCACCGAAGTTCTCAGGCTCCTATGACAACTTTAATGTTCTTCATAGGATACATCACCTCCTTCGTAGTTATATTCTCCAAAATATTTTTCTTCTGCTTGTTTGCGAACATGAATAGCTTCGTTTTTATCATCAAAATATCCTAATCGAATTCTATGTTTATATGCTCTTATCTCTGTTTCCCATTTTTTATATTGTTTATTATAAGAAACACCTCTACACCCACTACTATTGTTTGATTGAAGTTTTTTATTCATTTTATTTTCAGAAGAACAAACTACCCTCAATTGTGTTTTTCTATTATCATTAGTTTTATGGTATATGTGATCTATTTCACGTTTATCACCTTTTTCTAATCCCATTATTAATCTATGCATTAATAAAACATCTCCTTCTGTATGATTAACAACATATCCATTTTCATCTATATACCAACAATAATCTTTTATCTTATCGTAATCCTCTAAATCAAAATAAAATTTTTCTCCTTTGGTTGTATATCCAATTCCATAGTTGCCTGATAAATCGTAACTATTATATTTTTTATTTTTCTTTCCATTTATTTTCCCTGTTAATTTTCCCATTCTTATAGAATTTTTTAAATGTTCACAACCACAGGAAGTTGTATTACCGTTTTTTAAATTGTATCCAAGAACTAGTACTTCTTTATTGCTTCCACAATCACAAGAACAATACCATCTTGTGTCTCTTTTCCCATTCTTTTTTACTAAATCTTCTCCTCTTCTAAGTACGGTCAAATGACCGTACTTATTACCTGTTATATCTATAAATTTACTTATTTTAAATCTCCTATCTTACCAAGTAATTCCTTCCGAATTAGAAGGTGTAGTAACTGTATCTGTTACATTATTCTCCGCTTCGCTAATAATAATATCTACAATCTCATTTGTAATGCTATCCATAGTTACTCTTCTAAAGTGTGTATCATCAAGATACTTCTTATAAGACTTTTCAATCTCTTCTTCATCCCATCTGTGACCATGATTTACGTCTAAATGATAAATATTAAACTTCTGAGAAGCTTCATCATATAAATCTTTTGTTTCTACATCTGACTGAAGGCTATCACCTGTTGCTTCAATCAAACCACTTCTTCTACCTCTTAATGGAAGGTATGGATTAAGCTGTTCGTCACCCATTGTAATAATAATTCCTTTTCTTCCACGATTTAAACAATCAAGCTTTGTGTGACGAGAACCGAAATACCATGCTGCTGTGTAGGATTCATAACTGTTTCCACCACCGCCAAACTCGAAATAAATCTTATCAAGCTGTTCAGCAATACGAATATCCGACTCAAACTGTGAAGCTTGGATTGGACAGCTATCACAAGCTAAATCACCAATACCCATGATAAGGAACTCAACATCTGTAACCTTTTCATATAACTTAGTCATAATTACATTCAACTTCTTTGCTACCTCAACAGCAGACTCTCCCATGCTCCCTGTAACGTCTAAAGCGAGGATAACTGGAATTGTATTCGGATGCTCCTCTGTATCACAACACTCTCTAATAACATTCTTAGGATTAAGTGCAGAATCAATATTTCTTGCCTTAAACATGTCCTGATTAGAATAAGAACCGCTAATCATACCATCCATTGAAACGCTCATACCTTTTGTTGTTGAATAACTTACATAACTATCTCTTGTCCATGAACCACATCCCATATTATGCTTCCTCCTCTTCGTCTACTTCTGTATCATCGTCATCATTGCCACTCATATCAAAGTCGAACATTCCGTCAAACATATCACCCATATTTCCACCCATCATCATAAGTGGTAACATAGAACTCATTCCACCATTTCCATTCATCATACCAGTAGAACCATTGTCACCCTTCATCATCTGAGAAAACATCATATACTTAAAGATATTATTTGTACCCTTCTTACCTTTAATAACATCACTACCAAACATTGAAACAATCTTTCCATAAAAATATGTATTACCCATAAATACATGTCTTTCAGGAAGTACAGTTTCGATTGTTGAGTCCTCATAATTGATTACTGTGATCTTTGTTTTATCAGCTTCAATAACACATCTTGGCTTGCCATTTACAAGAATGATGTCGCCCTTCTCTACCTTATTAGTTGGAATAATAAAGAAGAATTCCTCACCAATATCAAATACAAAGTTACTACAGTTTGTGAGCTTGCCAGTCTTGATGTTATATGTCTTGTAACCACCATTTGTCTTAACTGCAATACCACCATTCATAGAAAGTCTACACATTCCACTTCCTACCTTGCCAAACATACCATTTAAAAAATTGTTCATCATATTTATTTCCTCCTATAATATAAAAATTATTGTTTACAAATATTTATTCTCTCAATCTATCCAACACTCTCATCAAAACGTGTCTTGTAAGATTCTTAACATCACCACTGTAAAATCCACATTCAATGTCACAAGCCTTTAGAACTTCATCAAGTGTTTTATTTTTCTCTTCACTCAGTAACCTCTTACAGTTCTCATATTGAATATCATTTGTCTCATGAGTATTTCTAAGATTACTTTCTAAGCAGCGAATAATATCAATCAGCTTATTTTTTGTCATAGACTTTAATGTACTATCTGAATATGTTTTTCTTCCATCACCTATTGACATGTCCCACCTACTTTTACAACACCAATAGCTCTTTCATATGCATCTTTTAAGCCTTCAGCGTAATCAACGCTAGGGCTTCTTACAATCCCATAACATCGTTTCAACTGTTCTATGACACCATCAATATCATAAGCTGTCGGCTGAATATTAATTATTGTGCATAAATCATCAAGTAATACATAAGCATTTCCATTTTTATCTAATTTTACAAATTCCCCTACATTTGAAATATTGTCTGCATCAATTAATCTCATTTTACACCTCCAATCTTCTCAGCTACTTTTGCTTCACATATTCCACAAATACAGCCATTTTTCTCATCATACTTTTCAAGTTCATTAATAAGATTGCTACAACACCAACTTGATTCATTAAGATGAAATTCAATCATATCGTCATCCCAATCTGAAGGAAAATCCATTGGAAGATTGATTGTCCACTGTATAGTTTTGCTTTGTCTATCTACCATATAATTATTCTCCTAATCGTACTCATAATCATCAAGCTCCATTTCTCCACAACATTCAGACAATCACACCAAGCACCATACTCTTCTATTTAATTTTAGAATCACAGTGTTAATTTTCTTCCCAATAATCAGAAAAGCCATATTCATCTTCGGAAACATTCGACATATGAAGTGCCACAAGCATCGGTACAATAAGAACTACTATTTTTTAATGCCTCTCCACCAAGAATCACATTATGTACAGCATCTGCATATGGTTCATCTGTGTTACATACATAATAAGTATTGCTTGGATGTTTGTTATCTTCCATTCTACCATCACTTATTTTTTCAAGCATACCTACCAACTTTTTAATTTCATCATTTGATAAATATTTTTGTGCATCTTCTCTTTTGATTATGATATACATATTTTTCTTATTCATTTAAAATCTCCTTTATAATTTTTATTTTTCAAATGATATGTTGCTTTCATTTGAAGTTACTCAGATACAATTTTCTGAAACATATCATCTACTGAGTCCAATAAGTTATATCTCTTATCAAATGCTGCTGTTGAGCTTCTTGCAAATTTACGCTCAACCATGTCGATGTAGTAAGTCATTGTTCCATCATCGCCCATATAAAACTCATTCCATTCATCATCAGACATCAATCTTCTAACATTTAACTGGTCGATGGCAAGATTATCAAAACTAACTACCTTAAATTTCTCAATAATATCTGCAAGATTTTCATATAGCCAATTCTGCTTTACAACAATGTTTTCATGATCTTCTAAATAAAAATCATCACCACGTCTTAAATGTTTATAACCAAGAATCAGCATCTTCAGATTATCATTCTCTAAAGCTTCTACGTCCGATGGTTTTAATACCCCATTGATTACATGAATAACTGCATTTGGATATTGCTTAATGAGTTCAATAAAATTCTTTGTTGGATTTACAAGCGATACGCCAAGACCATAGATAAGTTTTTCATCAACAAGCTTTCTGATTAAATCCTGTTTCTTCTCAAAATGAATCTGATTTACAGTCATATTTGCAATGACTTTCTTCTCTTTGAGTTTTTCTAAGAATGGAATTAAATCGGGATGACTTGTAGCATCACCACCTCCAATGGCAACTTCTTGATAAGGATGTAAAGTGTCAATGAATTTCTCATTCAGAATATCTCCAAACTTACCATTTGTTGTACTACCCTCATGACAAAATGGACATCCCATATCACAATAATTCGTTATTTTTATATCCATATTTTCTGCGTAATCTGGAATAAATTCATCATCTTCTGTTTCTCTGATTTTTGTCCCATCGCTCAGAATAGTAGTGAAAAAGTTCCCATTCTTATATCTTCCTAATAATTCCATTCTTAAATCCTCCTAATCAATCGTAACCGTAATAACCAAATGCAATAACATTTTCTCCACTTGGAGTAGTCATATTCTCCTCAAATGTTTCAAAATCTTCAGCGTAATAATTCCAATAATAATCGTAATCAAGCCATTCATTATCATGTAATGTTTCGTTTGCTACTTCTTCATTATTCCAATCGGTATCTTTATTCGTCCATCTGCTTGTCTTCTCAAAAGCAATAGCTTCATCTCTTGTATAGAAATGATTTTTCTCAGGTTTATTATCATCTGGATAACCATATCCTGAACCTGTATATAAAAATAAATTTTCTCTACTCCATCTGTTATAATCTGATTCCATACACATCGTTAAACTATGTACTGAACTGCTATTTGTCTCGAAAACTCCACATCTAATTTGTCTCTTCATATTTTTTAATCCTCCATTCCGTAATCATCTCTTGGGTATTCATGGTCAATTGCATCCATATTTACTAAACCAGCTTTCTTCATATCTGACCAATAACAATATTCATCACCATCCTGAATAACAACATACTTCTTATTTGTCAGATATTCCTCTAATGATATATTCTCTTTTTTAAGAAATCCACTAAGCATATCTTCATCAACATACCCTGTATACGGCTTATCAAAATGAAAATATCCATTATCGCCTTCCCAATATTCGATTGTATCAATTCCCCAATCTTTCTCTTTCTGTTCAAGCCACTCATTAAGCTCATCCTCTGTCTTACCATACTTTTGTGCATATTCACTATCTTTATTCTCTGGATAATTTTTATCAGCGATTGAATCTGAAGTCATAGGAATGACAATCTTTTTAAGACCAGGAACATATTTTAATGCAAGTGTTTCAAGCTTCTTATAATTCTCATCATTATACTCATGCACTAATGAAGCACAAGCATACAACCATTTGTCATGGAAATTACCTAATGCTCTAAATGGACTTCTACCAAACTCCATATCGTGATCCCAAATATGCCATTCGCAATCTTTTTCACCAGTTTCTTTGTCATCCCATAAATAGAAATCTTTTGCAATCTCATCTGGTGTATAATGCTCATCTTTCTTCATAATGCAAAGTGAATGCTGACTACTTGAATTTGTCTCGAAAACACCTCTACGAATCTGTCTCTTCAATTTTTCTTACCTCCTTGCTTTAATATTCTCTCTTTGTAACCCAATGAAACCTGAAATTCTTGCTACTCTACTTTCTATTTACCCATTCCTTAAACTCTTTGAAATCATCTTTTGTAAGCACAATATCAGAATAATAGAAATCTTTATTCATAATAATCGCCCAAATCTTCTTCAATTTTTCAAAGAATGGTCTTTGCTGAGTGTAAAAGTTACCATTTGTATATGATAAGAAAGCATAGTCGCCATCTCCATAATCATGAATTTTAAAATGAATACCTTCGTCACATCCACACTTACAGCTTACAATCAATTCATCATCTTTAAAATTTTTAAATACTGCCATAATAATATTCTCCTTTCCACTCATCCAACCAATAGAAACTGTCAATCTGCTTATCAAGCTTTCCAACCTGCTCTCTTAGTTCAGATTCTTTCTTCTTACTATCTGTTCTCTGACACTTTTCCCATAATTCATCACGCTGCTTAGATAATTCCTTATACTTATCAGATACATCAATCTCATCTACAACTAAAATCTCAATCTTTTCTCCGCAATGAGGGCAAAACTGAATTGGATAATTATCTGTCTGTTCGTAATCATCTCCCCAAGAGTTAAATGTTTCAGTATATGAAGTACAAAATTGAGGAATTATATTGTCATCTGAATCTCTTACTACTAATCCAAAAGTATCGTTACATACCAAATCTTCGCCTGTAAATACAATAGCTTTATCATTCTGAATCTCGTCACAACAATACTTAAATGGCTTATACTTGTACGAATGAGTGTCGTTAAGTTTTAATCTAATTAATTCTATCTTCATATTTTTATTCTCCTAATTTCCTGCCACACCAAGGACAATACGAAATATATTCTCTCTGATGAATAAATCCACCATCGTATTCATCCCATTCAGAAGTTTCTATGTCCAAGTAATATTCATTCGTTAATGGTTCAATATATATTTGATTGTCAGGTGAGTCATAATTACAACGATTACACATATTTATTCTCCCCTCTTAATGATTTCTTCTAATGTTCTTGGCGTGTAATTCATATAATTCTTCATACATCCAACATTCCACATATTACATGGTTTATCATATACAGTTGTCATCTGATACTTTACTTGCTGCATCATATTATCTTCAAAACTTGTATGTACATGACCGTAGAGATGGTAGCTTCCGTAGTAGTGATTCTTAAAGCAAGGAATTGGATAATGGCACAGAACTACAATCTTACCATCACCAATATCGAGTTCCTTGTAATCAACAATCTCACAAAATCTACTCTGCAATTCCCTGTTCTTTAGCAACTTACCATCATGATTGCCCTTGATTAGATGTATATTCCCATTCAAATTGTTAAAAATTTCAATAGTTTTTGTTGTGTTGTACCACGAAATATCTCCAAGTAAGTACACATCATCATCAATTCCAACTGTGTTATTCCAATTTTTAATAATCGTCTCATCATTTTCTTCAATGGACTTAAAAGGTCTGTTGTCAAAAGATAGACAATTTTTATGTCCAAAATGTAAATCACTTATAAAATAATTCATAGTCTCACTCCCAATTCTCAATATTATCGTCATCTGGAAAGTATGTAAGTTCAATCTCACTCAACTTCTTATAATAGATAACCGATTCATCCCATTTCTTTTCAAAATCTTCGCTATCGTATATTTCTCTAAATCCAATCAAAATATCCTTATCAGGAAGCTCAATAGCTTCTTTAATCTGAATATGTCTAAAATGATTATCTATATACAGCGATTCATCTACAAACTTCTTGTCCATCTCATAAGGAGTATATTGCCCTGGTCTACGAATTTCTAACATACGAAGAATATGGTCATATCCAAAATCATGTAACCATGTTTCAAAATCAGTCATTTCTATAATCCTCCTTTGGTCTATATCCACTTTCGTCATTCCAAGATTCATAGTAATTTACTTTCATTTTTTCGAATAAATCTTCCATAAATTTTTCAACTTGTTCTAAAGTCCAATCTGAAAAGAACTCAAAATTCAATGCCTTACAATCTTTAAACATCGTAATTTGTGTCTCATATGTATATGAATAAGGTTTCCACCATTTATCTCGTCTATCAGCTGGTACATAACTGTTGTCCCATTTTAATATATCTATGAAATACTTCTTACCAAAATCATCATCATAGCGTTTTTGAAATCTTAAAATTACTGAATCATTATCAAATCGAGTAGGATTATATTCTTTAAAACCATGTTCTTTTATGTATTCATCTGTAATAATAATCACCTCTTTCTATGTATTTATTCTCTTATCTCAGCTCAATCTCACCGAATTTTAATGTGTCATCTTCATACATTTCATTACCCTGATATTTACCAACAAGACAACTTTTACCTACATATATTCTTGTACTTCCAGTTGGAGAAGTAATAAAATTTAATTCCTGTTCAATTGGCTTAACTAATGCATCAAGTGTCTCTTTATTTGCAAATATATAAGGCTCATGCCCTTCCCTATATACAAACTCTGCAACTTTTGTATTCAACTTATCCATATTTATCTTATCTACTATTGAAAATGTTTCCATTTATTGTTCTCCTTTCCTAAAGAAAGCTTCTTAAATTAGACTTTTTATTTTCATTTTTATGTTGTAGATATTCAAGAAACTCCTCAATCATATCTCTATCATCATCAGACATAATCTTTTCTGGTTTCTTAGTCTCAGATAGTCTCTCCATTAATTTTTCAATTTTTGAATTGGTATCATCATTTGATAAATTAACAATTGTTCTAAAAATGGTGCATAATTCATCTGTTCCATCTAAATGATTACGCCATATTTTATCTGCTGTCTCTTTATCTGTTGCAGTTTTTAAATTCTCATAGCTCCAAGCCATTCCTTGTGCTATACCTAGTTCATATGCTTTATACATTGGTGTTTCTTTTGAAATATCTTCCCACTTTTTCGCAATGTAATTACTTACCTTATATTTACTCATAATCTTATTCCTCCATCTGATCTACAATATTTTGTAACTTGTCAATATATATTTGAGCCTCTTCCTTGTTAAAGATTTTAAAATCACATGGAACAATAGCAGCTCCACATTTATCAAAGATTCCTGCATTCTCCCATACTTTATAGAACTCAACAATGGTGTCAAAATCTATATATTCACTATCTGGATTCCACTGAAGAACTATAATATCACCTTCATTTGGATGTATTTTTCTTAGCTTTACCATATTCTTCTTAATGAATTTCTTTTTCTGTCTCTTATTCATTCTTGTAATATTCTCCATTCCATAAATCTACAATTGTGTCATACTCCCAAGACTGATTAAAATGTATTCCACATTCTTCACACCCAACCTGATATTCATTTATCTCACCATCATCGTATGGTACAAACAAACCAATAAGATATGCTTCATTGCCACAGAAGGGGCAATCTCTTAATTCAGGTTTACTATCTATTGAAAAATCACTCTTCATTTTTTCACCTACCTACATAACTTCTAAATGATATTCTTTAACGTATTTTCTTCTCTTCCAAAACTTCCACCACGGAAATTTCACATATTCTATTTCTATAACTTGAAGCATCTTGTCCTCATTTTTATCTCTATCTAACCTTAAAGCAGGTGAATCAAACATTGCTTCAGCTAATTCGTTAATAGAAATATGTTCTCCAAGTTTATATTTCTTCTTGTGTGGTTGCGGAGGGTAATAAGAAATCACGTCATATTGTCGTAATTCATATGCTCTCATACTTTTATTCTCCTAATGGTCTTTCATATGTAATCAATTTTTCAACAATTAGATCCTTTGGTAATAAATCTCTACAGAAATATGCCGTTGCAAATGGACTACCTTTAACAACTGAATCCATATGATCTTTATCGTGATAACAAATTCTTGCATCAAAACTAAGAATCTGAATACCATCTTTGAAATATTTATATCTTGTTTTACCTTGTAGGGAATTAAGCGGTAGAAGAACCGCAAATGGTTTATTGAATGAATAGAGTCTTTCTAAGACTTTATCTTTGATTGAGAAAGGTGGATTACTAACTATAATATCCCATTTTTCAGGTTCGTAATTGAAGAAATCCTGACCTTCAGCTAATGAACTTCTGACTACATTGTATCCTTCTTCTTTTAGCCTGTTGTAGAAAGCAGACCAATTTTCATCAAATGGACACCATATAATTTTATCCTTTGGAAGATATTTAATAATGTGATCTGTTGCGTAATAGGGCGTATATAACTCATTATCTTCCTTATCTGATGTTAAATATCCAATATTTAATGCCAATATTTGTTCACCAATAGTAGCTGCGCAGCTTTACTCACATGTGAACGTTTATCCTTTCCTTAATTTGTAATTACATTGTTATATTCTCTTTTTGTCTTGAATATTGTATAGTTTTCGTGACAAGCCAAGAAACCAAAATTTCATTATAGTTTTATTTTTTAAAAAACGGATTTTCTATAATACAATGGTCAACCATATCTCTAAACGCAAATGGAGAATCTACAACTCTATCTGAATACTTAAAATGTTTCAGAAAATCCAATACATCTCGTGCATCTCTATGTGATAATGGAATAAATGATACATACTCTGGATGACCTTTAATGCATACAACCGCCCAAGAATGGTCATCAGAACAAAAACCAACATCTGTTCCAACATCCATCATAGAATTCATAAGCTGATGACAATCATCGACTAATTTAAATGACCAGCAATATTCATCCTTTGCAGCATTTAGATACCCTTTTGCCCTATTATATAAGTCTTCTGCATCTTTATAATTCTGTTCTGCCGATTCAAATTTTGATAACTCTTCTGAAAATAACCATTGTCTTAATTTGTCTCGTATTTTGTTTTTTATTTTCACTACCTTGCCTCCTGTAACCCAAGAAATATCGCTTCATTTTTATTTTAGTCTGTTCTTATATTGCTCAATGCCATAGCTTTCAAGAGAACCACTTGTCATAGTAGCCATTTCCACATTTGTATTTAATAAAATTGATAATACAAGTGGTAGTTCATCAATCAGAATATTTTTATCTCTTTTCATTGCGTCAATGCTGGCAAATTCATATGCTGAATAAATCTTTATCTCTTTGTTAGTAATTCTTTCTGCTAAATCACGAAGATACCGTTTCATACTCTCTGTTCCTACAATAATTGAATATCCTGTTTCTACTGCCTTCATAATCAGTCTTGTTGACTTGCCATATCCTCTTGGTACATTTAAAATTTCCATGTATGTATTCTCCTTTTTTTATAATGAATTGTCGGTTTTAATTTTCATCTTCATCATTTGGTAATTCTCCATTTTCATCCCAATCAGGAACTACATCATTCCAACAAATATCATCCCAGTACATATCTATGTTATCCATAATTTTCACCTCACAATTATTTATTCTCCTTCTAAAATCTCTTTTGGACAGTAAATAATCTTCTTACCTGCTTTCTGTGCTTTACGAATTGTTGACCAAACACCGCCAGATTTATTACCATCCCAAATTGCAAGAAGTACATCACAATGGTCAACCATATACTGATCTCTTACATTATCACAGCCTTTGTAAAATTCATCAGCTAATTCAATCCATTCATCAGCCTCATTTTTAAGCTTGCTATAATACTTATTTGATGAGTTATAATCCTTGCAAGGTAAAATACAGTGTAATTTTAAATCTCTGTTCTTTTCAAATTCTTTAGAAATACTTCTATAACTTTCTTTTATCACACAAGTATTTAGACCAATTAAAATATCTGAACCATTAGCCATTCCACAATACACATCAGAAACGTCTAAAATCTGATTAAAAATCCAATGACCTATTTTTACCCATTTAATATCTAATTCATCGTCTGGTAATCCTAATCTCTGAGGTCTATGACCTGTTAATGCTACTCTCATATTCTCTCCTTTAATCAATTTCTTCAAATGCAACACTATTAAATTCCATATCTGGGAATTCTTCTATATAAACAATTGTGTGCCAAGAATGAACAATAATATCTTCTAATGTATATTCTTTTCCCACTTCCAATAAATGATGATTTTCGCCTCCACTACCCCACACATCATCATCGTTTCTAACACATTTAATTTTTCTTGGTTTTGTATTATAAATATCCATTTAAATTCCACTCCTCTTCCAAACGCCTATATATTCCTGTGACTCCTGTTTGAATCTTTTTAACATATCAATTAATGCATCTACTTCTGTCAAATCATCAAAAACAATCTCAACTGGTTCTTTTTCTTTTAAATCCAATCTTTCTACATAAGGAAATGGTTTGATAAAACAATTAAATTTAATATCTTTACCTTTATGACGAAGTATGATTTCATTAATATTTTCTTTATCATTAATCTTCAATACTTATCCTCCTGTGAAATGCGAGATTCATTACTTCATGAAATTTTCTCCATTTCTTCATCTGAAATCTCTTCTACTTCAACTTCATAACCAAGAAATTCTAATAATTCCTTATAATCCCACATAGTCAAACGATGTCCTGAAGCCTCAAAGTCTTCATATCGAGCAATTTCCCAATCGCCTGTTTCATTTGTTACAAATTTAATCTTATTACTTGACATAATTTACACCTCCAAGTATTTATTCTCTTATTTCAAATAACTTTTCTACTGCTTTAACTCGCTTTGTATTGTCAATCGTTCTTTTGACTTCCTGTTGCCAAATACATTCCCATTCTAAAGGAGCTTCATGCTCACTGACTAAGACAACATTCTTCTCACTCATCTTCTCAGCCCAATTCCAGAATCTATCATAATCAAAGTTCTTACTTGATCCATACTGTTTCGTACCCTTATATGGAATATCACAATAAAATAAGCAGTCAACTTTATCAGAATATAACTCCTTATAATCTCCACATTGGAATTGAATATCTTCTAACCTTGGAATCTGCTCTAACAAATTTCTCTTAGCTTCATCGTAATAATTTCTTTCAGTTCCAGTTTTCGTATGTACAACACCTGAGTAACCACCATCAAAGAATCTGCCATTATAACTTGAGAGAAAGCCAACCGCACCAATATACCAATCTGGATATTGGGATAATCCTTTATTAAAACACTCTCTTACATCTGAGTAATGTTCTTTTGTAATAAATTCTGGGAGATTTTGAATCTGATTTAGATTCTTGAACATTTCAATAAGATATTTATGATTGTCAGAAGCGATTTTTATATCACATTGAACTTTGTCGATTACATTACAGCCGCCGCAAAATGGCTCTATGTATGTTTTGATATTATAATCTCGCAGTCTTTCTTGAATAATCGGTAAAATATTATCAACTATACGAGACTTTGAACCCATATATTTCATAAATTACTTGGAGTAAGGAATTCCTTCTTGTGTACACGAACCTCGTCTCCTTTCATTTTATTTGAACTCTATTTTGTTCCTCTTTAATACTTTAATTGCTTTATCATAATTAGATTCAGTTACTTTAATACTTTTCATCTTAGTCGGTTTAGGCTTAATCCAATTACGACATTCTGTTATATCTTCGTCATACCACATTAGACCGCCTTCACAGAATTTATACCATTGGCAGTCCTTATTGCCACAGTTACTCATTTATATTGCCTCCTGTCTTTACTATCTCTATTGCTGTGTCTCTAACAATGAGGTTGTGGTTCATTACTGTTCCGTCGCCAACATCTATGTTTGCATTAAATGTCCATTCGTTAATTTCTTTTACAACCTTGTCTACATCATAAGCTGTCTTTACAAGCGGTAATGCTTCGTGCCACCTGCCGTCATCCCCTGCGACTAACAATAAATGGTCATCTCCTATGGCACATACATTTTCTCGTATGAATTTTTCAAGGTCTGTTATATCAATTAATCTCATTCTTCATCACTCCAATCCAATAACTGCCCACACTTCCAACAATGCCCTCTTTTAATTACATTGACTGCATAATCTGTTGTGGCATGACACGCTGGACACTCCACATTTGCATTATCATTATCGTCTACTTGTGATATGTGATAGGGCTTCTTCGGTATCTGTTTTTCAAGTGCTTGTATTGCTATTCCATAAGCATTTTCAAAAGAGCATCCCCATGAGGTATCACATGGGATTGCTTTACCAAGTTCATTACAATCATATTTTAGCTCTTCGATAGCTTCGATTTCAGTCATCTTATTCCTCCCTTATACTCAGATACTCTTTTACTTCCAACCTCAAAAATATCCTTATCTTTCTCGAAACATATGTAATTTCTACCTGTATTCAAAGCAGCAACTGCCGTTGTACAACTACCCGCACATGAATCAAGAACTAAATCTCCTGGATTGGTGTAGGTCTTAATAAAATACTCACATGCTTCAACAGGTTTTTGGCACTGATGTAAGCTACTTTTCTGAGTATCCCACTTGAACTGCAGAACATCTCTTGGATATCTTTGTGTACTGCCACCACCTGAAATACCAGTCTTTGTAGCACCATAACAGTTGCCATCTGTTGTATGTTTTGTATAAGAATGAACAGGTGTATGTCCTTCTGTCATTTGTGGATTGTAAGTAGGGAGTTTTTTATAGAAAATCAAGACATTTTCGTGTGCCTTCATAGGCATTTTCTTAGCATTTAGATGACCAGTTGCTTTGGTCTTTTCGATAATCCATTCATAGCGATATAGCTTTTCATTACTACAAGCGAGTCTCTTATCAAATGGTGACTGCGACCATAATGCAATACAACCATCATCTTTGATAATTCGATTGTAATGAGTCCATAAACCATCTTTTTTATTCTCATAAAACCAATCTCTTGTATATTCAAGACTACTATTTGTTGCTTGAGCTAACTTAAATAAATCTATTTCATAAAAATATTGACCCGATAACTCGACATAATCATTTAAAGGCATTTCACATTCCCAAAAATTATTAGTCGTATTATAAGGCAAATCCGTGAAGATAAAATCAATTGACTTATCATCAATCTTTTTCATACCTTCAAGGCAATCTTCATTGTATATTTTGTTAATCTCTAACATTTCTTACTCAGAGCAAATCCAGATTTAATGCTGCAGCAAATCTCATGCTCCTTTCAATGTATTATTCTCTTAATAGATCTCTGTCCATTCACTAATTTCTACTTTATTATCAGGATAGCCAGATAAGCTCCATTCATTGTCGTCATATACCACTTTCCACATAGCATTTTCTCCATGTGGATTACCTTTAATTTTGCCATAATATAATCCCGAACATGGTGGTAATTCTTCTTCAGTTTTTCTCCAAATCGGCTTTTCATAAACCTTATTTATATCATCTACTGCTTTTGCTAAATCTGTCGTAATTGTATTGAAATATCCTTTTTGTAAATCAATCACTTTTTCTAAATATTCTTTAGTAATATTGTTCATTCCAAGTATGTAATTATGATTGATCTTAGAATCAATTCCAAGTCCAATAATTGCTCCCACACAAAATACTAATAATCCGATTAATACTGTTAAACAAATATCCATATCTTACCTCTCTTTCTTATCATCCGAAGGAAACTTCGGTTTACTGTGTCTTTTGTAATATCATTTATTTACTATGGTAAGTCAACAATATTGTATCTAACAGTACCATCGTCATATTTCTTGGTTTCTAATATTCCATCAACATATTCTCCAATTTTGTCTGAATATTTGTTATATGTATTACTACCAGAAAAATTATATTCTACACCGTTATATTCAACAGTAATTCTATAAACTGCTGGATGCGATTGTGGTATCATCGTTTTAGTCGCAGGACTATAATGCATTGTTGTATAAGCAGCCCTGTGATATTCATCTATTATTTTTACTTGAACCGTAGATGTTTCGGTGCTAATGCATTTTGCACAGCCGGTTAATATAAACATAAATGCTAATAGTAAAGCCAAACTATATAAAATTTTCTTCTTCATATGATTTATTCTCCTAACTCTTTTAGTGCATTAACAAGTTCAGCGAGTCTTGGATTCTCAGGATGCTCCTTTGCCATCTTTTCATATAAAGCAATATTATTCATCTTTTCAATCTCAGACTTTAATTCCTTCTCAATAGAAGCTTTCTGCTTTACAATTTCTTTCTGACGATTTTCCTCATCAATTCTTGCATTATATGCGTTCATATTAACTACGCCAACAACCTGAGCCGTCACACCTTTACCATATTCTTCGACTGTCTTAATTTCTTTTAAAATTCCAAGAACTCTGTTGTCTTTTCCTCTTGCATTTACAATCAGATATAACGGATGGTTGGTATCATACTTAACAATTTCATTAATATCTTTATCATATAAAGCAAATCCATAATCCTTCTTATTATAATCATCTACCAAATTTACAATCGCCACTTTGCTAAATCCTGTCATTTTATTATCCTCACTTTCAACTTTTTCTACTGATAAAACGTTATATCCTTGTTTTCTATTCTTTAATTGAACCATAACATATTTCTGTGTACCTACATTATATGTATCTATAACAAATCCAGTTTGTCCCTTGCTGTTACAAGAACTTTTTATTATAACTTTGTCATTTATCTGAATATTCCTCATAGGCTGCACCTCCTGTTATATTATTCTCTACTTAATATGGATCAGATTCCCATTTACACCCACACGTACAACATTCATATGAATCAGTACGATAATATCTAAATAACTTATGATGTTCTGTGATAAAAAGATATTTTAGAACACCTTTAGATTTTCCTTTTGAGGTTATATAAAACGGCTTACTTTCTCCGCAATTAGGGCATATATTACAACCTTTATTTGCTTGCATACGTTTCAATTCTTCTTTTGTATAATCTGTTTTGTTTTGTCTAGTTATTTTCAATTAATATTACCTCGTTTCTATCCAAAGAAATCTATGTTTCTTGGTAAAAATATTACTATATATAGTGTCTATATTTTACATGAACACTATATATAATATTTCATTTACGCCTGATACACAAAACTTGGCATCGGCTGTAATTTAAACAGATTTTTCTCATGCATTGAATCAATCTTAGCTTTTACTTCCTCACTTGGCTCAATTCCATCTCTGATATATGCATCTAATTCAGCATAAGTAAATCCAAGATTGTCTTCATCTGTCTTTCCACACAGACCATCGGTAGGTGTCTTATCAACTAATTCAGACAGAAGCCCTAACTCACGACCGATAGCTTTAACCTCTGTTACTGTAAGCTGAGATAATGGACTGAAATCACCAGCAGCATCGCCATATTTTGTAGCGTAACCTACCCAATCCTCAGAAAGATTACATGTATTAGCAACACGACCATTTACTGACTGAGAAATAGCATATAATGTAGCCATTCTGATTCTTGGTGGTAAATTAATTCTGGACTGCACAGATATGTTTAATTCGTCAAAACCTTGTCGTGTATCATCATAAACACCATAACGAATAGCATCGTACACACTATCTACAGTTTCTTTTATATTAACCTCAATACTTTTAATATTCAGTAATTCGCATAATTTATATGCATCCGTAATATCTGATTGATGTCCATTTGGCATAAGTACACCAATTACTCTATCTTTTCCAAGAGCTTCTACACTTAGGGCAGCTACAACACTTGAATCTTTACCACCAGAAATTCCCACTACTGCCATACAATCTTTGCCATTCTGTTCAAACCAATTTCTGATCCACTCTACGATTTCATTTTTTATTTTCTTAGCATCAAACATTTATATATTCTCCTTCCTACATTCGATTCATCACATCATAGAACCGAATTAAATACTCATATACATTTCTAGGAACTAATTCTTTTACCTTTTCAAATTCACCTTTTTCACATAAATCTCTAACCAAACTTGAAGAAGTATGATTTTCTGGTATCTGAATTTCTGTGAAGTGATCTTTATATTCCATAAGATTTGCTTCTCTTAAAGCAGTCTCAAGATTCTGACCTTCTCTCACACATGCTACAAAATTATATTCCTCAACAAACGGTTTCCAATTATACCAAGTTGTAAGTGTTTCAATATTATCCATTCCTAAACAAATATAGTATTCGTTGAAGATATAATCTTTTTCATTCATATCTCTTATCTGAGTAATAGTATTGTATGTCCTCTGTGGAAAGAAGCTGGTTGTTTCAACTTCGGATGCCCACATATTATTTTCCTCACAATTTGGCATTGAATTAATCAGCGATACTCGACAATATCCAGGTATCAAAGTCTTTTTCTTCGCAACATATGTATCATGTGCAGGAATAAACAATATAGCATCAGCATTAACCGCTTTTTTAGCAGTCAATGCCATATCAACATGGGCGTTGGTAATTGGATTAAAACTTCCTGGTATAAGTAAAATTTTATTCATGATCCATTCTCCAATTAATACATCTCTTTAGATAATCAACATAATCAGGGTTTTTACACATACCTTTACCTTCTACATCAGACACTTTTGCAACATCCATACCATTACATTTAGTGGTTTTCATTACAATATTTAAAGCAGGAACATCTGTGTCATTACTCAAATAAGTACCAATTCCAAATGCAACATTCACTCTATCATGGAAGTGTCTGAATAACTTATCAGCTCTTTCAAAATCAAGACTGTCACTAAACAGAAGTGTCTTTGTCTTAGGATTGATACCAAGTGACTCATAATGATTAATCATCTTTTCACCCCATTCAATCGGATCGCCACTATCATGTCTTACACCACTGAATAATGTTGCATATGTCAACTGAAAATCTTTCAAGAAACAATCAGTTGTAATTGTATCTGTGAGCGCAATACCATTTAACACACCATACTCTTTTACCCATGCATCGAGTGCATACCAGTTCGAATATGCCGGATTGTGCTTGTGGTTACCCTGACCAGAACACATAATCCATTCATGAGCCATAGTTCCAACAGGCGTGAGATTATATTTCTTTGCGAGATATACATTAGATGTACCAACAAACTTAGATGGACTATGCAATGTATCATTCAAATGTGAAAACTTCTCAACAGCTAACTCCTGTGCTTCAGCAGAAAGTCTTCTTCTAAGACCAAATTCAGAAAATGTACCAGCGTACCAATGACCGCTTCTGAGATTTTCGTACTTTTCATTTAATCTCTTTTTGAAACTATCAAGCAATTCCTCATAGTTATATGCCATTCTGAAATATACTTCGTTTACAATCGCAAGTGTAGGAATCTCATACATAGATGTATTAAGCCATGTACCAAATGTTTCGATAGAAAGACCACAATCTGAATCTGTTGTAATCTCAAAATCCTCATATCTTGGCTGCCACAATCTCAGAAAATCAACATATGAACCTTTCATCCATTTGATATTATTAATATAAGTAAGTTCATCTTCTGTGAATCTCAAACCACAATATAATTTAATCTGTCTACGGATCTCTTCTACCATTTCTGGTGTAAAATGAACATCCTTATTACGACATTTAAAACTCCAAGTGGTTTTATAGTCGCTAAACTGATGATAAATAGCCTGTCCCATTGACAATTTGTAGGCATCTGTCTCCAACAAACTTGTAATAATCTGCTCCATATTATTTTCCTTCTTTCTTGATTTGATTAAATATTGTTCTAATATCATATTCTCTGTTTTCGTACTCATAAAACAGATTAATGTACTTATCAATAAAAGCCATGTCATTTGGATGCATTGCAATTGGTTTACTTTTCTTAGATTCCCACCATTTTAATTCCTTCTCAAAATTAAATGATTTACCATGATATGCTCTACCTGCTCCAAGATAATCACAAAGCATTTCTTTTTTATACTTCATTGGCATTTCAATAGGATTTCCACCATTATCAAAATTGTCCTGCCAATATTCGTAATGGTGCTTGTTTCTTCCTTTATGGTGCATCCAAGCTGCTGACCAACCATTCTCTTTCTTGCAAGCATCTATTGGACTTGAAGTACCTTGATAATACTTAACACTCTCCCAAAATTCCGTTGGAGAAAATTTAGATAAATCATGTACTAGCCCTTGAAATGGAATTCCCACTTTACAGCAATAGTAGAACACCCAACGTTTATGAGTACAGACTTTCTTAAAATGTCTGAAGGTATTAATGATATAATTCTTACACTTCATTATTCTCTCCAATCACTTCGATCTGACACATCTTCATAGTTGCTAATGCAGCCTTGTGGGTATCAGGTGTGACACCTGCACAACAACTTGCATCTACTGTAATATCAATCTCAGGATAATTTGCTCTAATAATAAGTGCATTTGAAACCACACAGATGTCGGTACATAATCCGCAAATCTCAACGCTTTCAAATCCAAAATCCTTCCAGTTTAACCAACCGAATGAAGGCTTATCAATCAGAATATCATTCTCAATATCAAAATCTAGCTTATCGGAAATCTGCCAACCAATAGTATTCTTTACACAGTGAGTAACAGGAAGATGCTTACCTTCATATGTCTCTAAATAATTCTCAGAGTGTGTGTCTCTTGTAAAAATTACCTGTTTACCAGCATCCTTATACTCCTTAATTTTCTTTGCTACATTTGATACAATCGCCTGTGCTTCCTTTGTACCAAGTGTTCCATCAATAAAATCATTCTGCATGTCTACAACAATTAATGTTTCTCTCATTTTGTTACCTCTTTTCTTTATTTTTATATGTATTTATTCTCTGAAAACTCAGAAGAAATTCCGCTTTACTTGAAACTTCATATTATGTTATTCTCTTAACCCACTCAAGATCCATTCAACAGTAGGTTCATTCCATCCATTGCCCATCAAACTACATCTTTTTGAGTATGATAACCAACGATCGTTAAGCTGAATTTTTGTAAAATTATCAGGCAATCCCTGTAATCTTTCATATTCAACTTCTGTAAGTTTTCGTGGTCTACCACTATCTAATACTTTCTTTTCATGATATCCACCATTTATACAAGTCAATGTGCAACACTTAAAATCTGGATTATAAATTCTTCTATTCATTTCCATAGAATTGACTTTTAACTCTGCACATACACGTTTGCTCATATCCAAGATTTCAAAATCTTTCTTATAGAAATATTTCTCATCTACACTATTCTCCATAATATCTTTCAAAACTAATGGAGATTCATCAGGTAATTTACCTAATGGTATGTTTGTCCAATAATATCTTTCACGACTCTGCGCAGAAAATTTTCCTGAATCAATCAGAATAGGTTCTACACCAATACATTCTGTCATTGTCTTCAGATCTTCGTCACTACTTGGTATTACATTTTCAAACATGAAATATTTGGGCTGAATTGCCCTAAGACACTCAATTGCTTTAAAGAAAATTCCTGACTTACCATCAAGACCATTGTTGACCTCTTTACTTTCAATTCGCACTCTTGAAAGTGACTGGCAGCAAGTTCCTGCCAACAGTAAATCAAATCCTTTGAACTGTTCAAAATCCGCTTCATATAAATCGCCATGATGTACCACAAACGGAAAATGGTACTGAGAAACTGCTATGGCTTCTGGCAAAATTTCATATGTATGATATTCTCTTATAGGTATTCCGAGCTGCTGTAACGCATATAATCCTGTTTCAACGCCACCACATAAACTTAATACTCGTAGTCCTTGAGAATTATTTTTTTCTTTATTCTCTGTCAAAATACACTATTTTACAGAGGTTACGTAACCATAATTACCCAGGAGTTACTGTTAAATCCTTTCTTCTTAATTATTTTGTTATAAAATCCTATGGACTTTGCACGTCTGCAAAAACCATAAGAAAAAAAAATATTTCTTGTTACTTTTATTTGGAAATTTTGGCTGATCAGCCGTGAATAAAATTGCTTCTATATTAGATTATTCTCTATTTATATTAACTATCTTTGAAATAATTTCCCATGTTTAATATCAGTCCAATGAACAAGTTTCATTAAACCATGCACATTTCGATACCACCTATATCCTCTCGCATTACTACTTGGTTTAGTATGTTTGCCATAATAGAATATTTTTTCACCATCATAAAAATCTGTAGGAAAATATATGCGATTTGGATGCCTTATGTAATAAGTTACTTTAGGGAAATCTGCATTACTGTAATCTAACACTCTTTCACCTCGCTTATTACTTTTACCTTACATTCGATTTCTACAACTTCTAGCTGCCTATCAGCGTTATAACGTCTTGACATAAAATTTCTAACCGCATTCTCAGCAGTTTTTCTTGTTTCCCAATATTTGTGTCGTGGGCTTGTAAGATTACTTACTAATTTACCTGTTAATTTATCCATTACACCATATAATGTAAATTCATTTACCATTCATCTCACCTCACTTTACAATATCCTAACAATCTGTTCATACAAACAAATATCTTTATCATTAATTGCTTTATTCACATGCATATGACCAAACAAATGCTTTTTATATTCAGTTGCAGCTTTCACTTCTTCCAAATAATTAGTCAACACATCTGGTTCATATAATCCTTTACCACCCATAAGATACAACTCTGATGTAGATGGACTATGCGTGATAATATAATCAACTATATTATTATTCTCTTTTAAAACCTCAAACCCATGTTGCATTTCATCATCTGTTGGTAATTCTTCTTTCCACCAAGATAAATCCTTGATACGATACATATACTTACCTTGCTTATCAAGTTTCTTGGCTTTCTCTCTCCAATCTTCGTCATTATAATCAAGAATGCCATCCTGAATATCATGACTTGATGCACCACCAAATGCAAAGAATTTTTTATCTTCTATAGTGAAAACCTCACCACGCATTAGATGAAATACATTTTGTCTGATCTCACGAACTTTGCCACCATGCCATTCTTTTACAGGGTAACTATAGATTCTTGGGAAACATTCGTGATTTCCATCAACAAATACAGTTGTGAATGGTTTCTGATTTAACCAATTCAACCAATATTTTTCCTGTTTGCTTTCACCATCTCTATTCCATACAAGACCAAAATCGCCAAGAATAATTACAATATTTTCATCTTTATTGCCAGAAAAATCTTTTTGTTCATAAAAATTATCTTTACTTAATCGTGTAGGATTTCCATGTATATCGCCTGTTACAAATACCGCCATTTATTTTACCTCACTCTATTGAAATCATCTTTACCACATTATCACTCATATGTTCAACCGCATGATAATCTACAATCGACTTTAAAAAATAACATCTATTAGGTTCACATCCTCTTCCTTTGTATAAATTACATACATAATTACCATGTAACTGATTTGTACATTCAGAAAAAATACATTCTTTTGGTTCATCTGGCATTTTATCTACAATAATTTTCATATTCTTACCTCACTGTCCAAAGATTTCCTCAATAACTTTCAACTTAATACTCTGACTAAATTCTGAACCAGCAGCTTTTGGATGTCCACCGCCACCAAATAAACTTGCTACATCTTTACCAAGATCAATATCTTCTTTAACGGTTCTATAAGATACCATACAACCATCAATATCAATCATTGTCACAAAATCAATTTCAGGATGCATTTTACAAAGTCTATTACCTAATTCGCTAACGAACCTATCTGCAAATACAAAACCACAAACCTTACCACACATAGGACTGGTAAACATAGTTTCATTCTTCTCTTCGATATATCTATCAATTTCGTCCTGTTTAATTTTTAGAACAACCTCATCTTTAGCATATAATCTTGGGAATACCTCATCATGGATTTCTGAAATGCACCAATGGATAAAATCGTCTCGACCATACAGATATAGTAAATCGTTCACCTGCTTACAAATAACACCATCTTCACCAAGTTCTGACCATCTCCAAGTGTCATAATCTCTCACAAGTTCAGCAAATCTTCTTAATGTATCTGAATCTTTCAAATAACCATTCTCGATTAACCAATAATAAAACATTTCTGTTCCACTGGTTTTAATGACTCCAAGCTCCTTATCCTCATACTCGATAGTCACAGAACACCAAAGATACTTATTAAGTCCTAGAGCTGTTGGATGGTGATCTAATAAATAGAAATTATCAAATCTGTCATCAATAATTTTCGCTGTATCTTCATTTACTCTAATATCTGTAATAATACACATATCAAATTTTGTTTCACTATCAATAAACTCCTTGACACTTGAATCAATGTTATCATAATCACAATATGAAATATCTACATCTTTACCAAATGCAAGTTTTGCCAAAACTGCACAACCTATACCATCAAGATCTGTGTGTGTGAATAATTTAACCATATAATTTCCTCTCTGCTATTTCTAATAATTTTTCTTTCTCATTTATATATTCTCCACTAATGACTGAATCCAACAGATTATTTAATACCTCACCAATTTCTTTTCCTGGCTTATATCCAATCTCAATCAAATCATTGCCATTAACAGCCAAATCTTTCAGTGAGAAACATTCGTCTTTCTGTAAAACTTCCTCTAAGATATATTCGATATTGTCAATTTTCTGTAATCTTGTTTCCTGATTAATGTCTGCCTGTGCTTTAATATCAGCTCTACGAACATTTAATAACCTTCTGAACTGTTCTTCTCCAATTTTATTAAGCCATCTCTTGATATATTTCTTTCCAACTTCAAAAGTAGCATCATGATAATAAACTAATTCAACAACTTTCTCTCTTGTGTCATTATCAAATCTTAATCGCTTCATTATTTTATCAGTCATATCAGCACTGACTCTTCCATGACCTTTAAAGTGTCTGATACCATCTTCTCCATCTTGATAACAGTGTGGCTTTCCTATATCATGAAAGAATACAGCCAATCTTGTTACTAAATCATCGGATTCACAATATTCTATTGCATGTACGGTATGATTCCATACATCATAGATGTGATATGGATTATTCTGTGGAAAATCAAACATATCTTTTATTTCAGGAATAAATAACGAGAATACTTCGTGATATAAGACCATTTGTACACAGAAATCACTCGATGCAGCAATTTTACAGAACTCACTATTGATCCTTTCAATAGATATATTCTCCAAATTCTTATACATTTTAGAGATATTCCAATCTGTATCAGGTTCAAGGACAAATCCCAACTGTGAGGCAAATCGAATAGCACGTAAAATTCTTAATGCATCTTCTGAAAATCTGTCTTCTGCTCTACCAACACATCTAATCTTGTGGTATTTAATATCTTCCATACCACTAAACGGATCTATAAGACCAACTTCATCATTGTAAGCCATTGCATTAATTGTAAAATCTCTACGCTTTAAATCTTCTTCAAGGCTTCGTGTGAATGTAACACTGTCAGGTCTACGACTATCTGAATAGTTGCCATCAATTCTATAAGTCGTAACTTCGTATCCTTCACCGTTAATTACAATAGTGATAGTTCCATGCTGCAATCCCGTCTCAATAATTCTCTTATCCTTGAATACTTTCATCATTTCATCTGGTGTGGCAGAAGTTGTAATATCATAGTCATGAATTGGTCTTCCAAGAATGCTATCTCTCACACATCCCCCGACTAAGAAAGCTTCATATCCATTATTTTGTAGACTATGGATAATTTCATTTGCACCAGATGGAATTTCAATTTTCAATTTCTTCATTCAAATTCACCTCGATCTTCGGTTCATCAATAAACTTTGCCAATAGTCCTTCATGGTAGAATACCTTGTCACTTTCAGTAATTTCTTCTCCTAAGAAATATCTAAGTACGAATGGCATCATATAATTATCCAAACACTTAAATTCAATATTATATTCTCCATTTTCTTTGTAGATTTTCTTACAGTACCCGTCAGTACCATTGATTTTGTGGAGCGAAAATAATTCAACTCTGAATGGGATATTAGATTTTGTACTTAATCTTTCTTCAACACAATTTCTCACAAGATTTAACATGTGCAAATTATTTGCCGTTGTCATATCATAAACAATCTCATCATTTGAAAAGAATACAATTTTCTCTTCACCAATGATGTCATATAATAATGATAATGTCTGATCCATAAGGTATTTTTCATAGGTGATATGTCTTTTAGGATTACAATTGCCAAGAATAACCTGGCGAATATATTTACTATTTGCAATATGTTCATTATCTGTGAATTGAGAAATAAAATCTTCCCATGTATCAGTCCCACGAAATATATTCCTATCATATTCGTGTAAAGATGAAAAATTAGCCTTTCTCATATCAATACTGATAAAAACTCTTCCAGTATTAGTTGGCTTAAATATATCTTTATTAGATAAATTTTTATGAATCACAATGAATTTGTTCATATCTTCCGCATTAAATCTCTGATATGCCTCTGACTCTTTGATGCTTGTAATAGCTGCATCCTTTACATGATTATATTCTTCAAAATAATCCTGCTCACAATTATATCCCTGTAATTCGCTTGTAAATCTAATCCACTTGTCAACAGTTCCATAGAACTTATCAAAAAGCCTAATTCTATCTAAAAAATATGGCTCTTGGAATAATCTAATTGGTATATTGCAATCCTTACAGAATCTTTCTTTTGCTCTATTTGATATTTCCATCAGATATCTCCTTTCACAATTCTCTCATTTACATACATCTTAAATTCATTGATTTTCTTATAATCAGGTTTATCAGGCAAAGATGTATTTTCTTTTGCATATTCAAAACGTTTTTCATATTCATTTAATAAATCATAGAATTCAGAAATAGGTTGTCTATTCTCGTCTAAATATTCTCCATTTCTAATACTCATAAGTAAATCGTGTTCGTCTGATCTATAAGTGATAATCTCTTCCTTTTCCAGAATATCAATACCCATTATATATAATCGAATCAAATGAGCCATATGCTTTCCTAATTTATCATGGGCTACAGCCTTTTCATTTCTTTTACCAAATTTACTGTAACTACTAACAATAGACTTCATTTCGTTCCACATGCCAGCCCAATCTCTTAACGGATAATGTTGCAAGTTTACATCCATAAAAATTTCACTATCATATCCTTCTTGAACAGCCTTATCAATATATAGTTTCACATCACTATTTTCATGAGGATAATATCTGTTTTTAAATTCATATCTTGCATTGTTGATGCTTTTTAAAATGTAGGCTTCATTTTCTGCCTGACCAACCAATCTCGCAGCCTTGTTTTCCATACGTCTTAGCTGAGAACCCGCATAGCCTCCAAAGGTATGAACACAAATCTGCGAAAGAAACATTTTTCTATTATCCAATAATTCTTTACCAATTTTAGATAAATGTAAATAATGTTCAGGCAAACAACCAAGTTGTTCAATTGTATTAGGATTACTTGATGCTAAAAGCTGTATCATTTTATTAAACGAATACATAGTTGTATCTGTATCAACATCTACGACCTGTTCAAAGTCTGTCCCAAGTAAAATATCTGATTTGCTATTTAGTGCAATACCTCTCACGTCTAAATCAGATCCTTCTTTATCCATTCCATATGCATGACTTCCACCAAGAGTTAAGATAATGATATTGTTACCCAAGTTCTTATCTGTTCTCAGGAAGTCATACTCTTTTGATTTTAATTTGTCCTTAATCTGTTCAATTGTCATTGTCCTAACCTCCAAAATTTTATATATCTGTTTCTACTCGTTCCTTGAAGTTTGAAATGCCTTTATTATCCTTGTTTTGAGAACGAATTAGATATACATATAAATTTGACATTGTATTTATTCTTTTCCATATTTTGTGTAATCAATAGTTTCAAACTGGTCGTATATATTAGGGACAAAAATACCAACCCAAAAATCTTTCTGAAAAATTTTATAGTATGTCACATCCTCATTCCAAACTTGAATCTCATCAATTACTTCTTTGTTCAATAAACCGAATTCATCACGACAAGCACCACTTTCCACTTTATATGTAATGGCATTGTATCGTTCTTTGTTTCTTTCTACTTGAGCGTTTACACCAATATAAGTACAAGCAAAGATAACAATCATAATTACCATTATAATTCCACTTATTATAACAGTACCCCAACCAAAACTTTCAATTGTGCAATCATTCTGATATAAAAATTTTCTTAACTTATCTTCATTTCTTGTATCAAACCACTCCATCTTTCCAACAATTACTAATCCAATTCCTACAATTAATACAATTAAACATAACCAAAATAACATAATTATACCTCCAATTTTTCTAATAAAATGTGCGTTTCTTTCTAATGTAAAATATATACCATATATAGTATATATTGCTTATTTTTAATACTATATATGGTATATTTGCAACAATTACTCGCCTAATTCTGCAAGTGCCTTATCCAGATCCTCATCAGACATATTTTCAAGTGCTGCATCCTGTCTCTTAGCCTTGATTTCAAGCAATCTCTGTCTCATCTCAGCGTTTTTCTTAGCGTCTTCTCTCTTCTTTTTCTCATCCAGCTTCACACTAACAATATACTTGACAATTTCAATCTTATTAGAAATCTCCTCATCTTCCTTTGACTTAGTATTCAGAAGACTTTCTTCCTCAGACTTCTTTGATTCTGCGTTAAGTGTCTTAAATACTGAGTCCAGATTTGTGAGAGATAAATCCCACAAATCAATTACGTTAATCATTCCTCTAAATGGGAACTGATAGTTTGCTCTTGTTGCATTGATAAATAATTCATTGTTTGTCATAATAATAATCTCCTTTTCTAATTAAAACTTAATCTTCATTACACGCTCTGTTGCACCCTTAACCTTAACAACTAAATCTGCTCTCTTTGTCATAGAGAATCCAATTCCTGAAAGCTGATCATCAGTATCTTCTACATGGCACTTAGCACCTAATGCCTCAAATACTCTCTTGTGCTTCATTAAATCATTGTCAAGGAACTCAAGATAGAATCCATTAGGACTTTCGTTATTCACACAATCCTTCAGGAAGAAGAATAAATGTCTATGACCAATTCCATCCTGCTCGTCAAAATAGTTTGGACTGTAACTAATTACTGATACAGGAACAAACTGATTTGTATTTACACCCCAAATCTCACGACTTGAAATAGATGAACTTCCAGATAACTTTTCCTTAATTGAGAAGTTGCCATTCTCATCAAGTGTAACTTCTGCCACCTGAACATTCTCGCCAGTTCTCATAGGGTTGTTATAATCAAATGAATAAATCTCTCCATTGAACTCAATTTCTGCTCTGAATCCATGCCTTACTGCACCTGAATACTGATGTACAAAGAATCTATATGTTCCTGCTCTCATTCTTGATAAATCCTGCCATGTAATATTCTCTACTGCAACTTTTCCACATGGATTAATAACATCAACATCTAACTGACCGCCCATAGAAGTAATTCTTGGTGCTTTGTAACTACCATAATAGATTTCTGTTCCATTTGGCTCAACACAATGGGCATCAAGGTCATAATTGTCATGTTTATCTTCGTTCCACTGAATTGAAAATCTGAGTATACCGTCAACATTACCGCCAGCAGCTTTTACATTCTGCTTCATATCAGAGTCAGTAATGTTTCCTGAATAAGCCCAAGATAATCCATTATTCCATTTGAACATTGTCTTAGAATCTGGATTAACAGGTGCAATCATAGAAACAAAGTTCTTATCATGTTTATTCTCTACAAAAGCTTCAATCTCTTTTGCGGTTGGAAGTACCTTATCAATGAAATCCTGTGCTGAAATCTCTTCAACCTTAGAAAATTTCTTAGGACTTACAGCAACATCCTTTTCCATCTGTCCAAAAATATCATCTGCACCAACCATTCTTCTTGCAGCACTCTTATTTGAAAACAGTACATTATTTACAGTAATATCATTCAGATTAGCAAATCTTCTCTGTAATGAATCCATATATCCAAGTTCTGTAATGGTCTTCTTTGCATCCTCAAGCATCTTCTTTGTAAAAATAGCCTTTGGACGTTTATAATTACTTGGAGCAACAATCTGCTCATACTTCTTAACTGCTGTGTCAAGATCCATATCCTCACTTACATTAATAAGAAGTGTCCCAATAGAATGATTTCTAATTCTACCAATAGCCATACCTGCTGTTACCGACTTCTCCCAAGCATATAAATCCTTTTCAATATCAGAAGTCAGCTTATCGTATTCCTTCTTATACTTCTTGAACTCTGTGAGTACGCCTTTCCACTCTTCACCCTTGTAAAGTGTATTTGAATTGATAAGTTCAAGAATTGTATCGAGTGCATCCATAGTAATTTCATCAAGAGAACGCTTAAATACGTTTCTTGTATCTCTGAACTGTCCTTTAACTTCCTCATTAGAACGACTACTTCTATTTACAAACTTGCTCGGAAGCTCTAAGAAGAAATGATTCCACTGATGAGACTTTCCATTGATTTCCTCAAAGTTAAAATCTGTACCAATCTTAGGGAACTTAGTTGTATAAATATCTGTAACTGTATGAGCTTTTACGAAAGCATCAAGTGCATCACATACTGGCTGATATGTTGTATCACCAAGATTCAGTTCCCAAATCGTATGAATCTGGTTATCCTTGATAGTGACAGCAGAACCAATATTCTTAATAAACTGTCTACAACAACTGCAATCATGCTCTCTACGCTCTCTGAAAATCTCATTTGTACCAGCAGGGAAGCTATCAAGATATGTATTCCATAATTCATCCTTATCTACATTTACCTCAAATAAATGTGTTGCCTCTTTCTGCATTTCATCGAAGTGCTTCTGTAAAACCTTCTTAAACATCATAAATCCATCCATATTTTGTACCTCTTCTTTCTTATATTTATTTTTTGTTAATTGTTTCTACTGTTATATTCTCCGTTTATAATTCAAAGGAAACGAAGTTTTACTGTGGTTTCTGTTCTTTGTCTATAAAATATGTATTTCCATATTCATTGACTTTCTCGGTCAAATTCATTCTTGCGTAATCAAGAACGTCTGATGCGAAATCTGCCATACACGAATAACATAAATAATGCTTAGTTTTTCCTACATTCATTTCTACTAATCCAACTTCTATTCTTCCGCAAATCTCACATGACTTATTTCTAATCCATTGACTCATATAACTTTGCTCCTGACTATCTTTTATATTCTATCCATTTATCTGAATCCTTGAATTTCACTTTTACTTTCGTAGGGCATCCGTCTGGAATAGATTTTAATGATTTATAGTCGCCTATAATTGTTGCTGTTTCCAAAACTTTATGATTCTTCTCACATTCTATTGCTTTTTCTTTATCTGCATAATCAGTATTACAGAACTGACAAGTATATAATGTCTTTGTAACCATATAAATCTCCTTTCCAATTTACCAAATTCCATTTACTGTCTTATCAATAACTTCTCTCATCACTCCACCTGTCATCTTATTCATTGTATCTGCAACAAGACCTTTATATTCTGCTCTTATTCGTCTATTGTGACGAGTACATGGTTTTGAACAATAATTGTTCCTTCTACATTTTTCACAATTACCATTCAATTTCCACTGTTCATTTTCCTGAATCTGTTCCATAATACCTTTTCACCTCGCTTCCATATGAAATCGAACTTTGTTCGGATTCAATCCATTACACAAATTGATAATTCAATATTCCCATCTTTATCTTTGCCGACTTCTTCTATGTCTTCATAATCTGGGCAATCACTCCTATGTCCTATAATTCCACTATTAATATTTCCTTTAATATAATGATGAACTTTTATTGTGATTTTATCTTTATATTTATCCAATAAATATAAAAGCTCATCAAAATCTTTATTGTTATCCATGTCTTATTTCACCTCATAATCCAAAGAAAGAAAGAGAATTTTCCTACTCAACATACTGCACAATTATTGGTTCGTTAGCATATTCATCAATCACATGCATCACTGCCTGTCTAACCATAAATTGTTTACAACAATCATTAAACCACTCTTTTAGCTTATCTATATCAGTTCCACCATAATCTCTCAAATCTCCGAATACAGATACTGTTGTAGAAGCCATGCAACCTTCATCTAAATTATGCCAAATACTCATCTCTAATGTTCCTTCACTTCCCATAGGTAACGTCTTTGTATCATCTGATTCGTCATAGTTGTATAAATCATCCCATGTTACTTCTTTACCAAAAGCTTTATAAATACTTTCGTCTGAAATCTTTCCAAAACTATCTAATCTAAAAATTGCTGCTACATGTGTCCACTGACTCATAATTTTCTCCTTTCAATTCCATTCATCTATATATAAAACAGAAACCATACTCACAAAGAATATAAGAATTGCCAGACTCGGCTATGTATTTGATAGAATAATCGGACGTTTTTCTGATTTCTATTATTAACTTATTCTCTATTATTTTATATTACATTTAGCAACCTTTTTAACCCTCAAATCAGTTGGGCACTCTTTTAGCTTCTCAACTCTTGTTACAATTACAGGCTTAACACCATATTTTGTATAACAAAAAATCTTGTTACCAACCTGAACATTATTTTTAAACACATTCCATTCTTTTGAGTATTTGGGTATTCTCCAAACAAACTCTTTATCATAATTTGGATGCTTGCCAAAAATATATGTAGTATTTTCATATCTGTAATTATTACAATGTCTTTTTCTAGTTCTTATGTATTCAGCTTCTTCAATTCCATTTTCTTTTAAAATAAGATACTGAATATATCCATCTATAAGCACATTATATTTATTGATAACTAAGAACTTGCTCTGCTTACCAGTTTTTGCAAATTCCTTTCTATATTTTTGAACTTTCTCCTCTGAAGGATGTGAGTTTGCGAAAGCCTCTGTAATGATAATATCTGACATCTTAATCTTCTTCATAATTACGCTGTTGCTCCCTTCTGAACATATTTATCAAAACTGTTTTTCATATATGCAAAGTTTGTTTTCTGTGAAGGACTAAAATTTGTCTGATTCTTATATTTCTGAATCCACTTCTCAAATTCTTCATCTTGTTCTTTCATACATGCATAAGCCATAATAGCAATTACAGCTCTTTCACACTGCTGATATACAGGCTCGTCCACCTTTACGCAATCCTCAACCATATCCCTGTAAAACTCAATATCCTCTTCTGTAGCGTCAGGATTTGCATTTTCCTGAACAAAAGAAAGAACACTTTCAGCATTTTTATCCTCTGAATCTATTAATTTTACTGAATTTTTGGAACTATCATTTTCATTCTTTTCTTCAATCTGAAGGAACTTCATCATTAGAGTTGTAAATACTTCAATCTTTTTAGAAACTACACATTTATCAGTTGTACCTCTTAATTTATTGAGTTCATCATAATTTGTACCATTGATATTTTTATTATGTAATTCTCTCTTCAGTGCATCTAAAAATTCAACAAATTTTTCATCTGGAAGTCCAAGCTTTGTGAATTTATTAAAAACTACTATCCATATAGGAATATTCTTTTTTTCAAAAATATCTTTAAATCTATCACCACAAACCTTTCCGATTCTATCGAAATGGTTCTGAACGATATTAAATTCATTCATAGACGAATTATCTTCAAGATAATTTGCAATTTTTTTTGCCTCTTTCTTATAATTATCAAAATGGAATATGTTCATGACACTTCTGCACACTACCTGTAAATATTCTCCGTTTTTTCTATAGGTATCTTTGTACTCAATTGTATCTTTAAAAAATTTTCCATCTGCAATCTGCTTTATCTTTCTTGCATATGTAGGTATCCATGTGATACTCTGTTGAGATACGTTCATGGACTTGTGCTGATTAAGTTTTCTTACAAGTTTACTTACCTTTTCCATTGTACAATTTTGATAAGTTGCAACACGAAGCTGATAAGTATCTATTCTCTTCTTTAATTCCTTTGGAAATTCATCATAGGTCTTATTCTTTATGTCAAAGATTTCCTTCTCCCATATAAAATTGCCTTCTTCGTCTTTTACAGCAACACCGTTTTCATCTAATTTCTTTGTCTGATATTCGATTTCACTATCCTCAATTGTTCCAGTAAATTTGTGATTTCCGTATCTAATCATCATAATAGCCGTAGTTCGCTGAAGTCCATCCACAATATATTTTTGAACCAATCCTTCTCCAAGTGGAACTTCTGCAAGAATTAACGGAGGAAGATAATCGCCTGTTAAAACGGTAACTCCAATTCCATTAACGAAACTCTTATCACTACAGTAATATCTCTGCACATCCTGATTATCACTAACATCACCATCTTTTACCTCACTGATGTAGTTAATTAATGGAATGTTTTCTTCTCTTACTTTTTTTACCATAATAAATTCCTCCTGAATATTATTTTATCTTTAATTATTAGATAGATCATCAGAGACTCGAATTCCGAATCACCAACTATGAATCAGACGCACTAACCAATTGTACTAATGATCCATAACTGGGCTAGTTGGATTCGAACCAACGTATGCAGCAGTCAAAGTGCTGTGCCTTACCGCTTGGCGATAGCCCAATAAGTGTGAAATTAATCACACTATATAATTCTCTTTTTTTACATTAATTCTCTTACATTTTCATAAGCCTGTATTGCTGCCAAATTTTGTGAATATTCTTTTTCACTCATATGTAATAATTCTCTAATTTCTTTTGCTTTATATCCTTCAGAAAGTAATGACACAATTTTTCTTTGTATAATTGAAAGTTTACTCAAATATTTTTCAATTTTGTTTTCTTTCCATCCATTATGAGTACAAACCTCTTCAAAAATATCAAAATCTGATGGAATAATTTCACTCAACGGAATACCATCCTCTGACATATAACCGTCAAAACTTTGTATATTTTTTGCAGGAATTCTTTTATACCTATTTCTATCACGTATTTCCGTGATAAATTTTCGTTTAATATTTCCTATTAGAAAAGTTTTAAATTGACAATTTTTAGAATCGTTAAATCTTATTACACTATCTGTTAAAGCATCTAATGCAATAGAATAAAAATCGTCATAATCTTTTTCAGAAAGACCACCAATTTTAATCAAAATTGGATAACAAAGTTGTTTGAGTTTTTTCATTTCATTATCACAATATTCTTCAAGATATGTCATATTATTTTTCTCCTTTTTATCTTGCATAATTTACCGAACGCCATCAGTGATAATTCACCATGTCGTTCTATTGTTTTTTATTTAGTTTTATTTTTTTGAAAGCCAGCAGAATCGCTTCATTGATAATCTTGACAAGAGTTTAATTATATGTAAAAATAACAATCAAGCGACCAGTATAACTGTGTCGTGGTCTATGTGTAAACAGTCAAGTAGAAAGTGGTTGCCGCCACGCTTGAATCGCTTGACTGTTTTGTTTTCTATGTTATTATATTCCGAACGTATGTTCGTGTCAATACCTTATCGAACGCTTGTTCGTATTTTTCATTTTATAAGGATTGTACTCAATTTGCCTATTGGCTCATAATTGAACACATTTTTTTGGCTCTCCGAAAAAACTCGGAGCTGATTTGCAAAATCATCACATACCTTTGCAATCGTAGCAGCTTCTTCAAGTATACTGTGACATTCTCCAAATTTTTTCTTTTTAAAACCTACGTTACAATCTGGATTTTCAAGATCTTGTTTTGATACAAGTACAACTGCATCTTTTTTTGCGACCTTCATCGCTTCTTCTAGCGACATTATTACATATTCCATTTTTAAGCCTCCTCCAATGCTCCAAAATTTGCATCATATACTCTTTTAATGTTTCTTTTATCTTCTATGGAAGATATGTACCCAAGCTTTTTAATTATTCTCTGTTCAGACACTTGTCTTAAACATTCTCCGAGTACCATGCTATCCACTTTCAACCCTTTTTCTTCATCTCTCTTAAAAAGAAGATGTGTTGGTTGATTTATATGTTTGATTTTTGATGTGAGTGGTACAACCAAAGTAGTGCCACTAAAATAATTTCCAACATCATTTTGCAAGATAACACATGGTCTTTTTCCACCCTGCTCACCTGCAAATTCAACTTGTCCAAAATCCACAAGAACTACATCAAACCTTTTATAATTTTCTTTCATTGTCACATCCTCCTTTCTTTCTTCTGTTCCTTGATACTTCGCATTATATACTTATCTATATATATTGTCAAGTATTATTATAAATATTTTTTATATTTATTTTATTGGTAATATATGGTAAATTATATATATAGTTAATAATATACATTTATTGTGTTTTTAATATTAAATAATGAGGTATAAAAAATGATAATTTCTATAAAACCATTAATGGACTCTCAACACATTACAAGATACGAATTGGCACAAAAAATGGGGGTAACATATCCAACAATTAATAATATTTATAAAGGTAATGCAACTTCTATTCGCCTTGATACACTTGAAAGTCTTTGTCGTGAGTTGCATTGTACCCCAAACGACATAATAAAAGGAGAGTATTAATTACATTGCGTTTAATACATCTTTCATTCCAATAGATCCATTAGCATAACTATTAATTGTTGTACTCATACTACTGTGTCCAAGCTGCTGTTGTGCAAAAACAATATTTCCCTTGCTTGCCATAATTGAAGCATAATAATGTCTCATCATATGAGGAGTAATCCCATTTCCATAATTTTTGAAAATTGCTTTTATGTTATCTTCAGTTGTACGTTTACCATTTTTATTGATAAATACTGCCTCTTTATCAATAATATTCTCTAATGTACTTCTATAATTAATCCATTCTTTTAAAGCTACTACGGCAGATTTTGTGACATACACTATTCTATTTTCGGCTTCCCTATATTTTCCCTTACCAAGAATAGTAATATATGGCATATCTTCTTCTAAATGCAAATCAGACAAATCTAAGCCAGCAAGCTCAGACTCTCTTAATCCTGTTCCTTTTAGAACAGTGAATATTACAATATTTCTATTACGAACAGAAACATCTTTTTTCCATATTATTTTCTTTTCCATATCAGTAAGCTGTTTTTCGGTTGGAAGTTTTTTAATTAAGTTGTTTCCCGATGAAATTCCTTTATAGGTTACATCTTCAAAAAATCTATCAGATATATTTGTTCCTTTTACACGACTAATATAATTCCAAAAACTACGAATAATATTTTTTCTTGTTTCTAATGTAGTTGGTGACATTCCATTTTGTTCTTTTGTCTTTAGATACAATGTAATATCTTCTGCCATAATATCTGTAAAATCCGATGGCTCAATATCTGATATATTTGTTTTATTAACAATTTTCTCTTCAATAAACCAATTGAGCAAATCTATAATAATTCCAAGATAATTTAATGCACCTGCTTTACTCTCAATTTTAACAGTAAAATATTTTCTCATATATATAGGAAGATTTAACTTATCTAACTTCTTATTAAGCTTCTCTGCATTTTTATTTTGCATTTCTATTTTATAACACATAATTATCAACCTCACTTTCATATTCGCCTATGTAATAATTCTCTCTTTTTATCTTTGCAGCTTCAAAAATTTCTTCATAAGAGTCACAAAATCTTACTTCAATACACTTCGTTACTTTTCTACACTTCAAACAATACAAATCTTTGATATGTTTTTGTTCTCTTTGTTTCTGTCTTTGGATTCCTCTTGCCAACATATTTTCTTGCATACATTTCATACATATAAATCTTGACTGTCTCTTTGGATTTCCATTTTTATATCTACTCATTTTTATCACCATCCTCTAAAATTATTAGTATATTACACTGAGCTACAATTCCATATCCTTCCTGAATTACTTCTCGATTTTGTAAACTCTTTGGAACATCATACAACATACCTTTCCACAGCCCTTTTCTTAATGGATCTGTTGTACTTCTTGTTTCTGATGTTTCAATCATAATTGGTACATTTTCGTTATTTTCTATAAAATCTTTAATAGTTGCCATAATATCACCTCATTTTCTGCAACAAAAAAGAAGCAGTTAATTTCTGCTTCTAATGTTCATTTCTATATTTAATTTCTCTCAATAAGAAAGCAATTTTTCATCGTGTCATAAGAATCACCGTATTAACATATCCATCATGTTCATAATTGGATATTGAGTAGTCTTCTAATATTCCAATACTTTTTAAATCAGACTCGTTGGTATAAATTACAATCATTTGTATTGAACCATCTTTTGTCTTTTCGATTAAATCCTTTAGAATATAACCACAGAATTCTTGCACTGTAGCATCATTACTATTTACATGGAAACATTCCATAAACGGTGGTAAATAATCTCCATACGAATAAATCATTGCTCCGTTATATTTCTGAATTGCTTTTGCAATTTCAGACTTCATAACATTACCAGTTACTTTTATCATTCAACCATCCTCCTTTTAAAATCGTCATTTCATCTTATCTGCAATCTCTTTGATTTTATCTGCGTTCAAAGGTGCTACTGCATCCGCAAGTCTTCCTTTTGTTTCCTTATATTCTTTTGTATAAATATCAAATCCAGAAAGATAACACCAAGTATTTATTTCTCTTTCTAATTTTTCTGCTTTTTTACAAGCTTCAATTTGCTGTTTTATTTTATTTTGAATATATTTAGGAATCTCCATTTATATTACCTCTTCCAATCTTCCAAGTAAATCATTCTTTACTTCAATTAAAACTTGAATTCTATTTTGCATACTTATAACACCTATATCTCCATTACTCTTATAATATTTTTGCAATTCATTTTCACACCTATCAATTTCTGTATCAAGCTCATTAATATATTCTCTTATCTTTTCTCTCATATCTGGTTGATTTTCATACTGATACAGTTTTTGTAGTGGTTCTTGCATTTTTTGATTAGAATCTAAATCAGCATCTGCATATACAAACATACACTGATTTTTTATAAACGGCATATCCCAATTTAATTTCTGTATTAATTTACTAATTGTTTTTCACCTCAATTCCAAATATCTCACAAAAATCTTTGTCCTTAATAACATCAGCTATCTTAAAATATCTTCTTGCAATCTCATTAAACATATCTCTTTCACAAATTACTTCCGCTGTTTTAGGATGATTGCTTTCTATAAAAGACTTATATTCTATTACTAAATTGGAAAATAACTCTTTTTCATTTTCTTTTTTACAACTAACTCTAACATAACTATCATAGCATTCTTTTAATTTGTCATTTGGAATACCTATAAATAAATTTCTTCTTAACATAATATTCTCCATTTCTATACCAAAAGAAAGTTAAATTTACTTACCAAATGCTACTTTTATCTTGAGGTTTGCCAGTTTTAATTTCTAGTTTTCTGGTTTCACAACATTTTTCTACGCTTGCTTTGATATTCTCTTTAACGCATAAACAGCTGTTCTCATTATCGCATGTTGTAAAAATATCGTTAAGTATAACATGAATACCCTCGATTGAATTAATATCTATTTTGTTTCCAAATTTATCTGTATATATAATTTTCTTCGACATATTTTTCTCCTTAATTCGTAAGTAAACTTAGATTTCTAAGTCAATCTTTTTGCCAAACAACTTTAAATCTATTTGCTTCTAATCGTTTATTATAATCATTTCGATTATCCCATGCAGCCATTTCAACTTCATCGCAGTTATTTTCTCTTGCATATTCAATAGCTTCATCTAATTTGTTAAATCCACTATCCATGACTCTCTCATCATTTTTATATAAATAATACTTAATTACTTCCTCGTCCATAATATTCTCCATTTGCTTCTACTATGTTTATTATATTGTTTTCGTGTTTAATCGTTCTTATAATGGTAAGTCACTTAGCAGTTTTTTGTTATCCACATGGTAATCTACCACTCCTCGTTTGCTTTCAACTTGTCAATTAAATCTATTATACCATAATGTGCCTGTTCTCTTGTGTAATCTGTTATTTCTTCTATTCCTAATTCTTCGACTATCTTTCTGTCGATTTCTTCTAATTGTTCTATTATTTTTTCTATCATTTTTCTGTTCTCCTATTTCTTTTGATTATATCATTTATTTCAATTCCTTTGTTCTTGAACCATAATTCCATCCAATCAAAGAAATCTCTTGTTGGGTTAATTGTAAAGCTATCAACACTGTTCATACTTGGAAGCGTAATCTTTATTTGCGAATTTCCGCTTGCACCATATTCATCATATTCGTATCTAAAAGGACAACCTTTAATGCAAGTTCATTGTTAAATTCTGTTACCATTTCTAATGTTATTTTCATAATTTTCCTTTCCACAAGAAAACTTGGTTTCATCAATAACTTAACTATTCGCTATCTGGTTCAAAACCTGCGTTATTCCAACCCCATTTTATTAACGCCTTTTTTACATTTTCTAAATCTTGTTCTGTTGTTCCACGCCATATTTCTTTTACTTTAACATAAGTCGTACTATTTTTTATATGATCATATAAATACCAAGTCTCATCTTCATCTAATACCGCATATGGATAACCATATTCTTTTGAACAAATTTTATTTCCAATGCTTATCATTTCTGCCATGTAACTCTCACTCCAATCTACTTAATTCCAGCTTCCTTACACAATTCTAAAAACTCATCCTGGCTAATTTGCATTTCTGGTTTCCTATTATTTTTCATAATAACTACATGGTGCTTCACATTTTCCAGATGATGTACATGCAGGATTTTTACTACACAATCCATTTCCTAGCATATATTTACACCCTTCTTTTCTTGTACCAATATTTCTCGAACCACAATTATTACAATGATATGATTTCTCTTTTTCATCATATCGAATATCCATATTTCCGCAATCTAAACAAATCATATTTTTATTCTCCAATCTTCTAATAAATTTATTCTAATCCAATCATCTTCTCAAAATACATTGCAGCCTTTCCATTTGCGCCTTCGTATTTACGTCCAATACAACCAATTAATGCCGAGTCTAAAGACATATAAGAAGTATTTGTATCAGCATAATTAATATATGTATGCCATAAATGTTTAGGTGCAGTTTTGCTTTCGTATTCTATAATCTGATATTCTCCAATACAATGTATATCAATCACTTTGCCCCATGTAAATTCTTCCCTTATTAATTCCAGTTTTTCATCAGGTGTCGCTTCTCTTACATCAGTATCTGTGATCGTATCTAACTCGCTAAAATAACAACATCCATAATTACATGGATGGAACTTAAAATCATTTTCGCTTTTTACTACTGTTCCAATTTGATTTTTATATACAACAATGTCTCCATATTTCATAATTCATCACTCGCTCGTATTATAAGTTTATAGACCTCTCATTCAGAGGCTATAGACTTATTTTTTATGATGTAGGTATGGATGAATTGTTGGACATCCTTTTATACCCACATAGTTAATAAGTTACTTTATAGTCATGGTCCCAGATGTTACAATAAGTTCTATAAGAACTGTAGCTATGGTCACTGCTTCATCACTCCAGCAAAGTTTTTACTATTGCCAAGAAAGCATGCAGCCCTAATGCTACGCTAAGACTTATTACACAAATGCTGCATCCTGGTATCTAGCCACCAGCAGGGTATTTCTGCCAGGTAATGCTCATAACGCGAGGTTTAGGGTGGCGTAGTGATCTGGGATAAACCATGATTACTTTTCTTCATTCTGTATTGAAAGGTGGTGATGATCCGTGAAAGAACATATTGATTACCTTACAACACTGTTTGTCGGGATTGATATTGCATCCCGTGTTCATGTCGTCTCTGCACTTGATTTTAATGAGCAGTTCTACATCAAAATGAAACCTGTAGAGAACACTCAAGAAGGTGCGGGACTTATTGAACAGATGATTTCTGATGTGTTAGAACACAACCATCAGTTCAAATACGTTGTTATCGGTATGGAAGCTACCGGCTTCTATGGAGTGCATCTGGCGAATTATCTTTCTGCCAGCGACTTACTAGCTCCATTCTCTGTCAGAGTTTATTGCCTTAATCCCAAGGAAGTTAAGAACTATAAAAAGTCTTTTAATGACATTGGAAAGAATGATGGCATTGACTCTTATGTGATTGCTGATTTCGCCCGTGTCGGACGTATTGCAATCAAGCCGTGGCGTGGTTCCCAATACCTTGCTTTGCAGCGCCTTACCAGACACCGCATGCATATCACTGAATGTATTGCAAGCGAAAAGACCTACATGCTAAACAACATTTATCTGAAGTTCAGTGAATACGCTTTACTTCGCGATGGAAAACATCCATTCGCTAACAAATATGGTGCAACTGCTGAAGCCATTCTTACTGAGTACACAACCAATGAAGATATCGTGAACTCTTCGTTAGAAGACCTTGTCTCTTTTATCAATTCAAAAAGCAAAGGTCGTATTGCTGATCCAGAAGAAACAGCCAAAATTCTACAGGCTGCAGCGCGCAACTCATACAGACTCGATAAATGTCTTTATGAGCCACTTACTATTTCAATCGCGTCTTCCTTTAACTGCATCAGTTCCTTTGAAAGAGAGCTGAAAGCGATTGATAAAGCAATTCTTCAAACAGTTCAGGGATTAAACCCTGACGAGTATACTGTACTGAATTCCATACCTGGAATCGGTAAAGTTTATTCCGCTGGTATCTTAGCTGAAATGGGTTCCATAAAGGCTTTTCCTAATGCCAATGCTCTTGCCAAATACTGCGGCATCGTTTGGAACGATAATGACTCCGGTGACTTTGTCGCTGAGGACAAACACATGAGCAAAGCTGGCAACAGATATCTGCGCTACTACATCATAGAAGCTACTGGAAGTGTTATAAGGCACTGTCCTGAATATCGAGCTTTCTATGAGAAGAAATATGCTGAAACAAGAACACATCAGCATAAACGAGCACTCGCGTTGACTTCCCGTAAATTTATACGTCTGCTCTTTGGTCTGCTGGACAAAGGCCAACTCTACTCTCCGGAAAAGAGTAGGTAATCCATATCGAATTCCTAACTTACGTCTTTTTTGAAAAACAAGCCGTAGGTCTATTAAAGTTACCCATTTATATGAAAAGCATTTCAAAATACTTCTTGACTATTTACCAAATTGCTTTCTTTATTATTATACACTACTTCTTTTGACTTGAAAAGTATAGAACAAGTTCCATCACATATACAGCGTGGAAGTTATGTAATTTAATTTTCTACATAAATCCAATTCTGAATAAATCTCATTGCATCTTCAAGGTAAATAGGATTCAGATCCTTGTATGAACTGCCACATCCGAATTTACTCTTCAAACCATTCCAAAGATTTATAAAATAACTTTTTGAATTTGCCTTGTACTCTTTTGAATGAGCACCACCAAGTAACTGATTGATTCTATCTTTCGCTGCTTTGTAAATTCTCTGTTGCTGTCTCGTTGTCAGTGTCATATTATCTACTACTTGATTTAGCTTTTCCGTCTGCTCGCCTAACATATTTTCCATATTGTTAATTTGAGCATACACAACTTTCATATTACATCCCATATCTTCAAGCATTGTTTCTACCTTATTAGATTGAGTTGCAACATAGCCACCTGTCTTTCGGATTGATGGAAGAACCTCTGATGTTACCCAAATCCTGAATGGCTTTGCGATTGGTTTACGGCTTCTTAATGCTAAAGTATAAAATCCGCTTTCACTAATAACATTAGTATCTCCACCTTGTAACCCTAAGTTTAACTTAGCCTTTTCAAAATCCTCTAAACTATTCATCGCAACCGTTGGATTACTGTGTTCCAAGATTTTACACACATCAGCAGCAACAAACCAAGGTTCTCCGTTAATCACAATAGTTCTAATCTGTCCAAATTCCTCGTTATTGAAAATTTCAATCTCATTTTTAGTTTCTAATAATTCTTTCATATCGTATCTTCCTTTCTTAAATAAATTTGTTGATAGCCTTCTATAGTTTTATTCTTTATTTGCTTGCAGACTATCAAGAGTATTCCAACTCCATTACGACAGCTTTTATAGATAGCCAATCTGCTATTCAGTTTTCAAGGTACGCAATTTTTATATTGTGTTTTCCAACAAAAATAACCGCCAGTATTTTATTACTAGCGGTTTGCGTTTACACTATACTATATATTGTGTTTTGTATATCTTTAACCACAATATATTGATTTAATTTTCAAAAAAGTCTTTTAATCATACCCCCATAATTTTTTAGTCACGTTATAATCACTTGGTACTAATTTACATTTCAAATCTCCAAAATTTAACTTATTAAATTCTTCCTTTGTAATTTCAATACCCATATCGCCTTTAACTGTAGCATTATAATCAAATTTTCCCTGACATTCTGGACGAAAATACCATACTCTATAGAATTCTTTACCTGTCTTCTGATTTTTACCATCAAACAAACAAGTTATTGTTCTACCTGAGCTAATTTCAGTTGTAACAAATGTTCCAAAGTAAGGATTATATTGCGTATATGAATTTTTTCCATATTTTAAATTCTGTTGTTTATCTTGTTCGCTATACTCAAGTAATTGTTGCGTACCTCTTCCATAAGAAGTATCATACACTTTACTACTATTTACACCAACTGTAGAATACAACTTAACTCCATTTTTATCAGTCGTTTCGACTCTTTTTACTCTCTCTCCATTAATATAGTCATTGCAAAGACGATCCATGTAATGCACATTTCCTTTTTCATCAACTTTACGTGTATAATTTTTCATATCATGATTATCTTTAGCTGCAAAGGCAACACTTCCGACACAAATTCCTAAAAGAGCTAACAATCCACCCAACATATTTTAACCACCTTTCTATTTTTTCCATTTTTTCATTTCATCAACTGACTTCTTATTTAAGTTATTATACATATCTCTTCTCTTTCGAGCATCTTCTTTCTCATTAATCCTCCAAGGGAGATATATACATAAATACATTGCTACTAAAAAACCAATTAAATGTGCCATAATAATTACCTCCTAAAGTTAATCCCTGCGGATATGCACCGCTGAACAGGATATTAATTCTATCATAAACTTTTTCTCCTTTTTAAATTAATCTATAATTCTTTTAAGTTTCCAAGATGTTCCATTTCCAAATTTGTTTTCATATTCATTAGCTGCATCTAACATCTGATGCCAGTTTTTACAAGTTTTAATATTTTCTAATATACTCTTTAATTCTGATAATCTATTTTCACTAATATCATCAAAATCATCTATATCTATATCAAAATAATGCTGTGCTTCAAAAATATCTTCAAATTCTTCATCTCTCCACGAATTTACTAATTTAAGATTATCATCTTCGTCCATCCAACTAAAATCACTTTCATCGAGATAGTCTCTAACTGTCAAATTAACTGCATCCTCAATCAGAAATTCTAATTCAGTTCCTTTATATTTTGAATATAACAAGTCATTAACTGTTGATTCAACAATTAATTCTACCTCAAATGGTGTTAATTTTCTTCTTTTGCGATTTTCCTCATTTACCTCTGCATCAATTGCAAATTCCCACGCTTCAAGTGACATTTTTTCAATTAATTCATTATTATTCATAATAGCTCCTTCTTTCTTTTTTAATTATATATTATCGTATGTCCTATAACAAGGACTTTATATTTAATCTTCTTCTGCAATTCTTCTTCCTTCTTCAAGAGTATTGCAAGATGCAACTCTTGTCCAAGCGTTCAATTCCGTGTCGAACCGCATTAAATCATATTTAAGATTATTTTCATTAATTTCATAACCTTTTGTGAATCTGTTTACGATTACATATTTTTCATTTCCAATTTTAAAATTTCTTCTCATAATTTTTACCCTTTTCCTTTCTTAATTTTCTGTTATAATATTCTCTATCGGAGGAATTAATCATGATAAAAGAATTTATAACAGACGTTTGCGAATTACTTGAAATAAGAGTGCCAAAAATTTCATATGACACTACTCATTTCGCTACTAAAACAACAATGGCTCAATGTAAACCAGAAACTAATACAATTTACCTTAATAAAGTAGATAAGCCAAATCCAGATTATGTATTTTCCATTGCTCATGAACTTCGTCACATTTATCAATATCAAATTGATGAGAAATTTTATTTGTCAGGCTATAAACCATCTAATAAATGCTCATCAGTTGAAGAATACAATCTTCAGATTGCTGAAGTAGATGCTAATGCTTTTGCCTCTATTGTGATGTCTGATTTCTTCTCAATAAAGCCACAATGGAATGGTTTATCTAATAAGGTTATTGATGCTATTGAAAAACGAATCAAATTTCTTTTGACTACTGAATTTGTTTTATAAACCTAAATCCATTTGCCGTAGTTTTCTTTTTAGAACCATCTTTACGATAGAACCAATTGCCTTTTACAGTCCCTTCTTCAATTACTTCTGTTGCTTTTGGGTGTTTTCTACTACCAGACCATTCTAAGAAAGCACATTTCCATTTCTCTTCTGATGGTTTGCTTTCTACTTTTTTGTCTGCTTTATAATCTGAAAGCAATTCTTCAATTTTATCATCTGTCAAATTTTCTATCCTATCTATATCTAATGAATAGAAATCTGTTTTATTGTAATGGTTACTTGTATGATGCCATGAAGAATATATTAAGCAAATTTCCTTTAATACTTTTGCTGGAAGTTTTTTCAATTTTTCTATTGAACATTTTAACTCGACTTCCTGTTCATTTATTGCATCAAAAATATCTGTCTTTGTCCACTTGCTTAATGGTTTTTCACCATCTTCATACGCTGCAACTGCATTGTTGCTCATACTAAATCCATTATATCCTGCCATATTAACCAATCACCTTTCTTGTATATTATATCATGTTTTGTGTCCCATTAAAAGGACAGTAAATTTCCGTTTCATAGGACTTAGATACTATTCCATATCCAAGTCAAACATTCTTCAAATGTACCCGTATATAATTCTTTTGCATCTTCTGTATCATCGCCACAATTATACACTTCATATCCGTTTAGTCCTTGTGTAATAAAATACTCATCATTAACAATCCAATTTTCCATTTCTAATACAATATTCATGTAGTCACCTTACTTTCCAATAAATATTTTTCTATTTATTTCACTCATCCAGAACGCCTATTATAGATGGTATCTGACACACTTTGAGTTCACCATCAAATAATTCTCTATGTTCTCTGGATTCAAAATATCTTTTTGCTTTATTATAAGCATCTTTTTTTGAATCTGCTTTTACTTCAATCATTCTATCGTGGAATATTGCTATATAATTTCCATCTTTAATTCTTACCATAATATATCTCTCCTTATAACAAATCCTGAGCGTTGAAAATCCTCATTTCATTAGTTGTAAATCAACCGCCATTTTCAACTGATTTGTATTCCACCACTAAATCTTCATCAGTTACAACATGAAGATATTTTGCATATAGTTCACACAAAGTTTCTTCTGTCAGATTCTTTTCCTTATCTGACATATTCTTCAACTGCCAAGGATAAATTGGTAGGTAAATCAAATATGCTGCACCATCAAAATCAGTACATACATATAATTCAATTCCTTCCACCTCTTTAATGACTTCATACATAATTTCTGCAAGTCCACCATAATTATTTTCGCCACACTCTTCCACATAAGATTCCAAAATATCATATGTTTCCGTTATCTGTCCATCACAATAAGTATCTATATATTCTTTAACTCTTTCATACAGATTTGGTGCTAACTGAATCAATTTCATCAACTTAACCAAGTTGATTTCTTCTTTTAAATCATCTGTACAAATTCCATATCCATAATTATGCCATGTGTTATAACTCATATCATTCACCATTTCCTTTCTAATTCTGCCAAAGAAACTCTTGTTTCATACTTTGCATTCTCTATATTCTTTTTCAGTTAATAGTCCTTCATCGCACATATCTTCAAGCGTTCTATATACAGCATTAGCTCTCCAACTTGCATATGAAAAACCATCAAATTCTCCAATAAGTGCATCTCTATTTTCTTCACTTTGTTTTTCTAATTTTTCTGCTAATATGAAATTACGAAAGAAATATGCTTTATACATAGCTGCTTTAATTCTAAGATTCTCAACTTCATATTCCTGAGAAACTAATTTCTCTTGAGCTTCTAATAACTGTAACCCCATATTTCCTAATGGGCTTCTTTCAATTCTGTTTCCAAAATAAGTATAATTCATATTTGTCACTCCATTTCTATATTAATTCATCGACTTCAACTACATCAGGATTATCACTAAACCATGAATCATTCTCTGCAATTTCCTTTAACTCAATAAAATCTCTTTCAGAATCAAAGCAATCGTTGTGTTTCAAATAAGCTGCTTTCACCTTTTCTCTTGCGTCTTCATATGATTCTGCCTTTACAATTCCAACAGCCAATTCTTCAATTCTGTAAGCATATAAGTTTGTAATATCTAGCATAATCATCACCTCTTTATAATTTTATCTTTCCATAATCAGGAATCATCTGAATAAATTCATCTGCATTTGTAAACTGTTCATTGATTTCAACCCAATACTGTTCGTTATTTGTATCTGTACAACAAGCTTCTAATTTAAAATCATGCTGTGCATAAATCGTTAAGCATAGTTCTACTTTCTGAACAGATACACCTTCTGGAACTTCTTCAACAGTTGCGTACTCTTCCAAAAAGCTATTAATTTCGTTTTCTTTTAAATCATAATTATAAAATGCCTGTAATGGCTTGTCTGTGTTATCTAACTCATTAAATGTAATTTTTGTATAATCTAACATCTTAAGCACTCCTTTCTATAATAAATCTCTTAATTTCTCTGCAAACTCTTCCAATGCATTTTCTTTGTATTCCTCGTTATGTACTAGATCAACCACACCAGGAACACCTTGAAAACCATTTCTCTTTGCTTCTAACATAAGATTTGTTTCTTCTTCAACATCAAAGTCGTCATAAAGTTCCCACATTTTTTCGTGTAAAGTCTCTATTAATTCTTTCTTTGTCTTTGGATTCTTAATTGTAATTTCAGTACACCAATCCTCATTGCAAGGGTTATCTCCCTGCATGTATAACTCAACTTCACCATTCTTTATTTCTGATATACTAAAATCAAAATCAGTTCCTTCTGATAACTCATCAAGATACTTTTTTAATCTATCTTCTTTCATAAAATCAACCATCCTTTCCATTTGAAATTGCTATTTACTATACTTCTAAGTCTGCATTTGTTAATCCATCATTTCTTTCAATTTCCTGCACCTGTTTATCAGTTAATCCAAACACTTCAATCAATACATAGCTCATTTCAAGTAATGCTCCGTGATTATCAGTATGAACTTCTTCTACATATACTGCATTTCCAATTTTGCTTGCATCACATCCAAAACCACCTGTTGCAAGTACAATCTGATATTTGGCATCTCTAAACTCTGGTTTGAAAAAATCTGGTTTAATTACCACCAACTTACCTTCAATATTGTCACTTAATGGGTTACATTCGCTTCTATCAATTATTGTTTTCATGTTTTATACCTCTCTTTCTACACAAACATTTCGTGATTCCACAATTCCAACTGCTCATATACCCAAGAATTAGAATCATATTCTTTCGCTAATTCTGTTCCTAAATCTCTCCAATTACTAGGACAATTTATTGTCAAAGCAAACTCATCAAGCAACTGCTTCACATATCCAATAAGAGAATAGTTTTCTTCCGTTTCTGCCTGTTCAATCATTAATCTAATTGTTTCTTCCATATTAAAAATCCTCACTTTCTATTCTATCTAACATATCCTCATCAATACCTCTAATAATTCCAAGCTGTTTACACATACCAAGTAACTCCATTAACTTAGTATGAGCTTTATCTGTTTTCGTTTCTGTATCAAATACTGTATCATCAAATCCAAGCATCTTATAAATATCTTCCAACATATTTTGTACCTCGCTTTCTATATTTCTACACATTTAACAGACCATTCAGGATGTCCATTTAAGATACACTCAATCTGTTCGTCTCCTTGTAATTCATCACACCAAAACATTATATGTCCAAGCTCGTTTACTATTGCACTTCTATACATTTTCATTATCTCCTATTTGTGTAATATCATTTCCATTTTTCCATCATTAACTGTTACATCTAAGAACCACACTGCTCTATATCTACCAACATCGTTCTTATGCAATTCATACCATTCTTTGTGATCTACACCATCATTTCTAAAACCAAATACAAATTGCTCTGTATCCATAGTTCCATCATCTAACTTCTTATCAATGTTATATTTCCATATGATAAATAAATCGCTCGCATAATGTTCACACCAGCGACCTGCTTCTTGAATTAGCTTTGTTAAAATTGAGGAATAATTTATTTCCCATTTACCTTCTATTGGATTAAAATAACCTATCTCTCTTTTAGTTCCTGCTAATGCTTCTTTTAAATCCTTTATCTGTTCATCTCTATAATCTTCCATGTTTAATACCTCCTATATAAAATCTTTAACACTCATCCCTGGTGCATTCCAAGGACATGACGGAGAATAATCTCCATTTTCTGCTGATAAATGTTTTTCGTTATCATTGTCATCAGAATCTTTACAATCCTCGCTCTCCAAATACTCATCAATTTTTTCATATAATTTATCACAAAGATTTAATATCCCTGCTGTTCCATTTTCATTATTATCATCATAAACTTCCTCTGATGCCTGATAAGCTAAATCTGCTATTTTCTTTAATAGTTCTTTCATTTCGTTTGTTACCATAATTTGCCTCTCTTTCTAAATAAACAGTTCTTTCATTTGGTTTTATACAACCTCTTTTATTTCCTTTACTGTTTCTTTCCAACAACTATCAATTAGTCCATAGACTTCATCAATATCATATCCATGCATTTTACAACCCTCTACACAAAAGATTGCATATTTAATAGGAAGTTTAACATCCTTATCCAGTTCTACTTCTAATACAGAACCACTGCCAGACCAAGAATCATATAAACCACACATTGTTTCTTTCCCAAGGACTATATAAGATTTTGATTTTTCATTTTTTCGTGGATCATATTTTCCCTTTTCGTCATATTCTTTATTCTGTAATTCGATTAAATCAAATAAATCAAATAACGACATTTTTACAAGAAATGTTACAGTTGCCATATGTGATGGAAGATTTTCAAATTCCTGTATACAGCTTTCAATAAATTTGTCTTTATTCTTATCTCTATCTACATAATATCCGTCATTCCTATGTACTTGTTTACAAGCTTTTCTTAATGCAGTTGCTTTACCTTGTGTTTTCGCTAACCACAGCATAGATGACTCTTTATCAATACTTCCATCTCCTGAATTTCCATACCAATTCAGAACATTATCGCAAACACAATCGTAATTCCAATTACCACAATCCACCATAATATTTACTTTGACTTCATTATTAAAATCTTCTGAATTATAATAGAAATATGTATTTTCTCTCACATATTCCCATATTTCATCAAAATTATCTGTAAAGTATTTTTCTTCTTCATCTGTCAGTTCTTCACGAATATTCTTTTCAAACTCATCTTCTCCGTACTCCATCGCATAATCCATAGCCCAATCAGCTAATTTATCATTAAAAGCTTCCCTTGGATTATCATGTTCAAGTATCTCTTTCAAAAAATCATCAGAAAGTTCTCTTTCTCTATAGTCAGTATAAATTTCGATGCCACCATCTTCATTTATACCCCATATGTTCTTTAATATTTCATCTATTCTCGTTTTTAATATTTCCATTGTCATATCAATCAACCTCACTTTTTATGCTATCTTTTCCCATTCAATATGTGTATCTTTTCTATGTGCTTCCCTTGATACGACAAGAATTTCTCCCTTGTAGTATCTAAACATAATGTCATCTAAATGTGGTCTTGTTAAAATCTTCTGTCTTATTTTTTCAATTTCTCTACCACCATGTTCAGCTTCATATTTCTCTAATACCCACTCTAAATCCTCATAAAAGTCTAATAATCTGCACTCAATCATTCTTCTATGTCTGATTTTTTTAATCTCATTTATTCTCTTTTCAGCTTCTTCATAAGTTTCAAACACTTCATTTGGGTATGCATCATTATGACTTCCATAACACTGAGTCCATGCAGGATATTTTTTCACAAGTCTATATGTATTATGATCAAATTCAGGTTCAATAATAGGTTCTACATCTTCCATTTTTACAAGATAACCATTATCAAATAACCACTGAATATCTGAAGGATTTTTGATGTATCTGCCTTTCATTGCAGCATTAATTTTCTCTTTCTTTTCCAGATCCTCTGTGACTGTATATAAATCTGTGCTATAAGTCCATCCTTTAGGAACTTTCTTAAATTCTGTTTCTGACTGGAAATCATCAAATGGAACTCCGTTTATTAATCTGATTTCTGGTGCTTTCAACCGTGATACTTTGTGAGTACACGTTGTTTTATACTCATATATTCCATATGATACATACATTCCAAACTGACTATCTTCAATATAATAACAAACCTGATTCTGCTTCATTTTGCTTACCTCCTATACTCTTAACTCTCTCGTCCATAAATAACTTGCTCTATACTTCACATCAAAATGTCTTTCAATCAGAGACTCTAATAGCCGTAAATTGATTGCATTTTGTGTATCTCCATTGTAATCCAACAAGAATGTATGTTTATCACATTCTGCATTTTCATGTGTATAACAATACTTCTTAATCGCTTTTCTAATTTTTTCCATTTCGTATTCTCCTTCCATTACAAAGATTTCATTTTTACAATTCCCTTATAGATACATAATCTATACAGCACATAATTTTTCATCGTAAAATCATAATCATATACATGCCATACTTCATTTTCGTTGTTTAATCTGAATTTTGTCTCATTCATAACCTTACAGATTTTTTCTGCACTTGAATCTGGTGCGAAAGCTGCATCTTTACGTGAATGAAAGAATTCTTTTCCTTTAATTGCTTTTGCTATTAGTTTCATTTTCGCTTACCTCCTTACATATCCTGATCTGCTATACTATCTAGTTCTTCAACAATATCATTCATATCTGTGTTAGTAAGTTCTCCAACTGCATATAAGATTTCTGTCAATTTTTCATATGCTTTAGCACCACCTTTAGTAAACGGCTGCCTTCCACCATTTTCGTTGATTATTATCTTGTCTAAAAATGGTTTTTTACTTCCTAATGCTATCAAAATATCTTCTAATGTATTCATTTTCATTCTCCTTCCTAATAAATAAGACAGACACATTTGTTTGCGTCTGTCTTATTATTCTCTGTATTAGTCAATCTCGTCACATTCCATTACATCAACATCCCAATCAAGTTCATCAATCGGCTTATCCCATAACTTATTATCATCTGCAATGTAATTCATTACCTTTGCAAAATCACTTGCTTTTAAGTTTTCCATTTCCTCTGTAAACTTGTAAGTTGGCTGCATTGCATCGTCTGTTTCATAGATGTACATATCAATTGTGTTGTCACTATTTACGAATGCCTTGATAAAGCCCATCTCATTTTTATGGAAAATGAAAAATTCACATAACCTGTTATTGCAATTCCAATCAAACGGTGTACTGTCGTTCCCGTTCATATAATAAATAGCTCCGTTTGTATACAACATATCATCTGTAACGTTTGGACACATTTTTCGTGCCACCTTAAAAATTCTTTCGATTTCTCTTTTAAATTCATATCCATTCATATTATTTTGCCTCCATTTTTGTATATATATTCTCTGTTTTATTGCACTAAAAAAGCAGATACCGTTTTGATATCTGCTTTAGTTCTTAGATTAACTTTACATATTATGTTTATTTTATCCAATAGTCTCCTCAAACTTTCCGTCTGCTAATTTATAAAACGTATCTTCTTTAATACGTTCACCATCAACTCGTTCAGTTTTTACACATTTCAGTTTCCAGTTTTCCTTTTTACCAGGTTTATTGATTTTAACCCATTCGACAAGAGTTATCCAACTGCCTTTTGGAGCCCTTGCAATAGAATTTTTGCCGATAGCCGCAATAATTGTGTTTTTTCCTTTTGCGACTATCTGTGCGCCTTCCCCACAGCTAGCGATCTGTACATTATCCCCACAGCTGACCATGTAAGTTCTAATACCACTGTCAGCTATCCTCACATTAGAGCCATTAGATATTATATGCGAGTTTACTCCATCGCAAATTATCTTCGCATCATTTCCGTTGCTGGCGATCTGTGCATTATTACCACTTGCGGTTATGCAAGCGCCTGAACCGTTAGAAATTATCTGCGCATCATTTTCGCAGCTGGCAATTTTTACATTTTCTCCGTTGCTGACAATCTGTGCAAATTTAGCAAAAACCGCTATCTGCGCATTATCTTCTAAAGAGACAATTTTAGCAAAATCCCTGCTTGCGGGTATGACAATCGCCTTATTGTTTTCGGCAATAGCTTCTTCGGTAAATCTGATACAGTTTTGAACAAAAGAATTCAGATCTATTTTTTCAAAGTATTGTGATTCAACCTTGTTTTTTATTAAATAAACCCCCATTCCTTCCACCACTCTCGCAAATTTGAAGATTTCCCCGTCCTCGCTTACAAGTGGGGACTCATTCAAAACATCAAGAAAGTCTCTGCAGCGACGTATTGCGCCGTCTTTTTCCCTTTTTTTAATAAAATCAATCAGATCTTCCAAAGCTTTTTCTTCTCTTTCCATATTTTCAATTGTCATAATTTTCCTCCTGTAACTTAACTTTTATAATATAATTCTAGCTTTATTCTGATAAAAAAACAAGTGCGATTTAGCCGTTTTTTCTTAAATTGCACATATAAAAAACTGTCCCGCCCCACTAGGGCAGAGCATAAAAAAGCAGACATCATTTCGATACATGTTTGTTTTATGTTTTACTTATCCTTTTACAACAGTTAGTCTAAAAGGTGCTCCGTTAGGTAACAACAAATTACAATTTCCTGCTAATCTTCTAATATCCAATTACCAACTTTATTTCCGTTAATATCCATTATGTAACCAGCTTGATATCCGTATTCAAGTTTTTCTTCAATCTCTTTTAAATTTCGTCTTAACTCATATGCACTTCTATCAAGCTCGCCATCTTCATCTCTATAAGCTGCTCCACCTGTTTTAATCTCAATTTTCAACATAGCACTCGACCTCCTCTTTTCCGTCTATCTTTCTTATTTTCACTTCAATTTGTTCCTTTAAACTTTTAATATCATCAGTCGCCTCTTTTACAGTGTGAAATTTATTTTGCGTGACATTTGTTTCAAAATTTTCTATATCTCTCACCATCCAGACAAAACGATAGTTAAATATATTCTCAATACTGCTATACTCTTCTCTGGTTTTTGCCTCGCTTAACTTAACAAGAAGCTTTTCTTTTAATGTCTGAAACATTTCCTTAATCTCTTTCAGATCAGCTTCATAACTAATCGAATCAACCTCTCTTTTTCGCTTATCTGCTTTGTATTTATTAAGACGATATTTTAACGCTTGTCTTGTTTCTGTGATATTGCAACCACTTTTATCAAATTCATCTGAGCTGCAATAGTAAGAACTAGAAATTCTTTTTACTTCCCTTTTATATTTTGCATCTTGCTGAATGATAAACACTCCAAGTTTTCCGCTTTTTCTATCTTCCTCAAAGTCACATTTTCTATAATATTCAGCAATTGAATATTTATATTTATCTCTTGGTATTTCTACTTCAAAAACTCCTCTGTTTAGTTCAACACAACGAACCTCTGTTCCTTTACAAACTAATAATATTCCGTCATAACTTCCTGTCATCTTTTTAATACTATTAGCTGTAAATTTTCCAAGTAGACCAGTTACCTTGAATGGCTTTTGAAAATCGTAACCATAACAACAAGCAAGGAATTGTAATGCCTTTCTTCTACACTGTAATAACTCTTTCAGAGTATTTTCAAAAATAATATTAAGTTCATCTATATGCTCTTTGTTACCACTATGCAGCAAATTCTTTTTCATTGCTCTTGTCAATAAAGTTCCTTTGCTAATTTGATTACTTTCATTAAAAAGCTTGATTATTTTTTTGTCATGAAAATCAAGAACACAAAGATTATCACAATCAGTATTCACATAATATCTTCCGTTATCTGCAAATCTTACTCCGTTTTTACTATCAAGAACAAAGTTGCCAAAATACACATTTTCAACTTCCGTGACATATTTTAGATAAACTCCGTTTATTTTAGCAATGTTTCTATAATAGGTTTTATTCTTATCAAGAGAAGCTATGTTATAATATCCAAGCACCTTTGCCTGTAAGCCAGGAACTAATAAATCCAAATTGTTATTAAGTGTACTATCACATTCACTTACAGTATGATTGTAACGATTCTTAATAGACATATGACTTCCGTTTTTGGCTATTTGAATATTAAGAATAGATGTACCATATTCATCTTCCCTTTGTGGATTTTTACTTCTCTGTATCTTATCAATATCTTTCTTAATTGCAACCAACATATGATACTGACTCATACGACCAGAAAGATTATTATAAGTGCAAATTACTTCTCCTGTTGCATAATACTTTTTGCATTCTGCTATTTTCTCTTTATCATCAAAAATTACAGTGTCATATCCAGCCTTCTTAAAATCTTCGATGATTTCTTCCTGCGTAGTTTCCCTTATTGTTCCAAAAGTATCATTTGCACTTATTTCAGCACAGATAGACTTTATCTGGAACTCGTCTAATTCAGAAAACACATTCCTTGCATTCTGTGGTGTTACTAATGCTTTGCGAAGTTTCTCTTGATCTACTGCAATGTTTTTAATATAAGAATACGCATAATCTCCTACGAATTTTTTCAAATTACCCATATATATCAACCTGCCTTTCTAATTAATCCAACTTTTTGTAACTGTGTCATAAGTAGCTCCATTTGCATCTTGATACTCTTTCCGTGATGAATATGTAAATTTAAAACATTTGTGTCCATTTATATACATCTCTGTTTTATTTCCATTCTCCATTGCAAATCGTTCTCTATACCCACCATTTTCATATGCCGTTTGCATTTCTATGCTTCTAATTTTTTTCATTGTAATCACTCGCTTTCTTGTAATAAAATAGGCAGCTAGTAGATTATTCTCCTAACTGCCTTTGCGGTTGCGTTATTCTGTTTAGTTGCTAAATCTCTCTTCTAACTTTCATTTTTGCTCAATTATTTCAACAGCATCTTTTGCTTCTTTCAATCCAATTCCTGGATGTCTGTCACGGTAAATCATTACAGCTTTTACCCTTTCGTGATTCCGTAAACACATCTTAATTGAAGGATTTACTTCTTTTGTAATTCCTTTACATTTCTTTGTGTATTCACGAACCTCATCAAGATTATATTCGTCTACATAATCTCCATTTACAACAAAAGCCATTTTTGCTACATCACGATTAGTAACAAGTCCACCTTCTGTTGTTGCAAAATAAATATCTCCTATCATTTTCTTTTTCTCCTTTCCAAGTAAAGCTTAGTTTCAATGCCAATATTTATTAGTAATATATTTTGTTACAATATTCAATGCTTCAACTACATTATCTGGCGTAGACCTAAATTCTTTTAATTTGTCTAAAAATCCAAGTACAAAAGCACTAGATTGCTTCGTTATCCATTTTTTCATTAATATATTATCCTTTCTAAAGAAATGCGATTTAATATCCATTTATCAAACAATCCATAATGTCAAAATGAGAAATCTGTTCACTCATAAAAAATCCACGATGATTTATTGATACAATGTGTTTTGCGTTTCTTCTAATCCATTCAATAGCCTGTTCTTCTGAATTGAATGATTTTGTCTGTGTATTATGAGTTGTAATATCTTTCTTGTCTTTTGCCCATGTAATATCTACTGTCATCTTTTTCCTCCAATCTTTTAATGAAATGCGAATTTCTTTACTCTGTATCGCACAATGTATATCCCATTCCTACTAATACATCTGGTGCATTATCATAATTAATTTCCTCAAAATCTTCTTCCATCCATGATAAAGTTCCATTACAGTCACATTCAGGGCAAGTGTCTTCTCCGTGATTTATCAGCATTGCTCTTCCGCAGTTATTACACGCCACAAAATCGCAACATTCACTTTTATTTTCATTTGTGACTCTGTCTAATACAATATTTTCATCCATTTTTAATCACCATTTACCTTCCTTAAAATCCATAAGAAACATGTATTTACAAATTCTCAATATCATTTTTAACATTAGCAATATCTTCGATGAGATTATTCATCTCATCATCTTCTCCATATTCCATGTTTTCGTGCATATATTTCGTGAGTTCATAAAACATTCTTATTTTCTGTTCATCGCTCATTTCATCAAAACATTTCTGCATTTTTTTACTCATTTCTATCATGGCTATTTTTCTTCCTTTCTTCAAATGAAACACATATTTACTACACTTCTGTAATGTAATACTGACCTGCGTTATCTTTGAGATAATAAATTGTATCAATGTCCCATTCATTATCTTCAAAGCAAAAATCAATCATAAAATCACATTCTTCTAATCTGTCTGATTCGGACTCCATAATTGACTCAACATTTCGCTTTGTCAGTAATTCAATATCATTTTTAAGCAACTCTAAATTTGCATATCTACGACCAACTAATTTTCTTAACATACTATTGCTCCTTTTCTATAAGAAATATCCATTTACTCTTTTATACTATTTGTGCCATCTGCAAATCCATCATCATAACCCTTGTTGTACATAGGATTCTCAAATTTAGTATTTGCAATAGGCGAATCTTCTTCAATTTCAAAGAAAGATTTCTCTTCCTCTGACATCTCGCAACATTCATCAAAGTATTCAAGGGCTGAATCTCTATCATCAGAGATAAGTCCGTCTTTGAATAATGTTGCAAGCTCCTCAAGTCTGCAACGTGGAATATAGTCACTTTCCGTTCTGCTCCTGAAACAATCTAATGCTGTTTGCAACATTATTATTTTGTAGCTTGTGGCATCCCAATATTCAAAATATGTGCCACTTGACCACTGCTGGTCTTCAGGTTGCGTTGGATCATAACCACTCACAACTGCATACTGTGTATCACTTTCGCTTTGTAAAAGAGCATATTTATCTTTTCGTAAAATTTCTTTCCATTTCATAATCTTACGCCTCCAAAAATTTTTCTAAAATATTTTCCATTTGCTCAATAGTCAAAGCCTTTTCGCTTTCTTCCTGAACGTCTGCATAATCTGCAAAATTCATATCTTCGCAAATTAATTTGCATAATTCAGTCATTGTATGAGTTGGTTTGCCTTGTGCTAAAGACAACATATATTCTGTCTTATACTCATAGGCATTACAGGCAATTTCTTTTGGTGTAAAATTGCCTTTCCAATTCTTGCTTCCGTATTCGGCTATGTCATAAAAATCTCCGTATGTCATAATATGTTTCTCCTTATATTAATTTTTCTTTTGTAAGTAATAAATACGCACCCAATGGGAGCGTAAACACACTTACTGTTATATCTTTAAGCAAAATCGGTATTAAAATTGATATACCAATCATTGCAATACCTAACATTTTCTGTTTGATTTTCTGTTTAAAAATAGATAGGCGTTTTGCTTTCTGTTTTGCTTGCTCTTTATGTATAATTTCCCTTGCTTCATCAAGGGTATACATTATAATTGTTTCATTGTTCATCTTAATGCCTCCCTTGCGGTTTTCATAATTCGAGTGATTTCAATTTCACTCTTTGCATTCTTAATTCTTTCAATAATATTAGAGTTATACCCTAACTGTTTTGCGATGCGAATTGCATCGTATTTTGCCTTTGCCATTGTAATATTCTCCTTTTTTATTTTTTGGGCATAAAAATAGCACCTTGCATTGTGCAAGATGCTTTTATGATTATTTTATAAATTGTTTATGACAAAATTTGGAAGTCCGTCATATAGATATCTATTATATTGGCGGTACTCTTCTGTTCCATCATAATATTCATCGAATTCGTCCCATTCGATGCCCAGGTCTGTTTCTAGCCATTCAGCAAAAGACATTTTACCTTCTGTTGAATATTCTGGAATGTTTGAAATATCAAACATTTTTTCTTCTGTTATATCATACCAGAACATCTGCCATTTTCCGTCTATTAATTCGTAAATGGCTACGCTTCCATCATATTCCCATCCTGATGTTGCAATGGGATTTTGAGTTTCGGTATTTGTTCCATACCAAAACCCATTTTTAAGAGTGAAGCCATGGTATGTGCCTGGATAATCGGCACACTTTAATTCTAACATAATTTTCCTTTCGTTCGTGGATAACTCCACCTTACATATTTAATATACGCTTGTAAGTAGCGTTTATTGGATTATTTTATTTGTTTTAGCTTTGCTTGAAGTTCGGCAATTTGGGCTTCAAGTTTTGATTTATGTTTTTCGCTATACGAAAATGCAGTTTCCGGATCAAATTTAATTTCCATTATGTCATTTGGAGTGCATTGTAAATATTCACAGATTTTGCCTATAGTTTCTGTTGTTACAGCTCCATTGTGTTTTAATCTAGTCAAAATACTTCCTGACAAATTAAGGTCTTCACGCATTGTTTTTTGCATTATACCTTTGTTTTTTAAAGTATCAAATAAACCTTGATAACTAATTTCCATATTTTTATATGCCTCCAATATCTTTCATCTCCTTTCATTCTAGCATATAATTTTGCTTTTGTAAAAATCTTTGTCAAGTTTAGTAGCTAAACCAGATTTCAGTTTAGCCACTAAACGTTTGTTCATCCTTCCATGCCAAACATAATATAAGCATAGATATTTCCTCTAATTTCTGTCGGGATTTCATTTTGCCTTTCAATTATATCGTCAATGGTCTTATATCCATTATGACGCAGATATTCCAATGATTCTTTACGTACTTTTAGAGTCTCTATACTTTGCCTTCTGACATTTCCTGGGACTTTATGAACTATTGCTTTTTCGGACATATTGTGTCCTCCTTCCTATTTTTAGGCACACTGTACCTATCTACAATGTTACCATAAAAACGACCTCCTTTCAATTTCCGTTTCGCTACTGCTCATCGGTTACGGACTTACACCGTAAGACGGAAGGCAGATTTTAATCTGCCTTTATTTTTAGATTAGATATCCCCATCCTTGTTCAACTAGAAAATAATAATATTTTTCCCATTCTGACCATAGAGGATGTTCAGTTGCATCTTTATAATTACTATTTATTATAATACTATCAATTTGTTTGAATTTCTCTACGGTTTTTAAAACAGACGTAGGTATTTTTTTATTTCTTTTTCTTGCATTCTGAATTTGTGTGCTTACAGATAAAGTGCCTTTTGTGAGCCATTCAATCCATAAGGCTTTTATTTCTTCATAATCAATTTCTGTTGTAGTATAAAGAGTAAAAATGAAAGTAAGAATATTTTCGTCAATTTCTGTATAGGTATTTTTACCTCTATAATCTCTATAAATTTCGTGACAAATTTCGTCCATATTAAGCATAGTTGTTCCCTCCTTAATCTTCCATAATTCCATTTTCAGTGAGCCAATCGCACAGATATATAAATGGTTTAATTCCTCCGTGTGAGAAGTCCATAGAGTTGTAGTGTTCTTCTACTTCTTTATATTTATCTGGAAAAACACGCTTAATTCCTGTTAAAAGCATAGCTCCCCAGTTTCCACCACAAGCAGAACAATTCTGCATAAATTCTGACATTGTCATAAGTAATCCTCCTTTACCTATAAAAACATACTGATAGTTGTACTGGACAACCAAAATCAATGCAAGTTACATTACGCACCTCTTCTGTTACGTCCTCTATGTATTGCATAACATGGATATAAGAGGGTAAATTTATTTTGCCTAAAATACCCATATTTCCTGCATTAATTTTACTTGCAAAATCACGCATTTTGGAACTTGTTAAATGCATAGCTGTAGCTGTGATATTATTTCTTCTCATAATATTTCCTCCTAAATGTAATATCTTTGAAAATCGTGCATTGTAACATTGCGACACTCATAATCCGTAAATGTCTTATTTGCACGAAAGTTTTCTTTGTCCAGTCTGATTCCCGAACCACCTGACTTATGTTTTCTTGAGTGACGCATCATATTTTCAATGTTTTTTATATGTTTATCATGTTTAGCCACTAAACTTTTTTGTATATCTTCTTTTTTGAACCAATGGCATTTTGTCCACCACAAATGCAGACTTGTAGCCCACTGGCAGATATTGCGTGTAGTTTCTGAACTTTCACGCACTTTGAGCCAACGTGAACCATCGAAACGACGCAATTCTAATTCATCGTTCTCAGGCTTACCGTGTACAGTGCAAAACCACCAACCGACAGAATCACAACCGTACCATGCATTGAGCGGAATGTGCTGTCCCCAGATGTATTCATGGGGATTTTCGCAAACTAAAATATTATTCATATTCATAATGCAAAACCTCCTATTCTTTAATGGTTACAAATCCAGCAGGTGTAATTATACAACCTAATTTTTCAAGAATTTTTCTTTCCTCAAAATTAGGCATTGTGACACTAGAATATGAATTATGCAAATTAATATATCCTCTTTCAATCGCAATAACATCTACTGAAATATATTGATTATTGCGTATTTCGGCAACTGGTACACCAAAAATCCCTCTTTTTTCGTACCCTATTGCGTGAATAATGTTTTCTTCAAAACGCACATTCCATTCTTCTGTTTTTTCAAAATTGTTCATATTTTCGCACCTCCAGTTGTTTATATTGTTTTATGGTTTAGTCGCTAAACAATTTTGATTATTGATTATTTTTGTTTAGTCACTAAACTATAAAGCATTAAAAAATCCGGGTAACAATACCCGGATGACATTACAAAAAGGGCGGACTTTCACCGCCCTAGTTTAGTGTATTAGTTGGTACTTATTTTGTGAGTGTGCCATTCTCAGCCAGCCACTTTTCAAATACAGCCTTATTAACTGTATAATTATTGCCCTGGTATGTAAGAATGGCTGTCTCTTTAGATGGTTTTTCTTCAGTCTTTTCTTCTTCCTTGCTGTCGCTGTCTGTCGCTGTCTCTTTAGATGGTTTTTCTTCAGTCTTTTCTTCTTCCTTGGGCTTAAAATCTTTAATCATTTTCTCAAGGGTACTGCCGGACAACTCCATTAATTCAGATAAAAGCATACCTTTAAATACTTCAGAATTATTAAAAATATCATAAATTTTATCATAAGAAAATGGATATACACCAGTCGCAAAGTCGGTAAAATAACCATTTTCAATGATTAAGTTCATTGCTCCCAACCAACGGCTTAAGGTTGCTTTACTTTTTCCTACAAGTTTAATAAAGTCAACTTGTTTAAAAGCATCTTTTTTATCAAGATGTGCTTCCCCATGCTCTATACCTTTATTATCTTTATAAGCTGGGATACAAGCACCGCAAGAATAAGCGGAAATTAAAGCAATATTAAAGGCAGACTTTTCAACTGCCTCAAGCCGTTCTTGTACGTCTTTAACGCCTTCTGAAGCGGTCATGCCGTTCACTACTACATTAATTATTGAGTTGTTTTTTTCTTCCTTGTTTGTTGTGTTTGTGTTTGTGTTCATAATAGATACCTTCCTTTTTATTATTTTTTATTGTTTAGTTTAGTCGCTAAACTTTTATTATTTTGTTTAGTTGACTAAACTTTTATATATATCCCTTTAAGGGATGTCCCTATTGGAACTATAGCCATAATAATCCTTTTAAAGGTATATGTCAATACTTTTTACGATATTTTTTTTGTATTTTTAAAAATACAATTTTATATCATTTTTTTATTTTTAGTCTAATATAAACATATATTAATAGTCTACTATTAGAGTATGTTTTATGTGTCTAACTGGGGGTAGTTAAAACTAACTGATCGCCTTAAAAATGCAGGCAGCCATATAGCTGATTCATCCACACACTAACTTCCAAAATCCCCAACAAATCAACCAAAATCCCAAATCCCATCACTAAAATCCCTTATCGCACCTCATATCGTCAAACCCCATTAAAATCAAGCATTTCAGCCACCTTACAACCTAAAAAATCAAACTCCCATCTCGCCAAAAAACCACTTACTAATCCAAAATCTTACTTATTTATAAGCACTTTCACCGATAACCAGATTATCCAATAATCGTGATATAAATTCTCAGATCGCATCTTATTTCTCACATCATAACCAAACACTACCCAACTAATTCCCAATACCCAATCCTTAGACAAAATCGTACGAAATGAACCAAAATTTCAATCCAAACCACTCCAATGATAAATTGCATACCTAACAACCTAAAATCGAAAATTACCCTCATTTTCTTCAATTTGATCTCATACCTATGGGGTGCATTAAAACCACACAATAAATCCTTCATATATCTCGCTACTACCTATAAAAAATACGCAAAAATAAAAATTCAATAGAGAATATATAAATATTAATATAGAAAGGAATAAAACAAATGAACAGATACGAAACAGAAATACCTAAATATCTTAAACAAAAAGAAAGTAATGTATCTAAATCCAAGAAGAAATCCAAGCACAAACATCAATATGAAGAATGTCTGATTCAATACAATCTTATATTCTTATATTGCCTACGGCGTTGTTGGTCAATCGCTGCTAACGCAGCTCATGCCCTTGCATCCGTTCTTGCGAACGTCTGCAAATATATTTATATATTTTCTATACCACTTTTTAATCTTATTTCTTAATGGTAATACCTCAAAACCCTTGAAAATAAAGGCTTTTTTCTCAATTTTAACACTTTTTATGTTTTGTACTATTTTTAATCAAATACAACAAATAAATCAATTTTAATAAGGAAACCAAAGGAAAATACGCTAACACTTTTTTTTGAAAACTGGTGTTAAAATTCATACAGACATGCCAAACGGCAGTTGAAGGGATTTTTGTCATAAAAAAGAGAATAAAAGATATATACAAAATAACGAAAAACAGAAAGGAGATTTTTATGGTTTTTGACTGCAAAGTAAATATAGTTGATGCAATTATGGGAGCTGGTAAAACACAAAGCATAATGAATTATATTAACCAAACTAATGAAGATGAAAAATTTTTAGTAATAACACCATTTCTTGATGAGATTGACAGATATAAAAGATATTGTAAAGAGAAAAACTTTGTGTCACCAAATTTTCTTAAAAATGAAAATGACAAAAAAGGAAGTAAACTAAATGATATAAAGCGGTTAATTAGTAAAGGTGACAACATCGTATCAACTCATGCTTTATTTCAGAAATTCGACAATGAATTAATTGATTTATGTAGAGCACAAAATTATACGCTTATAATGGATGAAGTTGCAAATGTGATTGAAGAATATAATCTTTCAAAACAGGATTTTGAAATATTAAAAAACACTTATGTAACCATAAATTCTGAAACAAAACAACTTATTTGGAAAGAAGAATATTCTGATTATAACGGCAAGTTTAATGATGAAAAAAGATTATGTGAACTTGGTAGTTTAGTATGTTATGGGAATGACTTAATGGTATGGCTATTCCCAATAGAAACATTTAATTCATTTAGGAATATCTATATTCTTACTTATTATTTTGATATGCAGATGCAAAAATATTATTACGACTATTATGGAGTACAATATATATACTGGTCTGTACAAGGCAACAAAATGGATAATTATCATTTAATACCTTTTGATAAAAATATAAAATATACTCAATATAATTATGAAGAATTAATCCATATTTGCGAAATTGATAAACTAAACATGATTGGTGACAGAGATAGTGATTTGTCATATTCGTGGTATTCGAGAAATAAAAACAATGCTTCTATGAAAGTATTGAAAAATAATGTTTATAACTTTTTTCATAATGTTAGGGAGAATAAATCTAATGATAATATTTGGACAACTTTTAAAGAATATCAGTCTATATTAAAAGGTAAAGGTTATACTAAGGGATTTCTGTCTTGTAACTGTCGTGCCACTAATGATTATAAAGACAGAACTTCTGTAGCTTATCTAATTAATCGTTATTTAAATCCATTTATTAAAAACTTTTTTTCACTTAATAATATAAAAGTAGATGAAGATGGTTATGCCCTTTCAGAAATGCTTCAGTTTATATGGAGATCTGCCATTCGTGATGGTAAAGAAATTTGGGTTTACATACCAAGCATAAGAATGCGTAATCTTCTCAAACAATGGATCAAGGAAAATTCACCACAAATTACAGCTAAATAAGAGAATATACATATGTAACCAATTAACGCAGCACTCAAAGGAGCAATGCAATGAAAAATAAAATAACAATTAAAGGAGCTACAAATAAGAAATATGAAAGAAACAACAATTATAACAACAAAACATAATACATATGCAGGTGAGATTGATATTGAAGACTTTTCTACTTCTTCGCCAAATAAAAAGAGAATAAATAAATATAAGGATTCAAATGTTTTTTTTGATTCCCTAATAAAAAAAGAAAACTTTAAGGAGAAATATAAAAATATGACACTCGATGAATTAAGAGAACTAAAAGTAATATCAAATGAAAATGGTAGACCTAGCCAGAATTTAACTGATAAAAAATGGCAAGAAGAATTTGAATTAAGGAAATTATTCATTACTCCTTTTAAAAAAGGAGTAAAAAAAATGGGTGGACTCTATTCTAAAGATACTGGTATGTGGAATACGGAAACAAAAGGGGAATATTATGGAACAACTAATTATCAGGAATATTGTTCTTTTATAAATGATATTTTATCAAATATTAGGAGTGGACAAATTGATTATGTGTATTACATATATCAGATAACCGATCTTTTAAAATTTCATTATGACACTTTAAAAACAAGATACCGTGATGGATATTGGGAGGTATGGTTAGATGTATAATGAATCGTTTTTAATTGTTAATTTGAAAAATGATTATTCGATTATTGCTTATAAGAAAAAGGAAGATGTCGGTAGATATAATGTAGAATTAAAACTTTTAAAAAATTCTAATGCGAAAACCAATATCATTTTAGATATAGAAAATTTAATATTTTTTTCAACCAAACGTTATATAGATAAAGATATTACAGATTATATTAATGGACTTATGGTTAATTATGTTGGTTATATTTATATTCAGAAATATGAACATGTAAAAAGATGTTTACAACTTGGTTCGCTATTAAAGGAATAGTCTATGTGTGAAATATGTAATAAATATCCATGTAATTATAAATGTCCTAATTATATTCCACCTAAGACAAAAATAAAATGTTTCATTTGCGAAGAAGGTATATATAATGGCGAACGTTACCTTGATAATGAAAACGGTGAATATTTACATGAGGACTGCGTTGATTGCTTAGATGCCGACCAACTTATTAATTGGCTTGGATTTACGTATAAAGAAATGGACGATTATGATTTAAGAGAAGACTCTTAAGAGAGAATTTATAAATAAGAGGTGATGTTAAAATAAATGAGTGAATATGGAATTAAGATAAAAAACATTGAAGCTGCTACGCTTTATGAATACAATAAGGGGTTACGTGATCATTACGATTACAAAGATGCAATGTTTGTTAATAGCTTATTTAAAGATTTTATATGTGAAAATGGGTTAAAAACTTGGAAAGAAGAAACTACAAGAGATATAATTTGTTTAGAATTTAATTTTGGTACAAGATCTTATGAAGATGAAATTAAACATATTCAAAAAATAGCTAAAAATGCTCGTATAGATTATAAGAAAGCAATTAGTTCTGGTAGTAAGAAACTCATAGAAGCTCAAACTAATAAAAAAAGAAAGATTATGAGTTTATACAATTTTGCTGTTGAACATAAAACAGAATATTTCTCTTTATCTGCTGATGATATTCGAAAAGAATTTTATAATAATGGTGTTAATGTCGAATATATTACTAGAAAGAAAAATGGAGAAATAGTCAAGGTAGAAATTATTCACTATAAAATGTTATATAGAAGTCCTGGGAAAGCAAAAAAGGGAACTTGTATGTTTATCCGAGATAAACTATATAATAGAGCAATTAATTTTTTAAGGATGGGTATAAAACTACCAAAACATAATGCAGACATTGTTGGAATAAGTGCTTATTCTTCTCTTATTTGTAGCGGTATTGTTGGAAGGGTAAAAATCAATCCAAAAAATATCCTTATTCTGAAAGATGTAGATAGATATTTTGATACAAAAGTTATATCAGTTGAAACAGACAATAATAAACACTGTATAGCAAAACTTATTAATGATTACAAATTAAAAAATACAATGTTTGATGGACAGGCTCTTATTGATTCTTCAATCTTCCCATCATGGGGTCATGGTTATATTCTTCTAAGACATCATTTTTGTAAGATGGCTGCATTTTGCAGTAATATTCAATTATTTTTCCGTGATTATTTTGGTAATGACTACTACTCTGCTACTGTAAAAGATATGTGGGGAAACGAACATTATGTAAAAGATATAGAACTTATTACTACTGATAATGCAATGAAATGGATTAAATATAATGTATCTTATGATTATTGGCGTAATAAAGTTTATGAGAATGATTGCATGTTTGGGGTTGTTAAAACTGCACATCCGAGCAAACTTGGTAATGTTCAAAGAATGAGTTATCAGATGGTAAACTCTCTTGATATTAATATTATGGAGAATATATGTAAAGAAAGTGTCGAGTATATCAATAAATTAAAGACTGATGATGATTTCTTTCTTGAATATTTAAGAAAAAATATAAACTTTTCAAATGATTATGAGGCTTTGATTGCCCTATGTGAACAGAATCGAGATTTTCTTAGAAGTTCTTATTTTAGGGAGCGTAAAAAAGCAATTATTATGACATATGTTTTAAATTTTAAAAGTGGCAAGGTTATTCAAAATGCTGATAATTTGGTAATTGTTGGTTCACCATATGCAATGCTGTTATATGGAGCAACTGGTGTACCAGATGATGTTGATAAAGATGATACTTTTTTTGTAGAAGACTTAGCAACCCAATGCTATACAACTAGGTTTGATGATAATGAATATCTTGCTGAATTTAGAAGTCCGTTTAATGGAAAGTATAATCTTGGATATTTACATAACGTATATGATGACAGATTTGAAAGATATTTTAATTTTTGTGATCAGATTATTGCCATAAATATGAATGGTACAGATTTTCAAGATAAAAACAACGGATCAGATCAAGATTCCGATAGTCTGTATACTACAAATCAACCTGATATAGTGGAACATGCAAGAAAATGTCAACTACTCTATCCTACTATCGTGAATAATATTCCGAAGGATTCTAACATTTATGATAATACTATGGAAGATTTTGCAAAGTTAGACAACAAACTTGCTGCGTCTCAGTTAGATATAGGAGAATCAAGTAATCTTGCGCAGTTGGCTCAAACATATGATTGTACGTTTGCTGATCAAAAATATAAAGATTATGTATGCGTCTTAAGTATCCTCGCCCAGATTGCAATCGACAGTGCAAAACGCTTATTCGATGTTGATGTAGGTGCAGAAATAAGACGTATAAAAAAAGATATGGATGTTGAAAATAATAGATACCCTGCCTTTTGGAAAATTATAAGACGGGATTTTAAGGAAAAGAATATTAACTATAATCTTATCTGTCCTATGAATTATCTTTATAATCTAAAACTCGACCAATTTAGGTCAAATGAATCTACTATTCCAATCCAATATTTTTTCAAGAAATTTGAAATAGAAAAGAACAGGAAAACATGTAAAAAAGTTGAAGAAATAATAGAAATGTATATGAATAAATATTATTCTATTATTAGTTCTGAAAATGA